ACAAGTCCACTGGGGTCATGCCACACCTCAAGATGTATGACGCCTCGTCTCTTGCATATCGTCAAGGTCGCACTCGTCGTGGAAGCTACGCTGCTTACCTTGATATCTCTCATCCTGATATTATGATCTTCTTGGAGATGCGCAAGCCAACTGGTGACCAGAACATGCGTGCGTTGAATCTCCACCATGGTATTAACATTCCTGATTCCTTTATGGAAATCATCGAACGTTGTATGGTTGACCACGACGCAGATGATTCTTGGGAGTTGCGTGATCCACATAGCGGTGAAGTGCGTGAAGTAGTTTCTGCTAAAGAACTTTGGCAAAAGATTCTTGAGATGCGTATGACCACTGGCGAGCCATACCTACACTTTATCGATGAATCCAACCGTAAGCTACCACAATGGTTGAAGGACAAAGGTCTTAAGGTTCACCAGTCTAACCTTTGCTCAGAAATTATTCTACCAACTAATGAGCAGCGTACTGCTGTTTGCTGCTTGTCTTCTTTGAATCTGGAGTATTACGATGAGTGGAAAAATCAACCGATGTTTCTACGTGATGTTGCGGAAATGTTGGACAATGTTCTACAATATTTTATTGATAATGCTCCTGATGCTATTTCTCGTGCTAGGTTCTCGGCTTCTATGGAGCGTTCTATTGGTATAGGTGCTCTTGGTTGGCATGCACTGCTACAGCAAAAGAATCTTCCATGGGAATCTTCTATGGCAGTTGGCTTAAATAAAACAGTATTCAAACATATCAGAGAAAAGTTAGATGAGGCTAATAAACAACTGGGACTGGAGAGAGGTGAAGCGCCAGACGCTGTTGGTACTGGCAATAGGTTCAGCCATCTTATGGCAATTGCTCCCAATGCTAGTTCTTCCATTCTTATGGGCAATACCTCTCCTAGTATTGAACCTTATAGGGCTAACGCTTATCGCCAAGACACTCTATCGGGTTCTCACTTAAACAAGAATCGTTATTTGGACAAGGTCATTATGGCTCACCTTTCACCAGATGGTTCGCCATTGACTCCGAAGGGTGAAGATGAATACCAAGAAATTTGGCGTAGCATTATTGCGAATGATGGTTCGGTTCAGCACCTCGATTGGATGGACGACTGGACAAAAGATGTTTTCAAAACGTCTATGGAAATTGACCAGCGTTGGGTCGTGCAACATGCCGCAGACAGGCAAGTATATGTAGACCAAGCACAATCGTTGAATGTGTTCTTCCGCCCAGATAGTCACATCAAGTATATTCATGCCGTGCACTTCCAAGCATGGAAGCAAGGTTTGAAAACAATGTATTATTGTCGTTCTGATAAGATCGCTAAGGCAGACAAAGTTGCCAAGAAGATCGAACGTGAGGTTATTAAAGAAATCAACCTGCACGATTTGGCGCAGGGTAACGAATGTCTAGCATGCGAGGGATAAATGGTTAAGAAAAATAGTAAACTAACAGATCAACGAACATACTTCAAGCCCTTTAATTACCCATGGGCTTTTGAAGCATGGTTAAAACACGAACAGGCACACTGGCTTCATACCGAAGTGCCTATGATGGAAGACGTAAAGGATTGGAAAAAGAAGCTAACTGCTGAAGAAAAACAATTCCTTACTAACATCTTCCGCTTTTTCACTCAAGGCGATATCGACGTAGCTGGTGGTTATATTAAGAACTACCTACCTTACTTCCCACAGCCTGAAGTGCGTATGATGTTGAGTGGATTTGCTGCTCGTGAAGCCTTGCACATCGCTGCTTACTCACATCTGATTGAAACACTAGGTATGCCAGAGTCTACTTACACTGAGTTCCTAGAGTATCAAGAGATGCGTGATAAGCATGACTATGTTCTTGAGTTGTCTTCACGTAATGGAACAGTCCAGTCTACTGCTGAACACATTGCTGTGTTCTCTGCATTCACTGAAGGTATGCAGTTGTTCTCTTCATTTATTATGTTGTTGAACTTTCCTCGTCATGGCTTAATGAAGGGTATGGGTCAGATTGTTACTTGGTCTATCGTTGACGAGACAATGCATGCTGAGTCTATGATTCAGCTGTTCAAGACTTATGTCAAAGAGAATCCAGAGATCTGGAACGACGAGCTAAAGAGCAAGATATATACAATTGCTGAAAAGATGGTTGAACTTGAAGACAAGTTTATCGATCTTTCTTTTGCTGGCGCTGATATGCGTGATCTCAAGCAAGAAGAAGTCAAGCAATACATTCGTTATATCGCAGATCGCCGTTTGATTTCCATGGGTATGAAAGGCATCTTTAAAGTTAAAAAGAATCCACTACCATGGGTTGAAGAAATGATCAATGCACCAGTGCATGGTAACTTCTTCGAAAACCGTGTGACAGACTACGCTAAAGGCGCACTGTCTGGTAGCTGGGACGACGTATGGGGAAAGGCAGCGTAATGGCAACTAAATACTTTGAGTGTACAGAATGTGGAGCGAGAGGAAAGATCACTCTCAAAGGAGATGACCACAGCACTGAAGATTTGGTATACTGTCCAGTCTGTTCTGCTGACATCTACGAAGAGGAGGATCTCGACGATGAGGAATGACTTGGACTTATCAAAATCAGAGTGTAGAACAACTACCTGAAGACTGCGTTGGTTTTGTTTACTTAATTGTGAACAAAACCAATTGCCGTATGTATATCGGCAAAAAACTCGCCAAGTTCTCAAAGACGACCTACAAGACGGTCACCTTAAAGAATGGCACTAAAAAGAAAAAGAAGATCAAAGGTAAAGTTGAGTCAGATTGGCTCGATTACTATGGTTCTTCTATAGAACTAAATAAAGATGTAGCTTCTCTTGGCAAGGAAAACTTCAGCCGAGAGATTTTGTATTTCTGCAAGTCTAAGGCAGAGTGTTCATATATCGAAGCAAGGGAACAATTCGCAAGGAAAGTATTAGAATCAGACGATTACTACAATAATAATATTATGTGTAGGATCCACGGTTCTCATATCAAAAACAAGTTATGACTTACTTACTATTTGTAGTAGCTTTATGTTTATCGGCAGTTGCCGCATGGTACGCTATCGCAGGATTGATGGCGATCTTTGCTGCAGCTGCAATTCCTATTGCTATTATGGGTGGTTTACTAGAAGCGTCTAAACTTGTTATTGCTTCTTGGTTATACCGTAACTGGAAAGAAATCCCCAAATTAATGAGAGGGTACTTTACGTTCTCATTGGTAGTATTGATGATGTTAACATCGATGGGTATCTTTGGATTCTTAAGTAAAGCGCACTTGGACCAAGCGATCCCTAGTGGCGACGTAGCAGCAAAGTTAGCTTTGATTGACGAAAAGATTAAAACAGAAAAGGAGAACATCAATGCAAGCCGTAAAGAACTTTCTCAACTGGATGCTCAAGTTGATCAAACCATATCAAGAACCACCGAAGCCACTGGTGCAGAGCGAGCCATTGCCATCCGTAGAGGACAGCAAAAAGACCGAGCCAGAATCCTTAACGACATCGGAACAGCCCAAGCAAGAGTCGCCAAACTCAACGAAGAAAGAGCGCCAATCGCCAGCGAAGTCCGTAAAGTCGAAGCAGAAGTCGGTCCAATCAAATACATCGCAGCGCTCATCTACGAAGAAAGCGCCAGCGAAGAAGTCCTCGAAAAAGCAGTCCGAATCGTCACAATGATGATTGTTATTGTTTTCGATCCGTTAGCTGTGCTTATGCTTATCGCAGCTAACTGGTCGCTAAAACATAACAACAAACCAGACTGGACTAACTTCTTCACAAAGAAACGTGATGAGGAATTAGACTTTCCAGAACCTAAAGAAATAAAAGTTGAAGACGATATTAATATTGTCGATAAACCTGATGCTTGGGTTGCTGATGTTGGTGAAAAACCAACAGAAGAAGAAAAACTCGAGATTGAAGAAGAACCAACTCCAACCGAGTGGTCTCCAGAACTATACCAACGCAATAGACCAGAAGCAGAGTCTGAAAGAGCAAAATCTTTCTTGAGTAAAGTTAATGAGTCTATTGGTGTTAAAAGTATCGAACAAGAAGTTGAAGAAATTCAAGTTACCGATAAAGGTAAAGTTATTGAGTACGACTCAGCTGGAAGAAGAATAACTCCATAATGCAAAAATACATCTCCTAAATAAGAATAGATTGAGATGTATCATTATAATGTAGTATAAACGTTAAAGGTAAGATATGAACAAGAAGATCGCTATTACAGCGGTGCTTTTTGTTATGGCTACATCCAACGTATGGGCAACAGACCCGATCGTTACTGACTCGACTAGTAGATCTACAACAGAATCTACTTCCACAAGCACCACTACAGTAAAATCCCCTCCACCAACGGCAGTTGCACCAGCCATCACAGTTATCAATAGTGATGTTTGTGCAGTAGGCGCATCTGCTGCTGTTCAAACACAGATTCTTGGTATCTCGATGGGTGGCACCCAAGTAGATAAAAACTGCGAACGACTAAAGTTGGCTCGTGGTATCTATGATATGGGTATGAAAGTTGCTGCAGTTTCTATTATGTGCCAAGATGAACGTGTATTCACCGCAATGATGAATGCAGGCACTCCATGTCCGATCGAAGGTAAGATCGGCGAGCAAGCTAAAGCAATCTGGGAAGCTAATCCAGACAAAATCCCACAAAAAGTTAAAAGCAAGGACTAACCGTGTCTAAACTGGTTAGTCTTGTACTTGGTCTTGTGCTGAGTTGCTCAGTAGCACAGGCTCAAATAAATGTCGTACCAGTTAATGGCGGGACAGGAAACCTTGTATCCATTCCAATTCCAGGGGGTTCAGGTTTATCTGTGACTGTCGGAACTGGTTCGGCTGCACTTCCGTTACAAGACATTAGATCTAACCCATCAGCGGTGAACATCACATCAGGCGATGACGACCTACGTAATGTCCCACTTGGGTTTGACTTTCCATTCTACGGGAAGGTATTTAATAACTCTTGGGCTATGACTAATGGTTTAGTCACATTTCAAGATCCTTGGGTATCAGGTTTAGGTGGCGCATGCTGCGAGGGTGTTAACCTATCGACCACAACTGACCCAAGATACAATTACACCATTTACGGATTGCATACTGATCTGTATTCTTGGAATGGGCAAAACCAGTATTACTTACGTGAAGCTAATAGCATGACCTATGGTTGGTATAATTTAAGTCAATGCTGTAGTGCTCAGGGTGGTAATAGTTTCGAGATAAAAATAAACTCATCTGGTTTAGTCGATACACGTATTGCTGGAGCAATGATAAACTGGAACAGAGTAACCTCTGGAATGGCAGGTGACTTGTCTAAAGGTGAGTATTATCAGTATTATCATGGACAAGGTTTAAATATATCTGCTGGTAGCTCAAGTATCTTTAGCTGGCAAGCATTGGGTGGAACAGGTGGCGATTTATGTACTTCTAACCCATTGTCTTCTCCAACGTGCCCAGGATACCAAGCTGCTTACACTGCACAACAATGTACTATCAGTGCGTTGTATGATCCATCCTGCCCAGGATACGCTGCAGCATTCTTCACACAACAATGTACTATCTCTTCGTTGTATGATCCATCCTGCCCAGGATACGCTGCAGCTTACCACGATCAACAATGCTCGTTGAACCCTCTGTACTCTACAACTTGCTCAGGTTACAGAGAAGCCTATTTCTCTCAACAGTGTTCGTTGAATGGTCTGTATGACAGAACATGCCCGAACTATGCTGAAGCATATGCAAAGAAAATGGTCTTGGAACAACAAGGAACAGCTTCTATAGTAGCAACAGCTGGAGTTGTGGCTCGAACAGCGCCTGAACCTTCTGTTAGCTCAGAGGGAACTGTTTCCGCTGCTCCGTCTTCGACAGGCAACACAACAGTAGATAAAGTTATCTCTACTCCTGCGCCAGCTGCCAATACTGCTGCCGCGCCAGCTGCTCCAGTACAATTGGTAGCACCCCCACCTGCTCCACAACAGCAACAGGCTCAGCAAGAAAAGAAACCAGAGGGTGGTGAGAAGCAAGGTGGTGACAAACCAGCTGGTGGTCCAACACAAATGGCGCAAGGCGGTCAGAGTAGCGATAAGCCAGCACAACCAACTGCTCGTCAGGCTCTTGCTGAACGTAGAGCAGAAGCAGCAAGAAAAGATGCTGTTGAAAAAGGAAAGAACCTAGCCAACGATATGGGTAAGGTGGCGGATATAGAGTCACAGAAACAGATTCAGAACGTTGTAATCCAAGCAATGGGTTTCACTCCTGGATTTGACAACTACAACAAAGTTGTGGTTCCAGATGCAGTCGGATACAAACCATTCACCGTCTACAATAATCAAAGAACAGTAGACAATGCAAGATTAGGTCGTGGATTATTTGGTCCAACCGACAGATTACATAATGAAATGGTAGATTCACAATACACAAGAGGAAAATAAAATGGGAGAAGAAATCAAAGATGTCAATGCCAAGATTGACGATTTAGAAGCAGCAGCAAAGAAGTATGCAAGCAAAGATACTGTTATTAGCATCGGTGGATATGAGTTTACCCCTGCTAAGTTGATGGTAGCTTTTACTCTTGTGTCTTCTATTCTTGGTGGTTTATATGGTGCGTTTGAAGTCTACAAAGACTATCAGAGCATGAAAGAAAAGATCGCAAAGTATGTTTCGCCAGACTTGACTGAAATCTATAAGAAGCTAGAAGTGACTCAACAGAATGCTGAGAAGTCTGTTCAGTACACCCAAGATATCAAGAACGACCTGAAGCAAGACATCCGTCGTGTCGAGACTGTAGTTGAGGGTGTTGAGCGCAGCACTAAACAAGCGCAACGCGAGAATGACCAGTCTATTCAAGCAGTTCGTGGCGAAATGACTGCTGTTCGCTCAGAAGTTAGAGCAGCAACAAAAGAAGTTGACAATAGCATCAGACAACTTTCTCGTGAGACTGACAACCACCTGAAGCAAATTGAAAGATCAGTTGATACCAAGATCCAAAAGGCTCTTGACAATCCATTGGCTAAATAATTGGTCAGATGTATAAGGAGTAACGATGGCAGAAGAGGTAAAGAAAGCGCCTACACGTAGCGAACGTGAGGCAGCTATTAAAGATAAGGCTGGTTTAGTGATTGTTGTTATGGCTTTGTTATTAGCCATCAATACATACTTTTCCAATAGTTTCAGTGGTGCAGCTTTGACCAACCTAATCAAAGCATCAGACACATATGCATTCTTCCAAGCAAAGTCTATCAAGCAATCTATTGCTGAGGGGCAACTAGAAGAAGCTAAAGATCCAAAGCGTAAGGCAGAGTTGCAAGCTAAGATTGATCGTTATGAGTCTGATCCTGTGAAGAAAGAAGGTAAGAAAGAACTTCTTGCAAAGGCACGTGCTTATGAGGAAGCAAGAGACGAAGCTAAGAAGCATAGCCCATGGTTAACTTTCTCTGGTATGTTGTTCCAACTTGCAATTGTTCTGCTGTCTGCTTCTATTATTGCAGTTGATATGCGTATGTACTACGCCTCTTGGGGTGTTGGAGCACTAGGAATCTTGTTGCTAACGCAGGGAATCTGGTTATGGTTCTAAAGTAACACTTTAGGATTTATAAAACCCCACCTTGTGTGGGGTTTTGTCATTTAGGGCTTGTCTTGCATTTGACTTCGGGGTATACTAACGGAGTAGTGGATGATGAAAGGTTACTATGAATAACGTTGAAAACGAGATTATGCTCATCTGTCAAGAAGAGTGTGCTGAAGTTACCCAAGCTATCAGTAAGGTTTTTCGATTCGGTATGGATGCTACCCATAACGGTGCAACTAATCGAGATCGACTCACTGAAGAAGTTGGCGACTTGCTGTGTATGATCGAGTTGATGATTGAACGTAAGATTCTTGATGCTGAATCAGTCGGCAAAGCTGGATTGAAAAAGCGTGAGAAGCTGTTGAAGTGGTCGTCTATTGGAGCTAAATAATGATCCAGATTGAAAACCTAACCCAAGATCAAGTTGATATGCTTGACATTATGTGGTCTCTTGACACTGAAGAAGAATACTTTGAATGGTATAACCTTCTCGATGAAGCAGACCAGAAAATGGCAGACAGTCTTGTCTCTATGGTCATTCTAGAAGAAATTGATCAAGTTCTGGGTAATTGTGATGCAGCCAAGGAACTATTAAAGAAATTTGCTTTGTAAGAGGATATCGTGTATAATAAACCTATGAAACCTAAAAATCTTGTTGCCAAAGATTTAAGGACTCCCAAGTACCGCATGCGTGTGGTAGAGTCTAAGGTTCAGTACACACGTAAACTTAAACACAAAGGAAATGCGAATGGACTATCCGCACAAGCTGACTGTCAGTGAGATTCCTGTTCCTGCAGGAATGATCCGAACACTGATTGAGTCAGACATCGGTACTTACAAAACTACTAAAGAGTTTTATGCCACCCCTGAAGAATTTCTTGCTTTCTGGGAGCCATTAGTTAAACATTATGAGCAGGTGAAAAATGCAAACAGTATTCAAAACTGATAAAGAATTCGAAGACTTTAAAACTTGGACATTAGGACTTCTTCATGACCGAAACGCAAAAGATCTGCGCATTACTTTTACCAAACGGGATGGCACTGAACGGGAAATGCGCTGCACCCTCGTCCCAGAAGCCATCCCTCAAGAAAAACAACCAAAAACCCAAAGTGAAGGTAGCCAGACTGCTGGATCCGCAGTACGGGTATTTGACATCGAAAAACAAGAGTGGAGATCTTTCCGCTGGGATTCTGTAACTAAAGTGAGGTTTGACCTATGACTAAAATTCTGTTGATTATTGCCTTTGCAGTTCTTATTTTTATTCTTATGCCCTATGCAGCAATCTGGGCAGTGAATACTCTTTTCTCTCTGACTATCCCCTTTACATTTGACACTTGGTGTGCTGCTGTAATTCTTAGCGGTGTAGTTAGTGGCAACAACTTTATCTCTTTTAAGAAATAATGTTAAACTATCCTGCCTACCATAATGGCAGTTTCTGTAAAATCCAAGATCTACAGGTGTCAATCCTAGATCTTGGATTTATTCATTCAGATGCCACTTATGATGTAATCTCTGTTAGGGGTGGTGAGTTTGTTGATCTAAACTCACACCTAAATCGTTTTGCCAAAAGCTGTTACGGTTGGAGAATCCAACTAAAGTACTCCAACAGTGACATCGAATCAGTCCTTCGCGAGTTGCTTGAACAAAGTGGTATGAAGGATTGTTTGGTTTGGATTTGTGCCACTCGTGGCATTCCCAAGTCTGGTAATCCTCGTGATCTTCTTTCTTGCGAACCAAACTTTTACGCATACATCAAGCCATACTTTGGTTTCAATGCAGCTAACACCGCTACAGTCTGTCTAGCAAGGCAGCGTAGAAATGATGTTATTGATCAGCGTATGAAGAACTTTGCGTGGAATGACTTGACCATTGCGCAGTGGGAAGCGATTGATCGTGGGTATGATACTGCCTTACTCGTAGATCGTCATTATAATATCACCGAAGGTCCAGGATTCAACGTTGGGTTTATTAGTAAAGATGATTTCATTTATGCTCCAAGATCTAACTGCTTGCGCGGCACAACTATGGAGCGTGTTAGAAAGTTGTGTGACTCTGCAGGTAAACAATTCTTTTATACCGATATTTCAGAACATACCGTAAGAGTTGATATTGCTGCTATGTTCTTGACTTCAACTGCTGGTGATGTTATTCGAGTTACTAAATTCGAAGATATGGTATTTGAAGAAAATGAGACGTTATCGTGGTTATTGAACAACATTTAAAAGAAACTTTTATTAAGACTTATACGGCAGATGAAAATACTCATCTGCTGTTTTTACTTCCAGGGCAGAGTTTATCTCCCAGAGTATTCTGGGATTATCCTACTGAAGAAGGTAGCCATGCTCAATGGTTTCTTTCTCAGGGTATTGATGTGATATTATTCGACCCAGTTGGTTATGGTAATAGTAAATCATTCTATCCTTATGATAGATTAGGTTATGCTAAACAAATATCAGAAGCTGTTAATAGTATAACAAAAGAATATTCGGTTAAAACTATATTCGGTTTTTCTACTACAACTGCGCCAGCATTAATCGCTTCTCAAGAATACTTTAATAAAGTTATTATTCATAGCCCAGTAATTAGAAAAGACCCAAAATACTTTGTTCCGCATGGTGAAGTATTTGATGTTAGTATTGATAAACTATTACAAGAACGTATTAATAAAATTAGTGACAAACTAATTCCAAAACCAAATAGGGTAGAGGGATGGAGAGAAAAGATTAAAAGCGTTCTGGGTAAAGAAGAATGGTCGGTTCCTGCCAAAGTCGTTTATGATGTTGGTAACTTTTATCCTAAACGCAGAATACTTGGATTTGACCCAGATAAAGTACCACCAATTATGTGTATGTATGGGCAATATGATTTTGAAGTTTCTTGTGGTGGTTTAGAATCATTTAAAGAATACTTTAAAGATTTCAAAGAGGTTATTATTCCCAATTCCACACATTTTTCTATGTGGGAAAACGAGTATAAAGTAACCCTACAAGCTGTAAGGGATTACGTTAAGGGGACTTGACATTTTCCTCGTTTTGGTGTATAATAGATACTGAAATGGAGGTTCTAACCTATGGCTACTGCTAAGAAACGTGCTAAGGCACACGCTGCTCTCAACCGTACTGTTGATGAGCCGATGCTGGATCAAGACAGCTATAACGTATCCATCACCAACGCACTGGTGTGGTACTCAAACAACGTAGACGAAAAGCGACGCAAGAAATATGCGTTGGAATACTTTGCGAAACTAGGCAACAAAGCTGCTGTTCTCGCAATCAATCGTGCCAACGATTATGACGTTCGCCAACTTGGCACTCTTTGCCGACTGGTCTCGAATGGCAACACACTCAGCGATGACCACATGCGTGCAATCGACAATATGCTTGCAGTGATTGTTGCCAAGCAGAAAATCCCCGCAGAAAAACTTGAGAAGTTGAACGAACAGAAGGTCGTTCCTATCACTGCTGCTCCTTCCATCCAAGAGCGTATGGACGAAAAGGCGCACGATCTGGCTGGTGAGATTGATGCAGCTATTGATGACTTTGTTATGAACAAGAATGCAGACTTTTCTGCTAAGAACTATCTGCTGGCGAAAGAAGTCTCTGCTCCTATCGCCAAGCGTATAGGCGAATTCTATGTCAAGCTGTATAATGAACTTGCTGGCGCAATCAACGCCGAAGACGAACAACTGGTTGAGGGTTATAGCAACTTCACCAAGCGTGAGCTAAAAGCCTTCCACAAGTTTGTCGGGCAGATCATCGAAGACTGCGAACAGATGGTTCAGACCGCTAAGGCTACTCGTGCTCCTCGTAAGCGCAAGCCTGTACCCTTGTCCAAGCAAGTGGCTAAGATGAAGTATATGAAAGAGTTTGCAGAACTCAAGCTAAAGTCTTGCAAGCCAGAAGATATCATTGGTGCTACCGAACTGTGGGTGTACAATACAAAGTACCGCAAGGTTCAGGTGTATAAGGCAGAAGGATCTCTTGCTGTCAAAGGCACTAGCGTTCTTGGGTTCGATATTAAAGAATCCAAGTCTATGACTCTCCGCAAGCCAGAAGAATTCTTCAAAGGACTCTCGATGGGTAAGCGTGCACTGAATGCTGCACTTAAGAAGTTGACTACGAAACCTACCACTCCGAATGGTCGTATCAACGAAGAATGTATTTTGCTGGGAGCTTTCTAATGATTTTGGTTGATTATTCTCAGGTAGCCTTGTCTGCCATCCTTACCTTCCAACGTGAATTGAAGGGTACTGAAAGTGAAGTGAAGAATCTTATTCGTCACGTGACTCTTTCCACACTCAAGTCGTACAAGAAAAAGTATGGCAAAGATTATGGAGAGATGGTCATTGCTTGCGATGGTCGTAAGTACTGGCGCAAGGATGTATTTGAACACTACAAAGCCAGTCGCAAAAAGATGCGTGATGCATCAGACCTAGATTGGAAGCTGATCTTTGACACGCTATCAGAAATGCGTGATGATATTGCTAAGCACTTTCCGTATAAAGTTATTCATCTGGAACGTGCCGAAGCCGACGATGTCATTGCTGTGCTGACTGAGTGGTGCCAGAGCAATGCGCTTGTTCAAGAAGGTCTGATGGAAGAGCCACAGCAGGTTCTTATCTTGTCGTCTGACAAAGACTTCAAGCAGCTGCAGTTGGCTCCGTTTTCCACTGGCAATGTTCGCCAGTGGTCTCCGATGCAGAAGAAATACATCACTGCGTCCAAGAAAGAGATTCTTGATTTTACGGTAGAGCATATTGTCAAGGGTGACACTGGTGACGGTATCCCTAACATTCTGTCTGCTGATGATGTATTCGTTAAGGGCGACCGACAGAAACCTGTTTCGGCTAAACGACTCCAAGAATTTATGGAGCAGGGTAAAGCTGCTTGCCGTAACGACGATGAGCGCCGTAACTGGGATCGTAATGCAAGACTGGTTGCGTTTGATAATATCCCTGAAGATGTTAAGAAGGATATCGTTGAGTGTTACCTAAATACTAAACCCACAGGTGACAAGATGGCGATTATGAATTACTTGATCGAACATCGTTGCCGTTTACTCCTAGATGAGATTGAGGAATTTTGATGAGAAAATATGTAACACAGGTGTTTGAGGATATCAACGCAAACCCTAAGTCGATTGAACAGTATGTAAAAGACCCACTGTATAATGTGCTGATCAAAACCATCTGCGAATACGCTTTTGATCCAGCTAAGAAATGGATTCTGCCAGAAGGAGAGCCTCCATTCAAAGCTGCTGCTGAGCCACTGGGTATGACCCCAACTAATCTATATGGTGAACTGCGCAGACTTTATGTCTTCACTCGTGCGGATCTCAAGCCAGTGAAACGTGAGCAACTATTCATCTCGTTGTTAGAAGGTGTACATCCAGATGAAGCTAAGTTGTTGTGTGCTATTAAAGACCAAACCTTACACAAGCTGTATCCAAAGGTAACTCGCAAGTTGGTCACTGACGCTGGTATTCTCCCACCTGTTGAGAAGAAAGCCAAAGAAAGTGCAACATCTTGAAGACGAAGACAGAGATTTCCTACATTTCCTTCTAAATCTAGAACCAGATGAGTTTCAGATGATGTTGGCGGCTATGACCGACGAAGATGCGATGCGTGTTTTGGTTATGATCCAACAAGCCAAAGATGAAATCTTTGATCAGTGGATAGAGGAAAATGGTACACCAGACGCAGATGAGATTTTAGGAAGGATTAGATGAATCCGTATATAACTAAGTTAAACTTATCTCTGCCAGAGACTGAGCGCCTTATTCGAAATGGTTTTGTAGATACTAACAAACATTTCGAAGAGGTATTCCCACATTGGAAGAAGATGCAGATTGCTGCATTCAAAGATATCAACGTTGATGGATTCGAAAGAGATGATGAAGAAGTAGAATGGGTTCGTTCTATCTATAAAACGTATGGTGAAATGTATGAAGGTCGTCGTTATATCGAGACTCAATACAATGTTAAAGAGCCATTAAAAACTAAGATAATAGAATCTTTACCTGAAGTGTTTAAGAACATAAAAGTATCGTTCCGTGCACAAAAATTTACTGATGGTGACTATATGTTACCACACAGAGACCACGATAGAACCAGTGGTCTTTATTTCGTTATGTCGCCTCCAGATTTTAAAACAAGATGGTATAATCTAGTTGGCGACTTCGAAGAACGTAGACTAAAATATGCTCCACCAGAAAATTTAGTTCTGGCACACAGTGAGATTTTACAACGTGGCTCTTGGTATCTGTTCAACAATTATGCTCACCACTCTGTACATAAGGTAACTAATATACCGAAACCTACTAGAAAAACATTCGTTATCCAACTCGATGGGTTGAGTTATCAAGAATCATATAACATATTTAAAGATTATGAAGCAAAAGTGGATTGATGCATTTATGGACACAGCGAAGAGATTCGCTCAACTGTCCAGCGCTGTTAGATTAAAAGTTGGTGCTGTTGTCGTCAAAGATAATCGCATTATAAGTATTGGTTACAATGGCACTCCCGCTGGTTGGGACAACACCTGCGAAGAAAAGTTTTATTGTGAAGACGGTGATTGGTCTGAACAACTGTTGCCGAAAGATGCAAACCAGTGGATGCGGTACAAACTCAAAACAAAACCTGAGGTAATCCATGCTGAAGCTAATGCGATCTCTAAGCTGGCAAGATCGAGTGAATCTGGTCTTGGCGCTGATATTTTTATTACTCACGCTCCTTGTGTTGATTGTGCCAAACTAATTTACGGCGCAGGTATAAATAAAGTGTATTATCGCGAGTCCTATCGTAATGACGATGGATTGAATTTCTTAACTAAATGTGACATTGACGTAGAAAAAGTATGATTAAGCATGAGTGGTGGGCTACACCAGTTTGGGAAGTTGATACTGGGTTTGATGGTAAATTCAATGCATCTCTAATAAAAGAGATCAATCTCATCCAATCATCTCCTGGAAATGAATTCAACGTCTGGGAGTACGACACACCTTGCGTTAGTGCCCTGCGCCAAAAAACAATAGACCTCGTCAACGAGGTCGCTGCCCCAGAGATTCCTTCTTACATTAAGAAGAAACTTACTATCACACGAGGGTGGGTAAACTTTCATAAGACTGGAGAATCTCTGGCGACACATGGCCATGGTAACACTACCATTGCTTGTTCTTATTATGTGAAAGTTCCTAGCAACAGCGGGGACTTATTGATGTATGACCCACGTGGTGGTGTCAATTGGGGATGGGAAATTGAAGGGGGGATCGTCGGCATTAAACACATTCGTGTGAAGCCGAAGGAAGGTTCTCTTGTTATCTTCCCAGGATTTTTGTTACATTCTGTCGAGACTAACAGATCTGCTATGCCGAGAATTAGTCTTGCGTCAAACTTTATTCTATTATGAAAAAATTATTCCTTAGTATTCTATTGATGTGTTCTAGTGTCTTTGCTGCCGAGACTGTAAGAATCTACAGTCCATATAGTCCTACACATTCTGGCACTCCAGCAATGTTTAGGATCATCGACGAAGCCAACAAGGCTCAGAACATCTATAAGTTCGTTCTTGAATTCAAACCTGGCGGTAATCAAATCATTGCTGTTAAGGCACTAGATGAAAACAGCTTGGCTATTATCGCTCCAGCTTTCGTCGAGAACGTTGCCAGTGGTAAACTTGAAGAAAGTGACTATATTCCTATCCACGCATTAGGTGATGCTTGCTGGGCTGTTATCACAAATGGATCTATCAAAGGAATTAAAGAGGTAACAGTTGGTGGTGTAGGTTTTGGTAACGCTGCACACCTGACTTCCCTCGCTCTTGGCGAGAAGTTTGGCTTCGACGTAAGATACATCGTGTTTAAGTCTAACAACGACGCACTGGTCAATATGGCTGGTAACAATGGCGTTATTATGGTTATTGATCGCTATGAAGCGTATGAGTCTATGAAGACTAAGAATCCTAACTTACAGGCATTCGCTGCATCTTGCCCATCTAGACTACCACAAGCACCCAACGTCAAGACTCTAAAAGAAATTGGTATTGATGCACCATTCGTTTTTAACATTACAGTAGCCCACAAGTCTATGAACCCAACTAGAATGAAGGCTATCTCTATGATCCTGAACGATGCGCAGAATAACATTGGTTCAGAAGAAATCTTTAAACTTTCTGGAATGAAAGTGCCAGCAGAGTCTCCTGTAGAGTTCTACAAGAAGTCTACAGACACAGTCAAGCGACTACAGAAAAAGTATCGTGCTCAGATCGAGCAGTCCAAGTAAGAATAAATAAGTGTATGGCGTACTCAAATAAAGTCATCGATCACTACGAAAACCCACGTAATGTGGGTTCTTTTTCCAAAGACGAGGAAGGCGTAGGCACAGGTATGGTCGGCGCACCAGCTTGCGGTGACGTAATGAAACTTCAAATCAAGGTTGATGAAAATGGTATTATTAGAGACGCTCGTTTCAAGACATATGGATGCGGTTCAGCAATCGCCAGTTCGTCGCTGGTCACTGAGATGGTTAAAGGAATGCATGTGGATGCTGCTAGTCAGATTCGCAATAGCCAGATCGCTGAAGAACTAGCACTTCCACCAGTTAAGATTCACTGTTCAATTCTAGCAGAGGATGCTATCAAAGCAGCTGTAAATGATTACCATAACCGACACAGCAAAACAGAAAATAAAGAAGTTGCTTGAGAAACGTGGTAAAGGTGCAGGTATCCGCTTGGGTGTTAAAACTACAGGATGCAGCGGACTGGCTTACACGTTAGAGTATGTTGATGAATATGTCCCAGAAGTTGGAGTTACAAACTTTGCGCAATCCGACTTTGTAGTTCTTTGTGACGCTAAATCTCTAGCGTACATGGATGGTATGACAGTTGATTGGATCCGTGAAGGACTAAACGAAGGTTTTAAATTTAGCAACCCAAATGAACGTGACCGTTGTGGTTGCGGAGAAAGTTTCCGAGTATGATTACAGTAACAGAAAACGCCACAAACAAAATCGAAGAACTTCTTGCGGAGAACCAAGAGCCGTATCTGCGCATATCAGTCAATGGTGGTGGTTGCAGTGGATTCCAGTATGCGTTTGCGTTCGATGACACTGTAGCAGAAGATGATTTTACTTTCGGTAAAGTAATCGTTGATGCTATGAGTATGCAATACTTAAACGAAGCTGTTGTAGATTATAAAGAAGATATTATGGGAGATCAATTCACTGTGCATAACCCTAATGCACAAACAACCTGTGGATGCGGTAGTTCTTTCTCAGTTTAATAATTCCTCTAAGGCATTTATTTCTTTATTTCTATTTCTCCAGCTTTCCTGCTCCACTTAGATTTTGAAATAATTTTTGACACTGGAATGTGGTGGAAAGACTCGTAAGTTTTTTCTGTGTATTGCTCCCAACATTGAGCGTCTTTCCAGCAACCACCATTATTACTATCCCTGTTTCTAGAACATATACCTTGTGTACAAGAATTTAAAGTTTTAATAAACTTTCCATTAAAATCTACTACGTTAGATTGAGAACGAGAGTCATTATCTTTAGACCACTCTTTTCTAAATTTAGTTACGAAGTGTAGTTCATTATCTACTCTGCTATACTCATCAAAGAAGGTGTTCCAGAATTGTTCAACACCTTCTATAGACTTAAAGTGTCCAACTCGCATTCTAAGTGCCCAAGAACCATCGTCGAGTATTAGTTTCTCCTGTGTGATTGTTATTCGTTTGTTGTAGATATGTTGTTCACATTTTATCTCAACTTCTTTTCTAAATTCTTTAAATTTTTCGCTTAGGTCTTCTGGGAATGTGGATAACTCGTCGAAGAATCTATCTTCTCTGCGATTAATTGTTATATTTTCGAATAAGTACATTACTTCCTCTTGATAGATGATACTGCGATATGGTGCAAAGAAACATTTTGTTTAACGAAAGATTCTTGGTTCTGCCATAAGTTTTCGCAAGAGTTTTCTGGATCGCATTCGCCAAAAACCATACAAATCTTTCTGGCACAAGAATTAAGACATCTGATGAAATTACCCTGCGAATCTAAGATGTTATACTCAAAAATAATTCCATTCTCTATGATCCAACGTGTTCTTGCGAGATTGGCTTCTTCTCTTTCTTCTTCTTTCCAGATTCTTTGCTTGTTCACACTATCCCAGTCCCAACGCAACCCTTCAGATACAAATTCTTTAATATACCTCTCAACAGAATGTTGATTTTTGAAGAAAGACTTTTGTATAATTCTTCTATAAGTTCCGTCTTGAAGCTGGTCACGTTTAATGTTCGTTCTTAGATGACTTTTGTAGATATCTTTTGCAAATCTACTATTGAATCTTTCAGCGTATTCACTATAAAATTCTGCATGCAATGCATAGATATCAGTATCTTCGAAGAACTTGTCTTCTTTCGTATTAACATTAACGATTTCTAAAATGTACATATGTTTTCTTAGTTATCACTGTATATGTATTTATGTATAAAAAATTTTGAAAAAACTTGACTTTTTCCTCACTTTGAGGCATAATTCGTTATAAATAGATTACTGTCACAGAAAATAACCCCACATGGTGTAGGGTTGTTGACTTGACGAAACCCGAAAGATGGTGTAGAATTCAACTATGAAATCGCTCTTGTGTCAATCCAGAATGCATAAACAGCTACCAGTAGCTGGCTGGAATAGCACACGCCCATCATTTTATGCCATTGAGGATAGTGGGGGTTTTGGCAAGTAAGACTTAGAATACCATAAGGTTACTTACCAAAACCCTCGAAGATGAAAATCTCGAGGGTTTTTTGTTTTAGGGTGTTGACTTCTTATCGCTGATGCAGTAAGATACAACACTCGCTGACTGAGATGTTAGCAAAAGAAGTTAGCAGAAAGTTGTTGACTCCTAAAGTAAGTTGATGTATAATTCATTGCCTTACTTGTTCTTTAAAAATTTGCGTACCATTTTTAATGAGTCACTAGCGAAGGTTCGCTGGTAGCTAGTGACTCTTTTGTTCCCGAGTAGTGTAGTGGTAACACAACAGACTTTGACTCTGCTATTATAGGTTCGATTCCTATCTCGGGTGCCAAACAAAAGCACATTATGTAACCTGAAGTGCGGTCACAGGACATCGAAAGGTGTGGTAGCCGTGATAGTGTGCCTTTGTTTGGTAACAATGTTCAAAGGAGAACGACATGAAACGTGCAAAACGTTAGTGTCGCTCAAGACTCCCGTATGGTCTTGGGTTGGCACGTAAAATCAATTTAATACGACAACCCACTCGTGGCGTAATGGTAACGTACATGACTCTTAATCATCGAGTTCTGAGTTCGAATCTCAGCGAGTGGACCATATGGGGGTATAACTTAACGGCTAAAGTAGCTGGCTTTTAACCAGTTAATCAGAGTTCGATTCTCTGTGCCCCTACCATATAAAAACACATTCTAAAACATAACGATTTAGGATCATCAAGGGATACTTTCAGCACATCCCCGAGTGTGTTTCTATATGGTTTATGGAGTTGTTAGTTTAGTGGTAAAACCACGGGTTGTGATTCCGTTATCACGAGTTCGATTCTCGTACGACTCCCCAAATTATGCCGAAGTAGCTCATCAGGTAGAGCAGCAGACTGAAAATCTGTGTGTGGTTGGTTCGAGTCCAATCTTCGGTACCAAAATTATACCCATGTAGCTCAATGGTAGAGCAATCGGCTGATAACCGATAGACTTTAGGTTCGATTCCTATCGTGGGTACCAAATTGTATCTCGCTGGTGTAATGACCCAGCACGATGGTTCTGAGAACTGTATTTTTATAAATAAAAGTAAATAAACCATCGGAGATAAAAATGAAATGTATGTTTTGTTCTAAAGAATTTAATTCTAATAATTCTTTAATGAACCACCAACATCGTTGTTCGAAAAACCCAAATCCGAAAGGAAATAAGTTTACGAAAGAAACTGCTAAAACTGCTTCTTCTGGTAAAAATTTTACCGCTATCGCAAAACTTGCTAGTTCTAGAAAATTAAATGATGCAGATGTGTTTGTTGAAAATTCAAGTTATGCTCGACATAACTTGAAAGCTAGAATTATAAAACAAAATTTACTAACATATAAATGCGTGTGTTGTGGTAATAAAGGTGAGCATAATGGCAAACCTTTAGTGTTGCAGTTAGATCATATCAATGGAATCAACAATGACCATAGATTAGAGAATCTAAGATTCTTATGTCCTAATTGCCATACTCAACAAGAAACATACGCAGCAAAAAACATAAAGAAAAATATCTCAGTAGCTCAACTGGCAGAGTAGGGGTCTCCAAAACCCAAGGTTGGCGGTTCGACTCCGTCCTGGGATGCCAAATATGGTGATGTAGCATAATGGTAGTGCGCCTCCTTCATACGGAGCCAAGTGGTAGTTCGACTCTACTCATCACCACCAAGTTATTAGGATGCTTTCAGCAATGAACAAACTTTACTGGAAATAAAGCAAAAGCGCATCCTGTTGAATATGTCGCATTAGACTTCTGGTGAGGTCATCAGGCTTTCAACCTGAGCAGAGGGGATCGTAACCCCTATGCGACTCCAAGTTAATCTCGGATTGGGATAATAGGAAGTCCACCTCGTTTGGGGCGAGGAAGGTGCAGGTTCGAAGCCTGTGTCCGAGACCAAGATTATGGGTCACTAGCTCAATTGGGAGAGCAACGCCCTTGCAAGGCGAAGGTTATGGGTTCAAGTCCCATGTGTATCCACCAGTTTATACCGTAGAGTCCACCTGATGGTGATAACCGACTGTCTATCGGAATGCGGCGGGTTTGATTCCCGTCTACGGTGCCAATGCCTCGCCTTGACTTATGGCGTATAATAGGAAAAGTAGTAAGTCATCTTAATGAAATGTATTGCGTGACGCCACAGTCGTAAATGCTGCAGCATGAGAAGACAAAAAAGCCTAAGCATGCAGATGGGCTCGCATGGCGCAGTATATTTCATTAAGATGGAGATGTGATGTAATGGTAGCATAGCACAGCAAAAAACTTATTCTGTCTGTAGAATAATTCCTGCAACACTAAAGCTATCCCTCTGTGAAAGGGCTTGTCTGCGGTTCGAATCCCAGCGTCTCCACCAAGAATTTTGCCTCTGTAGTTCAACGGATTAGAATACGGTGCTACGAACGCTGAGACGGGAGTTCGATTCTCTCCAGAGGTACCAGTTTTAGGATACTTACAGCAATTCTAACATAATCGTTAGGTAGTTGGTTCGATTCCAACATTATCCGCATGGATAATTAGCTCATCAGGTAGAGCAGACGCAAAGAAAGTATCCTGTTGTTTATAGAAGCATGTCCGAGTGGTTTAAGGAACTAGTCTAGAAAACTAGCGAGTCAGCAATGGCTCCGTGAGTTCGAATCTCACTGCTTCTGCCAATTTATGGAAAGTAATGCAGCTGCGTTGGTGCGGCGACCAGCCTTGAAAACTGGGTTCTCAGAAATGGGATGGGGTTCGACTCCTCTGCTTTCCGCCAGATTATGCCGAATGCGACGTAAGGTACGTCAATCAAAGTTATTCTGTTTTAGAATAGTTACAGCATCAATAAAAACTAGTTGGTTCGATTCCAACATTCGGCGCCAAGTTTTAGGTTAGTTACAGCAAACACAACGCATGGCGATGGTCGCCAATTTGACTTCTAATCAAACCGTGTGGGTTCAATTCCCACTGCAAACAAACTAGCCTGTTGTATTTTTAAAGGAGAAACATATGCCAAGCGTATTCTTAACAAGTGATACACACTTTGGTCACGCTGGTGTGTGTAAGTTTTTGCGTGATGATGGTTCCAAGTTGAGACCATGGGATAATCCAGATGATATGGATGAAGAAATGGTAAAGCGTTGGAACGAAACTGTAAAGCCAAATGACAAGGTTTACCACTTAGGTGACGTTGTCATTAACCGCAAGTCATTAAACATCTTGCACAGGTTAAATGGCGATAAGGTTTTGATCAAGGGTAACCACGATATCTTTAGGTTAGAGGATTATACTCAACACTTTAGAGATATTCGTAGTTACCATGTGATGAACGGTGTGTTGTTAAGTCACATACCAGTTCATCCGCAGCAATTGTATCGTTTTGGTTGTAACATCCATGGACACTTGCACAGCAACCGTGTTATGGTTACTGACAGGTATGGTGTTACGACAGTTGACCCACAGTACTACTCTGTATGCGTCGAGCAAACAGACTTCAGACCCATCTTGTTTGAGGACGTCTTGAAGAAAATTCAAGAGCAGGGTGGTACTGTGGGATTCAAGAACGGTAACAGGTAATAGAGGGTGGGCAGGACGGTAATGCAGCAGATTGCTAATCTGTCGTTGTAGTGATACGGCGAGTGGGTTCGACTCCCACACCCTCTGCCAATTGTGTGTCGACACTGATCTCGGTGCTTCCGTTCTCCCGAGTTAGAATAGATTTAAGATACAACCCATAGGGGGTCGAGGTCTTACTTCAAGACGGAGCCATGCTCCTGTAGTTTAACGGTAAAACTCCGAGCTTATACCTCGGCTATGCCTCCAGATTAGGGGATGATACAGGTTCGAATCCTGTCGGGAGTACCAGAATTTTTTTGCGGATGTGATGGAATTGGTATACGTGCTTGACTCAAAATCAAGATTCTGTGGGTTCGAGTCCCACCATCCGCACCAGTTTATGTAGGTGGAGCCAGTTGGACGGGCACTGGATTGCAAACCCATGGAAGCAGGTTCGATTCCTGTCACCTACTCCAGATAGTTGTTGACTTCTGACCGAAGTTGATGTATAATAATGTTTCTGCGGTTGTGATGGAATTGGTATACGTATCGGACTTAAAATCCGAGTTTTGTGGGTTCGAGTCCCACCAACCGCACCAAGTTTTGTCGCTGTGGTCTAATGGATAAGGCAACACTCTTCTAAAGTGTCCGATGGGGGTTCGAATCCCTCCAGCGACGCCAAGATACTTGTTGACTTACAAGTATGTTTAGTGTATAATTAGGTTCTGTTCTGAAATCCTCTCTAAGTCGTTACGTCAAGTCGGACGCCTGAGGTCTTAGATAGTGGTTGGCAGTCATCCACAAACTGCCATCTTTGCTCGGTTCGTCTATCGGTTTAGGACACTAGCCTTTCACGTTAGTAAGATGGGTTCGATTCCCATACCGAGTACCATTTGATGATGTTATTATGGAAGATTCCTGTGATCGCAGGATAGTGACTCTCTGAGTGGTTGTGTCTCCTAGGAAAGCACAATCAGGAGTTGAATTGAAAGCGAATGCCCTTTGGACGCATTGGGAATAAGCTGAAGCGTTAAAATCAAACTCTAGTACGGTTAAGGCTAGACTATAACGTAGTAACATCAATAAATGGTAGAAAGTTTATACGCATGACACTTCGGTGTAGATGTTGAGAAAGCACAGCGTCGAAAACTGTGTGAGTTGGGGCTAATTACCTTAGTAGCAAACAAGTAACGACTATCACTACGTATCGCAACCGAAACGTACATGAGGAGAATGTGACCCATGAAAGCGAGGGTCTACTGAGGTTGTCAGTCGTATAAATTTTTGGGTGTGTTGTAGATAAGGCGTGTTCTGCAGCGGACTGTAAATCCGTTCCCTCGTGGTAAACATTGGCGGTTCGACTCCGTCCACACCCACCACTTATTAGCAAGAATTCTTGCAAGAAGAAAGCGCAGCGCCTGAGCCTCAACGGGATAAGCTGTTAAGCGGGGTATGAGTCCCAAGAAGAGGCACGAATTTTGGTTTCAAAGTGTTCATGGACGCACGCATGCCTGTCACGCATGAAGAAGGGGATCGTTACCCCTTGGAACCGCCAGTTTTTAGGATTCTTTCAGCAATATATAATTTCACTGTTAATGAAAAGAAAGCGAATCCTGTTGTTTTATGCATCCTTAGCTCAGCGGTAGAGCAACGCCCTTACAAGGCGAAGGTCGTAGGTTCAATCCCTACAGGATGTACCAAATTATTGCGGCGTGGAGAAATGGCATCTCACCAGTCTCATAAGCTGGAGATAGTAGGTTCGATTCCTACCGTTCGCAACCAAGTTTTAGGATATTTGCAGCAACCAAAAATGCATTCAACTTGTAATTGAAAAAAGCAAAAAGATATCCTGTTGTTTTTGCCCTACTCGTATAATGGTATTACGTCGGTCTTGTAATCCGAATACGGCAGTTCGATTCTGTCGTGGGGCACCAAGATTTTCTCCGTATGGCGTAACCTGGTAGCGTCCATGCTTTGGGAGCATGTGGTGGGGGTTCAAATCCCTCTACGGAGACCATAGATAAGTAGTATTATGCGGATGTGATGCAATTGGTAGACATGCTTGTCTTAGAAACAAGATCCTGTAGGTTCGAGTCCTATCATCCGCACCAGTTTTATTCCGAAGTAGCACAGCGGTAGTGCAGTTGACTGTTAATCAATTGGTCGTAGGTTCGATCCCTGCCTTCGGAGCCATATTTTAGAGGAAGCCATGAAAGGTAATAGCAAACATCAGCGAGTTGTTAAAAAGACTAGCCAGAATGGCAGTAAGTCTAGTACAATCAACAAATGTAAAAAGTCCAAGAAACGTTATAGAGGACAAGGACGATGACTATGAGTGATGGTGGTAAAGGGTCTGCGCCAAGACCATTTAGCATTGCCCATGAAGAGTATTCTAAAAGATGGGATGCTATCTTTCAACGTGATCTAGTTGAAGAAAAGAAAGAAGAAGAAAAGAAAGACGAAAATAAATCGGGGGATTAGTCTAATTGGGAAAACACTAGCCTTGCACGCTTGAGTCAACGGTTCGAATCCGTTATCCTCCACCATTATTATGCGGGTATAGCTCAGTTGGTAGAGCACTTCCTTGCCAAGGAAGATGTCGAGAGTTCGAGTCTCTTTGCCCGCTCCAACAATGCTCCAATGGCACAGCTGGTAGCGCAACTGATTAGTAATCAGTAGGTCGGCGGTTCGAATCCGTCTTGGAGCACCAATTATATGCGGGTAAGCCTAAGGTGGGACACCAGCCTTCCAAGCTGCGTTGAGTGGAGTTCGACTCTCCCTATCCGCTCCATGTTTTTATCAACCAAAGAAAGCGAAGGTGTGCTATGAAGCGTATTGACATCGACGAAGTAAAGGCTTTCATCGAGGCTCAATCTCCAGAAACAAAAATCTATATCGGGGCAGATTCTGAACGATTCCCGATTGGTAATGAATGGTACGCAGATTACACACTTGCAATTGTTGTTCACATTGATGGTAAACACGGTTGTAAGATTTTCGGAGAAGTGCAACGTGAACGTGACTGGGATCAAAAGAAGAACCGTCCACGTATGCGTCTAATGAACGAAGTATACAAGATTGCTGAACTGTATCAAAAGCTACACGAAGTGCTTGAAGATAGACAAGTTGAAATCCACTTGGACATCAACCCTAACGAAAAGTACGGATCTAGCTGCGTTATCCAAGAAGCAACTGGATACATTCGTGGTATGTGCAACGTAGTGCCACTGGTTAAGCCACAAGCATTCGCTGCATCTTACTGCGCTGACCGTTTGAAACACATTATGAGCCACCAAAAGGCTGCATAAATACGATTATGCTTCTATGGCAGAGTGGCTTATGCGACCGTCTCTAAAACGGATTGAGGTGGGTTCAAATCCCGCTAGAAGCACCAACTATTTTATGAAAGGATATGCTATGGAGAAACTCTCAGCATAGATTCGACCACCGTAACGATTCTCTTTGCTTAAACTATTCATTTATTTTAACAAGGAGAATCAAAATGTGTATCGAATTAAAAATCAAAGCAAAACATCTAGCCCTCGAGCCTAAAATTATCAAGCATGAGGAGCGAAAACTAAAGGGACAAATTAAGTACACCAACGGTACTGACATCAGTCTGATCTGGAAACTAAACAGCCTGACTAGTCACCGTAAGTGGAATGTGCGAAATGAAGCCCGAGCCACTGAACTAGCAAGAGCATATCTCGCTGGTAAACCATACAGTTACGTGGAGAAGACACGAAAGAATGAAGTAATGTTCCAACTTTACATCGTTCCTCGTATCGTGTCCATGGTGACCAAATACGGTAAAGGTGAGCAGAGAAAGATCGATGCTGCAGTCATTAAAGAGTGGTCAAAACTTTAAAAATAATTTGACTAAATAGAGTACCTGACCTCGAGTTGGGACTCCACCGTAAGGTGTTCGAGCAGCGCCAGTCGCTGCTCTCTTTTTATAAAATAGTTGTTGACTTGCAACTATATTTGTTGTAGAATAATGTCTTAGTTGGGATGAGTACAGCAGTCTAAACAACTACTGAACTGGGTGGTGAGAAAACCATCCTAGGGGACATACCTGAAGTAATAGTGATACCAGAGAACTGGATATGTTGGTCGCTAAGAATGGCGACTCGTTTACAGTGGGGATACGCCGAAAGGAGCACTGTGGTTCGCAAACCGAGTTAATACTAACCCGATCATCCCGTTGACTTGCAATTATATTTAATGTATAATTGCTCTCTTGTTAGGATAGGTTCAGCAAACAATTTATTTGGTGGCGCAAGCTACCACTTAGAACTGAAAGAACTGTGATATTCACTGGAGCCTGTATGGGCTTTGAAGGTGGTTATCGTGTGACGGTTCTCTCAAGGTGAGTTTCGATTTCTCACTGGAAACAAAAAGAAGGAAACTATCCTGTTGTTTTGATTTAGGCTTTTGTTGCCTGTTATTTGTAAAGGAGTGTCCATGAACACTTTCGTTTCTGCCGTTCAAAATCAATCTGCACGCACTACTAACGGCATGCGTGCTCGTAAGTCTACTGCATCTGCATGCGTAGATCTTTTCTTCAAAATCGGTGCTTCACGTGGTAAGGACATCACTAAGGACTTTGTTGCTGCTTATGTAGAAAACAAGGACATCGCATTGCGTATCGCCCAATGGGTTCGTGATGCTCGTGGTGGTGCTGGTGAACGTGAACTGTTCCGTCAAATTCTTGCTTACTTGGATAAGCATGACCCTGATGCAGCTGCAAAGCTGTTGATGAAGGTTCCAGAGATCGGTCGTTGGGACGACATCTTTGTTGTGAAGAACGACAAGTTGAAGTACCAAGCATTCTCTATGCTGGGCGATGCCCTGCGTGCAAAGAATGGTCTGGCTGCTAAGTGGACTCCACGTAAGGGTGAGTTGGCTGTTGAGATTCGTAATTTCTTCGGCATGTCTCCTAAGTTTTACCGTAAGTCTCTTGTTGAATTGACTAAGGTCGTTGAACAAGATATGTGCGCTAAGAACTGGGATGCAATCAACTTCTCTCACGTTCCTTCTGTGGCTCATGCTCGTTACAAGAAGGCATTCTTCCGTAACACTCAAGAGTACGCTAAGTACGTTGCAGAGTTGGTCAAGGATCCTAAGGATCGCACTGTTCAAGTGAAGATCAACGCTGGTGCTGTGTACCCTTACGATGTGTTGAAGGGTGTTATCGGTGCTTACAACAAGAACTACAACTCTACTGAGTTGGGTGCTCTGCAAGCACAATGGGATGCTCTGGAAAACTTCATCGGCGATGCTAACGTATTGCCTCTTGTAGACGTTTCTGGCTCCATGACTTGCAAGGCTGGTGGTTATGGCTCTAAGAGCGAAACTACTTGCTTGGATGTTGCAGTTTCTCTTGGTTTGTACTGTGCAGACAAGAACACTGGAAAGTTCAAGGATACCTTCCTGACTTTCTCTGGTTCTCCAGAACTGTTGCACCTAAAGGGTAACATCGTTCAGAAGGTTCAACAAATGGTATCTTCTAACTGGGGTATGAACACTGACTTGGTTCGTGCGATGGATAAAATCCTGAAGACTGCTAAGGCTGGTGGTGTTCCTCAAGAAGAAATGCCAGAAGTTCTGTTGATCATGTCTGACATGCAGTTTGATGCTTGCGCTCGTTTCGATGACTCAGCAATGAAGATGATCGAACGCAAGTTCAACGAAGCTGGTTACGATCTGCCAAAGATCGTATTCTGGAACCTGAATGCGCACGACAACGTGCCAGTCAAGTACGACACTCGTGGCGTTGCCCTTGTGTCTGGTTTCTCGCCAGCTATCATGGTTGGTGTTCTTGGTGGAGACACTGAGAACTTCACTCCAGAGGCAATCATGATGAAGACTGTCATGAACGAACGCTACAACCTAGTCTAACTAGGACGGGACGCATTGACTGGTGTGCGTAATCACCAGTCACTATAATTCAGTGCACTTTTGTCTTTGTTCGGGGTTTAGGTTCCACGTTAGACATGCCAGAACGAGAATAGTCCTGCAGGGTAATGCTCGTGGTAACATGTTAATACCTACAGGTGAAATTGACAGCCACTTGGGAGTGTACTGAATTATGGTATAAATACATTTATGAAAACATATAGTGTACAAAAATTTGACGACATCATTGACCCAGACCTGCAGTGGCGTGTCTGGGATTACATCCAAAATCAAACTTTCCATGCCACAAGGAAAGATGTCCCTTATCCAAAACCTGGATCAGTAATCTACTACAAACCCATCGACAATAAAAAAGAGTATCTTGACGATACTATTCCGTCGGTAAACAATCAATATATGCACCGATGCGTATTTGGTATGCGTGGTGAAGGTCATCCAGTTATCCTAGAGCTATGGGATAGCATCAACAAACACTTTGGCAATAAATTCACTATAGATGGCGACGCTGAGGGTATGGCTGACCCAAATCTGAAATACAGATATTCAATGTGCTATGTGAATGCACAACCAGAAGAAACTATCAAACGTTCTCATGGTATCCACAGAGATACTATTGATCTGGATAAAGAAACTCACTACACGCTACTTTACATCGCCAATCCTACTTGGTATCCTACTTGGATGGGCGAGAATATCTTTTATTCAGACGATGAAACTACTGGCGACAGGCAGCAATTCCAAAAAGGTTATGGACAGTCTAGAGGTTTCACTGTAGGTGAACCTTTTGAGATTATCTCTCCAAAACCTGGAAGAGTTATTATGTATGATGGTAGAACGCTACACACTACCAGACCTGTTGCGCCATGGGCTCCACACATGCGCTATGCAGTAGTTTTCAGAATTAGAAAACGTGGAATCAAGTGATGTGATGAATTTTTATTGTCTAGAATCTTTTCCTGAACTACCAGCACATTATATCGAAGAAGGTCTGTCTGTGGACTATGCTCTGTATAATAGCGGTGCACATACAGATATAAGATCCAAAACAAGTTTCGAAAATTCTAGTTTCTTTGCTGCACTAAAAGAAAATCTAGGTAGCGTTACTTGTATGTGGGCTAAGTATAGACCAATGTCTATCCTAGACTGGCACACTGATCCAGGAAGAAAGTGTTCTATCAATATCCCAATCAAAGCACATCCTTCTGCTAAAACTTACTATCGAAAACGTTACGCTGGTGCGATGTACGATGTCGAAGAAGTTAAATACATAATGCTTAAACCAACCATTATGGATGTGACAAAACCACACTGCGTGTTTAATGTGTGCAATGAAGAAAGAATTACATTAAGCATTTCGTTTATCAACGCATCATTCTCTCAAACAGTAGAGTTTCTAAGGAATTATGAATCTAGCGGATGTTATCGATAAAAGACTCGCTAATAGTTTATGTCTGATTCTCGTAGAAAACGATGGTAGTTCTAAAAAATACACCTACAAAGAATTAGATGAGATGTCCTCTTGGTTCGCAAGAGGACTAGTCGCACGTGGAATCAAACAAAGTGAGTGCATAGCTATTCTGTCAGACAATAGCTTTGAATACATCGTCGCATACTATGGTGCTCTGAAAGCTGGTGTTGTTGCTGTGCTCATTAATAACAAGATGGCGCAGAATGAAATTGAATATGTTCTTTCTGACAGTGGAGCAAAACTGTTATTCAGTGACGACAGTAGAACATTCGACATCCCAACTGTTCAACTTAATTCACTCGACGGTTTCTTTGATCGTGGAGAGTTTACTGCTGTTTCTGTAGAAGATGACCATCAAGCAATAATTCTATACACTAGTGGTTCTACAGGACTACCAAAGGGTGTTGTTTATACTCACAGTAATCATATGTGGGTTGTTAATAAACACGCAAGCGAGGGAGCAGAAGCTGAGCGTTTTAAAAAAGTTAAGACGCTTATTGTAACCCCAATATATCATCTAAATGGATTGGCTGGTGTAGAGATACAACTCAAGAAGGGTAACGTTCTCGTCATGTTGCGTAAGTTTAATTCTTCTGTTGCGATAAAAGCAATCGAGGAACATAAGGTAAATGTTATCGCAACGATCACTACTACGATGGCATTAATTGCTAACGATCCATCTATCGTTAACGCACAACTACATACAGTTAATTCTATTCGTATTGGTAGTTCTATTACTACAGAAGCTACGATCAATAAGATAAAAAAGCATTTCCCAAGAGCAACAATCCTTATCACTTATGGATCGACTGAGACTGGTCCAGGTATGTTTGCTGGTCATCCACAAAAGAAAAGACCACCACCAACCAGTGTTGGTTATCCGATTCCTGGAATCGAATATAGAATCGTTGACGGTATCCTACAAGTTAAAACACCATCGATGATGGTTGAATATAAAAACAAGAAAGAGCTTTTCGATAGCAGATTCACTGAAGATGGATTCTACATAACTGGTGATCTGTTTGAAGTAGATTCAGATGGATTCTATTACTGTAAAGGTAGAGCAGACGAGATGTTCAAGTCTGGTGGTAACATAGTGTATCCATCAGAGATCGAAAACCTACTCGAAGGGCATCCAAAGATAACAATGGCTGCTGTTATTGCAGTAGAGGATGAACTAAAACAATTCTTACCAGTTGCATTTGTAGTGGCAGATGGATTATCTGAACAAGATGTCAAAGACTATATACTATCTAAGACCGCTGCATATAAGCATCCAAGAAAGGTTATCTTTCTAGAAACGATGCCAACGATCGGTAGCGGTAAAGTTGATAAAGTGAAACTCAAACAACATTATAAGGAACATTATGTTTGAACAGCTACATTCCTTAATTGGACAGACTGTTGTCATTACTGGTGCGAATGGAGCCATCGCCAGAGCAGCAGCAAAACGACTTCGTGGTCTAGGTGCCACTGTAGTCGGAATCGCAAGAACCGATACCAAAGAAATCCGAGACTTCTACGCATCTGAAAGCGTTGAGGGTATTTTGTATTTCGCAGATGTGACCGACACTGCTGCTATTAGAACTATCGCCAAAGAAATTAACCAGTGTGATATTCTTATTAATAATGCTGGGTGGACTAAAATTGTACCACACCATGACTTGGATGGTTTGAGTGATGATGACTTAGACAAGATGCTCGGCGTCAATCTAAAGTCTGTTTATACTACGACCAGAGAGTTTCTACCTCTACTGCGTCAAAGCAACTATGGTACGATCATCAACATCTCCTCCGCTTCTGCCAATGGTGCAGGATACGGTAGTAATGTTATGTACTCGGCAACCAAGTCTGCTATTAACTCCCTGACCAAAGATTGGGCTAGAGCACTAGCACCAAAAGTTCGTGTAATCTCTATTTCACCACCTCTGGTTATGGACTCTGATTTTTCTGGTTGGAGTAGAGAAGATAAAATCAAACGTGGTATGAAGTTGCCTCTAAAAAGAGGATCTAACACAGAAGATATCGCTAACGCTATTGAAGCATATCTAACCAAGATTCGTTTTGCAACTGGTGTTGATGTTATTGTCGATGGTGGGAGAAACTTACAATGATTACCCGTAAACAAAAGACTGTTCTTACCTGTGCAGTCACTGGTGGTGTTACTACTAAAGAAAACACTCCGTATCTTCCTTGCACTCCTCAGCAGATCGCTACAGCCTCGTTAGAAGCAGCCGAAGCTGGCGCTGCTGTAGTTCATATTCACGTTAGAGAAGATGATGGTAGACCTAGCATAAGCCTAGACAAATATAGGGAAACTGTAGATCTTATTCGAAAAGAAAACGACAAACTAATCATTAACCTGACGACTGGTCCAGGTGCTAAGTTCATTCCTGAAAACAGTAGACTAATGACTGGACGTCCAGAATCTACTATGCTGCCAGCTGGTCGTCGTGTATCACACATTCTTCAGATCAAACCTGACATCTGCTCTATCGACTTCAACACTATGAACGAGAGTGACCAAAAGCGCATTCGTATGAATATGCCATATGTAGTCAAGGAGATGCTTAAGCTGGTGCAGTCTGTGGGAACTAAACCAGAACTAGAGATTTTTGGTTCTGGTGACTTTTATCTTGCTCGTGAGATGGAACGAGAAGGAATATTCACTACTGGCAAGCCACTGTGGCAGTTTGCTACTGGAGTCAAGTACGGTATTATGCCAACTCCAGAAGCTATTCATTACTACCATAGTATGCTTCCAGATGATGCGCTGTGGTCTGCGTTCGGTATCGGTAAAGAAGAGATGCCTATGGTCGCTACTACTTGGTTGTATGGTGGACACGTTCGTGTTGGTATCGAAGACAACGTATATCTTGAGAAAGGTGTGCTCGCAGAAACTAATGCACAGTTGGTCCAGAAAGCAGTCAGAATCGTAAAAGATCTCGGTGGAGAGATTGCTACATATGAAGAGGCGAGACAAATTTATGACTTGCCGCAAAGATAAATGGAGTGATAATGGAACAAAAGAAAATTACCTATCTAGAGCACAACGATGAAGTTGTAGACGAGGTGCATAACCTTTGGCATACACCAGTTGTAACTGCCAAACCTTTCGACAATAAATTTCTTGATAAGTTATGCGAAGACGTTAAGTATCTACTAAAACCTGGAGCACCAGGAACGCTAAACCAAACTAACCTCTGGGATCTGCCAGACCTACCAGAAACTATGCTTGCAGTCAGAGACAAGATGGTAGAGCTAACAGAAAAATACTATCGACCTCTGACAGAGATGCCACTGCCACCACTGTATGGTAGCAAAGGTTACTTCCGTGAGATCAAACAGAACTCTGTTTATCGTATCTCACCACACAAACACGCTCAAACACTAGGTGTTGGTATCATCTATATTGATGTACCAAAACGTAATGCTGGTAATCTGATGATGATCGATCCACGTGGCGGTGTGCTATGGCACAATCAATTCACTCCATTCAAGCGAGTCGCTGTCGAGCGTGGGCTTATGGTTATCCATCCAGGATACATTACACACTTCGTTGAGCCAACAGACTACAACAACGCACGATTCGACTATCGTCTTGCTATCATTTCCAATATTCACTGGAAACATTCTGACTTTATTAAAGAGTTGGAAAAGAACGAAGAGTCTGTTTACAAAATGGGAAGTATCGAGGTATAATGTTTTTCGATCAATACCCTGAATTCGTACAACACGATGTGAGAACTCACAGGGGAACGCTCAAAGTAACTGCTGAGTCTCTGACCAATCGTTGTCAAGCACTACTACCATCGTGGTTAGTTAAAGACAAAACTATTTTAGATCTAGGTCACTGCTTGGGCGCATTCGGACACTGGGCACTAGCCAACGGTGCTGCACACTACACTGGTGTAGACATTCAGAATGACTTTTGCATCAAATCTGCAGAGCTTCTGTCCAACTATTGGGATCAAGATAAATTCAGTATCATTAATGCTGAGACTCTAGAGTTTCTACAGTCTTGCAAGAAATACGATATTGTTATTGCGTCAGGTATCATACACTGTTACATTAACCCAATCACATTCATTGAACTGCTGGCTAACGTAACCAATGAAACTGTAGTTGTCGAGAATCAAGAAGCAGAAGAAAAAGATGGACCATGCATACAGTTCAAGCTGATGAATATGGTCTCCAACGAGATCGGTAAACCATACGCTGGTTGGTCTTCTGCGGTTGGTTACGAAGCGTTAAAAGTCATTATGGCAGAGAATGGCTTTGAGGTTTATGGTTCTAGAATCTATCCACAGAGAATAGAAAACAGTCACGATGCGTATAACGACATATGCGAGAACAAAGGTGTTTCCTTGCACAACTCACCGAATCGTTATATGGTTCGTTACAAGAGGACTAAACGACCACCAAAGAGTTCGCTGAAGTATTCAGTATTGAATGGCGTCAAAACTCAGAATCCATCTTATCTGAACATCAATAACCTAAAGATTGTAAAGACAGAGAAATGGAAGTTCGATGAGAGTGTGGCTAAACGATTCCAACAAGAAGCTGATTCCAACATCCCAGACTATGAAAGAGTTATAGATCTTTGTATAGAGATCGCAAATAGGTTTAATAAGGAAGCGACCATCGTTGATGTTGGTTCTGCTCTAGGATATACTGTAGATAAATTTCTACAGCGAGGATACACTAATGTGTATGGAGTTGAATCAAGTCAGGCTATGATAGATAACTCGCTGAACAAAGAAAGAATCATACTCAGCGAGAAATTTCCTAATATTCAATCTGATTTAGTCCTAGCTAACTGGACTTTACATTTTGTAGAAGAACGAAAACAATACATTCAAGATGTTTATGATAATCTAAATCGTGATGGTGTTTTTATCTTGACAGACAAAACTCCACAGTCAGAAACTGTTAAAAATCTATACTACGATTTTAAGAGATCCAAGGGAGTATCAGATGAATATATCTACGAGAAAGAAAAGAAACTGCAGGGGTATATGAATCTGCTACCTGTTCAATGGTATCTAGATACACTACGAGAAGTAGGGTTTAGTGATATCCAGATTATCAATAGTAAATTTGGATTTGTTACATTTTATTGTGAGAAGAACTATGTCTGAATATTCAGAAATTAAAGACAATCATCGTGACCGAGTATATGTAATCGAAAGTCCAGATGAACTAGATGTTCATATGAAGTCAAAGCGTAAATGGGTCAGTAATTATTTTCTGATTGATAAGCCACGTATCGTACACTTTGCTGAAGCTACTGGTGATACTCAATGGATCCATACAGCAGATAATGAGGAAATAAAGAAACGTCTGAATCTAGTTTCTCATGGCTTTGGTGAAGATCCATTCGATAGAACTATTGCGCATGGATATTATAGTTTAGCTATGTTCGGCAGTCTGCTTGGCAAGGCTGTCAATATGAAATTTGTTAAATTAGTTATCAATTATGGATTAGACTATGTGCGATTTACTACCCCAGTTCCAGTAGATTCTAAGGTGCGTGGTCTGTTCTCTATTAAAAAATGGGAATGGATCGTAGATAAAAACGATCCACAAAAGAAACATGGTGTTAAAATCTGGTGGGATCAGGTTTTACAAGTTCAAGGTAAAAAGAAACCCGCCTGTTATGCTACATCTATTATTTTATATTACTTCGACAAAAACTATGCTCCACAAGAATCATCTGAATGAGGCACAAGAATACTCCAGACTAGGTAATAGTAAATGGTTTTACTTTATCCATATGTGGTGGGCGATTAAGTTCTCTGCAACGCTACTATTATGGTCTGTGCTTATGTTTATCCATGCCATCTTTCCTCAATTAGTAGGTTTTACTGTTTTAGAGAAAATGGTAGCTTTTCTTAAATATATGAAAGAGCAACATCCAGATGACCCCATCCTCAAAGACCTCGACCTATGATATTATTCGGGTTGGTCTACCAATAACCAGAGATACAGTAACCGCAGAGTTTCTGGAAATAGTAGATGAATTAGAACGCAACGAAGATTGGGTTGCTTTAACTCTGTGTGACTATGATACTACTGGTACTAAAGTAAGATTCGACCAACATAATGCACCAGCTGGTTATGAAATCTTGCTACAACGTGGATTCGTATTCAAAGAAAAAGAGTTAACACGAGTAAATAAAATTATTGGCACTTTTGGTTATCTATGGCATGGGCGTGACCCTATGCAAACTACATTTAAGTTGTTACAAACTCTTAAGAATGTGCATGCTACAGAGCAATTCAAAAAGGTAGTAACATTCACTCCAGGTAGTCCATACTATGACGACGCAATAACTAAAATACTTTGCTCTGCTTTTAATGATATACGTGTAGTAGATACTGCTTCATCTGCTCAAATTGCTGCTGATTCTATTGGCGGTGACTGCGTCATTCGTGCATACTACGATGATTTTGTTCTTGGTAAGAATCCAACTATAGACAAGTCTAAGATTGCAATATTCTCCTGCTTACAATTTGGTTACAATGTAGATATGCACAAGGTTATTCTCGATCTACAACCTAAAGAAATAATTGCAGTCAGCATTAAACTTGACAAGGTAGAAAAGAAAGTGTATACTTCTAATGAAGTTCTAAACGATATCGATAGGTTATTCAAGTCTGACCAGACTTATATCTTTGGTTTTGTGTGGTAAGGAGAAATCAATGGATCAACAAGCAAAAGAAAAGCACAGCAAACGCATCCATCAAAAAGAAACCCATGTAAAAAAGCAAGCAAAGATTGCTAAACAACTAGGTATCCAAGAAAAAGAGCCGCATCGCTTTGCAAAGCATAGCCCAGCAAACTGTGGTAACCCAAAATGTTTTATGTGCGGTAATCCGCGTAAGACATCCAATGAATTAACCATCCAAGAACAAAAGTTCTATCAAGACCCAGATACTATTAGAGATAAACGCAGTAACGGAATAGTACCTGACGAAATCCAAGTATACCTAGATGTGAGAAATGGCACGCAATGAAATTAGCAACACTAACACAATATGCAAAACATAAAGATGGTACATATGTATCGATGGATCTGACTGATGAATGCAGAGATCTATTAGATCATTTCGTTGAAATGAATCTTGGTCTAACTGAGCGAGTAGATAAATCCACTTATCATATCACTATCATCTATTCTCGTACTCCTGTTCCATCAGCAGAACTATATTCTCGCACTGAGAGTACTGGTCATGCTCTTGTTACTGGTTATGATGTATTCCCAACTAAAAACGATGGTAAGTGTTTAGTTATGCGATTAGACTTTCCATTTGCAGTTATGTTAAACAAACAACTAACTGCAGAAGGAGCAACCAGTGATTATGATTCTTACAAACCACATATGACTATTGCATATGATATGAAGCAAGAAGTTGATCCCGCTACTCTACCAGTACCACAATTCCCACTACACTTCACACCTGTTAAAGTAGCACCACTCGATCCAGAGTTTGTGCCTAAAAACAAGTAATTGTCTTGCAAGATTCTTTAGTGTATAATATAGCTAAAGGAGTTTGAAATGAAATGTTGTGATAATAACTGCAGACAAGGTCGCGACTGTCCCCATCGCACATCCATCCTGGACAATCCAAAGTTCGTAATGGTATGTGCGATTGTCATTGCGCCATTCATTGCTTTGTGGATGTTGGTTCGCCATCCTATTGTTTGTTATAAAGTTTTTAAGAACAAAGATGTATTATGAACAGATTATTTGTTATGGTTGGTGTTCCTGGTTCTGGTAAGTCCACTTGGATTAAAAACCAAAAGTGGGCGCTGGGTATGCCTGTAGTTAGTACCGATGCTTTTGTAGAAGATTATGCTAGGGCGCAGGGTAAAACTTACTCTGAAGTATTCCAAGAGTATATGCCGACTGCTGTAGAAAAGATGGCTGAACAGGTTGTGTTCTACAGAAAAAACAAAGTTGATATTATCTGGGATCAGACTAGCACTACCATTGCCACTCGTGCTAAAAAGATTCGTATGTTGCCAGAATACTACAAGATCGCAGTAGTAATGAAGACTCCACCAACAGCTGAGTTGCAACAGCGTCTCGCTAGTCGTCCAGGAAAAGTTATTCCATGGGAAGTTGTATCAAATATGGCTCAACAATTAGAAGCTGAGCCACCAACAGAAGATGAGGGATTCGATGAAATCTGGTATGGACAATGAAGTTTGTTTAGTTTGTGGTAAACCTGCTGATTGGGTTCGTTCAACCCAGTTTGCTGGTAACCATCCGTATTGCGAACACCACGCAAAAAAGGAAGATGATTTTGGTGAAGATGATTCATATTCTTATTGGATCAAACTAGAAGACAAGGAGAAGTGATATGTTAGTTGCAGTAATGCTAATTGTACTAGCCGCACTAGTTGGTTTATTTTTATGGACACTCACTGAGTGTAATCCAGATGACGAACAAGATTGATACCATTTACTTACACAGAGATGATCTGCAGACTATTCTACAATTCTTGGATACATTTCCAGATCGTGATGTTGTAGAAGTTACTAGCGATACATCCAGTGGTATTGGTGCGCTGATTAAGGCTAGTGTTATTGGTGCTACGGTCAATGGACATGTCGTCACTGTAACAAAAGATATTGTAGACGAGAGCAGCTGGTAATGTTTCAGCAGGAAACAGATTTTAAAACCCATGACTACATCATTGGTGGAAAGATGGTTGTTGGTCGTGCTTCAATGGATCAGTCATATGCTGTACAGATGACGTCAGATCAAACATTCCGAGATGAAGTAAAGAAGAAGTTGATTATGGATATGGCTCAGTTCATCCTGGAGAACAATCTTGTGGAGTTTACTCAGTATGATGACCCAATATCGTTTACAAAGCATATTGCAGTCCGAGCCTATCTTGCACCAAACGACCAAGTAAAGATTCTACGATTAGCCAATAAGATTGTATGAAGACGTTCGTTATCGCTGGAACCCACGAACAAGGTATGCGTTGGGTTAAGCAGAACATAACAGCCCATGCAACTACCCATGGTAGCTGGAGATCGCTTAGTGACTATATCATTGTTCAGAGTGTTATTAACCTAAAGGGTTATAGCAATCCACATGGAGTCTTCGTTGGTACATGGCGTGAGCGTAAGGACATTAGTGAAATCTTACACAACATACATTATCAATCTTCGCCATCTAACCTAAAAATAATAGAGTTGTTGAAGGAATTGGGATGAAGTATTACACAATTGCATTTCCAGGTGAGTGCGGACAGCATGTTCAGGAGACTTGGTCTACAGAACAAATCCTGCAGAGCGCATGGTATCGTAACTGGGTTCTCAAGGTAATCCAAGCAGATCGTGCATACCTATTAGAAGATCCACAGGCTGCAATTGATGATTGGGTTGTAGTTCACTGGGCAGTAGAGACAGATCAGTGGGGAAATAAGAATGTTCAATCTAGTCAAGAAACCTGAGGTATCTGAAGCCACTCGTCTCGAGCAGATGCAACTAGAAGAGCTAATGCTCTATCTGATTCGATACGGTAAACCTCGTGTGTCATACCATGACGGTGGCTGGTACTGTAAGGTCGAGATGAATACAAACACAAAAGGAACGCAATTCGACGTAGCATCGGACTTTGATCAACCGACTCCCTTACATGCTGCTCGTATGTGTCATGAGCGTATTATTGGAGCTATGAAAGCGTTAGGTGTATGAAAGTAACTGAAGATCAATTTAGATACGAATGGTTCTCTGGAACTGGTGGCGGTGGACAACACCGTAATAAGCACCAGAACTGCTGCCGTTGTATCCATGAGCCCACTGGAATCGTAGCCACTGGACAGACCAGTCGTAGTCGAGATGAGAACAAACAGAATGCTTACATCAACTGTCTATCGAGAGTGAAGGCGCATTTCCACAAGGATAAAGAACGATTCTTGGCTGGTACAGAACGTATCCGTACTTACCATGAGCCAGACAATCGAGTAACAGACCATGCCTCTGGACTCCAAGATACCTATACTAACGTAATCGTCAAGGGTAATATGGAACAGATGATCGAGGCAAGAGCAAAGGTAACAAGATGACCAACGAAGAAATGATTAAATTCCTACAGGATCGAATCGAGCACCTAGATGCTATGCTCGAGAAATCTATGGAGATGAATCGTAAGCTAATGGAAAAACTTGGAGATCGTCCAATCACTCCGTTACCTTATCCACTACCAACTACACAACCAGTGTGGCCAACCATTAATCCACCAATCGCAATCAAAGACCACTGTCACAAGTGCGGTCTAAAGATGGAAGGTGTGATGGGTTACGTTTGTACACAACCACAGTGTCCAACTGGACTAGGAGGAGCATGGTGTGGAAACCAAAGCTAATTTACCCCAGTGGATCGACGAGATCGATGAAGGTGGCTACCGAGAAGTTAGCTTAAAGACTCCAGAGTTTTTAGAGCTACAGGCTAAGTATCAGGCACTGTACAACAAGACAGAGTGGGACAATTGGAAACCAATAAGGGATATACGATGAATTTAGAATCACATGCGTTAATAGAATTTCGTGCAGCTGGCTGGCTGGACGAGAACGGTAAGTTCAAAGATGAAATGCAGGAACTAATCTGCAAGCAACTGTTGGAACTACTACATCTCTTTGGTTCACATGGTCACAGTGGTTCGACTGCACCCTATGCACTACGTCTGTTCGATCGTCTTGCAAAGTTTGAGCCAATCGTCCCGCTAACTGGTGAAGACTGGGAGTGGGTTGATCATGGGTACACTAAACAAAACAAGCGTTGTTCATCTGTTTTTAAAGATCCAGACGGTAGCGTGTACGATATCGATGGTCGAGTTTTTTGGGAGTGGCAAGAATTTCAAGGTGAAGCTGTCAAGTCTTACTACACCAACAGTGAGTCTCGTGTACCTGTAACCTTTCCTTATACTAAACCTGAGAAACCAGAATACGTGTATCGATACTCAGATGCTGATCCACCTGCACCACCACAAACTGAAGCGGGACTGCTATGAAAACTATTATTGCAGGTGGTCGTGATTACCACAACTATGATACCTTACTAGAAGCGATTAAAGAAGCTGGTTGGGATATTACTAGTGTAGTTTCTGGTGGTGCTACTGGTGTAGATGCGCTAGGAGAGCGATACTCTGAAGAGATGAACTTACCCTTACAGATTTATCGTGCAGACTGGGAGACGCATGGTCGTGCAGCTGGTCCAATCCGTAATCGTAAGATGGCAGAGAATGCTAGTGCACTTATCGCAGTCTGGGACGGTGCTTCACGTGGTACAAAGAATATGATTGAAACAGCCCAAAAACGTGGGCTACTTGTTTACGTAAAAAGAATATGATAGACTATCATACAGCACTCCAAGAGATGCATAAGGGAAATGTAGTCCAGTATATTGGTACAGTAAATGGTCCAGTCTGGAATAGAGGAAATAAATTCTGTATGCAACGTGGTGTAATTTTTGTCTATAATCCACAGCGTATAGACTACAAAACCTGTGGACACATGGTCTATGATCCAGATTTTCGATATGAACTAACTGGAGAAACCGTAGAACCCAGAGGCTGGCCAGAGCATCCAAAACGAGAAGTAAAGGGTTATAGTAGAATAGGACTAGGTAACGTATGATAGATTTAAACAAACTTGCAGCCCAGTCTCTGGTCTATGTGGATACTGGTCTAGCAGACGGAAAAGAACTAATCTTTAGTAAGGAAAAGTTCGCCGAGTTGATTGTTCGGGAATGTGCCACTCTTGTATGGAACGATAAAGACCAAAAGCGTATCTTAGAACATTTCGGAGTTGAAGAATGAACGAACGAATTCGAGAACTTGCTGAACAGGCTGGTTATACACCACTACCAGGATTTGATTTTGCCAACGATTTACAAGAAGTATTTTTGAAAAAGTTCGCCGAGTTGATTGTTCGGGAATGTGCCAATGTTGCGGCAGACCACGATGCGTTGGACATTTACGAGGAAATCAGAGAACATTTCGGAGTTGAAGAATGATTCGTTTTCACCCCAGAGATATTGGAATGTGGCGTGGAGTATTTAACTTTCCACCAAAGATGCTACCACTCCCAGACTATAAGGAATTCGACTCTCCACAAGAATTCCTGGAATTTCTACTTGAACATAAGGTAAAGGTCGACGACCCCGATAATAAACTAATGTTCGTAAAAAGAACAGCCAATACAGATTATGATTGTATTACTCTATATGAGTGTATTCAATGGTCCAGTATAGGAAGAATCGAAGTATCCTCGGAATATATTATTGAACGTCTGAACAGAATGGTTACTGCTATGCCAGTGGAAGATAAGAAGCAACTAATAAAAGACCTATTAGGAGTACAACATTGAAGACTATCAATAGTCCCTCTGGTCCATACATTACAGTAAAGGAACAAGAGAATACGTTCTCGATACAACTCCATCGCTCGGGTAATGTGTCTGTAGTATTAGATAAGAAGGTAATTCCAGAGCTAATAGAGGAATTGAATCGTTATTTAGTTAGTGGTCGAGCAATGGTTATGGGTAAGGACAAGGAATGATCCACTACTACATCCTGTCTGCCGCACTAGAGATCGCAGGTTGCTACTACTGGTCCCGAGGTAACTATCTGATCTCTTTCTTATCACTAATAGGATTTGCGTGGACTCTGAGTCTACAACCGTATGAACCAGCCAGAGCCTATGTGATCTATGGAGGAATCTATATTCTATGTAGTACAGTATTTGCTGCCCTAACAGGTGTAGTGCTAGAGGTTAGAGACTGGATAGGGATAGGGATGATGTTATTGGGCGTAGCGGTGCTTATTTAGGTGTGGTGGAGGAGCTCGGCTAAATAAGGGAATCTGGTGGTATTTTAGTGTAAAATGGCGTACAAAGAAAAAGAGTGTCCTAAGTGTGGCACCAAGCATAACAAACGTGGTCAATACTGTTCCCGCAGCTGTGGCAATGGTCGTGTATGGTCGCCAGAGATGCGTGAAGTCTTCCGTCAAAAGCAGAGTGAGTTCATTAATAGCGATGATGATGTAGCCGAAGAAGCACGATGGCGTATCAATAACTACGACGAAGAAGAGCCACCAACCCCTGTCCGAGATATGTCCACCATCGAGTCCAATCAGTTTGTCCAAGATGGCGACCTGTGGACTAAGTGCGATTAGTGCGATCCTATGTGCGAGACTATGTGCGCATCGTGTGTAAACCTGCATCCGATCCGTGTGCGTCGAGCCTAAATCGCTGTGTTCGTCAAGTGTGCAATATTGCAAAAAAGACTTGACTACTGCTTGACTTTAGGGCATAATAACGGAGTAATGGATGATAAAGGTTAGAGTAACAGACGAGTTCCATACCGTATGGGTATTCGAATCCGAGTCGACCGATGAGGTAATGGCTGTAGTGGATGACTGGTTAAGGTCCAAGGAAATTACGCCAATCTATGAAATTGTCATCGAAATTGATCCAGTAAACTAAAGTAATACAAAATCCATTAAATCGAATACCAAAGTATTACAGGGGTTTCCCTCTAAGAAGAAAGTATTCGATTTTTACATTTGAGTAACACTTTCGTTTTCCATCTCAGAAAGTAGTACTTTTCACTCCGAGTAAGTACTTACTTCGCAGTCTATCTTCCGATTGTTTCTCTCAATCGGTATCAATAACCCCATTGGAAATAAGTTATTGTCGCCGTTGCAAAAATGGAGTAGGATAGTGGGTAGGGCGGGAGGGAATGACTTTCATTTTGCTTCCTGCAAAAACCAAACAGGTACTCTCGCCGTCCATCCCAGGTGTCGCCTTTCGAATCGATGCAACAATTATACCCCAGTGGAGACGGACGACAACAACTTTTTGGATGACCCCACGGATTGGTAGGGAATGCAAAAAGTTGTTGACTCATTTGCAATTTGCGGTATAATTTAGTCATAGTTTGAAAGGAGATCGAAATGAAAGTTCAAGTTGACGGTGGAATGGTCGGTGTTGGTGATTTTGTTTGCTTCAAGAGCGACTATGAGCAATGCGGTAAAGTGGTGGCGATGAAGCCTTCACAGTGGGGTCAGGGTTACGATCTGGTGCTGGAAAATCCTAATGGCTTTGGTGGTGATTACCTGCGTTACGCTACCCGCACGGTGGAGCGAGCAGCTGACTGCTGGGTAGAATAACCCCACTGAGTTGAGGGTCAATAAAAAGTTGTTGACTCAGTTGCAACTTTGAGCAATAATTCGTTATCGTTTGAAAGGAAACAAAATGCTGATTACCCGTAAATTCCTCCGCTCTATCAATTTCCGTGTTATGACCGATTTTGACCGTCAAGGATTCGCTGGCGCTAATAGCCCAGTTGCGCTGCTCGGCGAAAACGACAAATACTTGGTGGTGGTTGACGGAAATTATTGTGAGGTTTATGAAGCCGAGCCGACGGGTGACGGCACTTTTGAGCCGATTGAAACCTGCGAAAACGTTTGCGAATTGCCCTACTAACCGTAGGGTTTTTCTAGAAAGTTGTTGACGGATCTGCAAATTGCGGTAGAATTCTTCTATCGTTTGAAAGGAAACAAAAATGCTGATGAAAAGTGACCGTGTCTCGAGCCAATTCCTGGTTGCCCTGAGTTATCTCGAGAAAGCCGAAGCAGCCTTGCACGCCGTCCGTGAACTTGAGTTGGCTGAGCACGATTCGGTTAGCGAGGAATTTTCAAAGCTAACGGATTTTATAGAGGATCTGCACTACGGCGTTTGCGCCCCGATGCAGATGGAGGAAGAAGAAACCCTCGAGAAAATTCAAAAAATGGAGGATGAGTTGTTCCAGCTGCGTGCGTCCCTGCGATAACCATGCTGGCGCTGGGGGCTTGACGGATTTGCAAGATTGCTGTAGAATTTGTCTTACTGAATCGGAGAACACTATGAAACTGCTGAGCACTGCGAATCCCAAAGTCTTGAAGGGTCAATCCCAGGGTTACAATACCTTCATTCTCCACCTGTCTCCCGCCAATGTATCTGGTTATGAGACTTGCCCCAAGCGCACTGCTGGCTGCACTGCTGCCTGTCTGAACACTGCTGGTCACGGTGGTATGTTCAAGAAGGGTGAGACGACCAACATCGTCCAAGAGGCACGTAAGACTCGCACTCGCCTCTTCTTCGAGAATCGTGCTGCATTCTTCGAGCAGCTGGTGCGTGAGATTAAGAATGCAATCAAACTGTCTGCCAAGCAAGGGATGACTCCAGTCTTCCGTCTGAATGGCACTAGCGACTTGGCTTGGGAGAAGTACGAAGTCGCAGATGGTAAAAACATCTTTCAACTGTTCCCTGAGGTACAATTCTATGACTACACTAAAATTCTTGGTCGCAAAGTTGCGCACATCCCTAACTATCACCTTACATTCTCCGCTGCTGATGGCAATGATGCGGATGTTCTGAAAGCCATCCAGCAGGGTATGAATGTGGCGACTGTGTTCGGTCTGAAGAAGACTGAGCCGATGCCTGAGACTTACAATGGTCGAGTCGTGTTCAATGGAGACGAGAGTGACCTGCGATTCTTGGATCCCAAGGGTGTGGTCGTTGGCTTGTACGCTAAGGGTCGAGCCAAGAAGGATACGTCTGGATTCGTCAAGATGATTCCTATCCGAGCAGCCTAAAACGAAAGGATTACATTCCCCTACTGGGTGTAGGGGATTACAAGAAACCTGTTGACTTTCTTGCAATCTGGAGTAGAATTCTCTCTATTGTGATTGAGATTGATTGGAGATGAATATGACTCAAGTGACCGCTGTTTCTTTCGATGCCAAGTCTGGCAACTACTTCGCCAAAGTCGGTACTAAGACTATCAAGTCTTACAGCAAGGCTTACGTCGAACGCAAAGTGAAAGCCATGGTTGGCGACATCGAAGTGGCAGTGGCTGCTGCAACCGAAAAGCAGAATCGATTCTCTATCGATGAGCGATTCTCCTTCGTCGAGAAACTGGTGACGATGGTCGCCACTGGTGTTCAGCCTTCTGCCGTGATCACTGGCAGTGGTGGTCTGGGCAAGACTTACACTGTGACCAAGACTCTCGAGAACAATGGCTACAAGGACATCTCTGACCTTGCTGAATTCCAAGTTGGCTCTGTCATTAACACTCGCAAGTGTTTCACCACTGTCAAGGGTTTCTCGACTGCCAAGGGTTTGTATCGTACCCTGTTCGAGAACCAGAAGTCTGTGATTGTGTTCGACGACTGCGATGCAGTGCTCAAGGATCCCGTGGCTCTGAATCTGCTCAAGGGTGCTCTGGACAGCTACGGCAAGCGCATCATCTCTTGGAATGCCGATATGCGTGACGAAGATCTGCCTCGCTCTTTCAACTTCGAAGGTCGAGTCATCTTCATCTCGAATATGGACCAGTCGAAAATCGACCAAGCCATCCGCTCTCGTTCGATGTTGATCGACCTCGAGATGACCCTCGACCAGAAGATTGACCGTATGGAAACCATCTCCAAGTCGGCTGAATTCCTGCCCGAGTACGATGCCAAGATCAAGGCTGATGCACTGGCGCTGATTCGTGAAGTCAAGAACGAATGCTCTGAGATCTCCCTGCGTACCCTGATCTCCGTAGCCAAGATTCGTGCCTCTAACCCGAAAGACTTCAAGGATCTGGCTACCTACATCCTTACAAACTAAAGTGTTACTTCGGGATGACCCTACGTCCTGTAGGGTTATTCCAGATAGTTGTTGACATTCTTGCAGACTGATGTATAATAACTACAGTTGATTAGGAGAATGGAATGAAAAAACTGTCTTATAGCCAGATCCGTGAAGTGCAAGATACCATCGAAAAGTCTGGTATGCAAGGTCATTATGTTCTGGGTGCTTACGAAGTGATGCTGGCAAACATCATCGCTGACCTGCCGAAACACAAGCAGATGGAAGCGATTCGCACTTTCGAATCTCTGGCTCTGCGTGTCAAGTCTATTGATTCTGGTTACTGAAATGGAGAATGCAATGAACACCATCTACAAGAGCAAAGCAGAGCAACGTGTTGAAACCAGTGAGGCTATCCAGCAATTTTTGGCTAGGGGTGGTTCTATCGAGATCGTCCCTGCCAAGAAGATGCGTCGTCGTACCACACAGAAGATGGCTGGCAAGACCTCTCGTGGTTTCCAGTCTGGCACCTCTGGTTTCGCCACAGGTTATCCTAGAAAGACCCTTTAAGGGGTGGGGTATCTACTCTACTCCCTTGCCTAGAGAGCAGAATAGAGTATAATACGTCTACACACTGAAATGGAGATTATAGTATGGTTGGTTCTATTCGTAGCTTTCTTGGCTTTATGCTTTGCTGGGGCGCAGTTGGTGGCTTGGATACTGGTTCTGCCATTCTACCTTGCTTGGCGATTGCGTTGGTTGGTCTTGGTTTGCTGTATAGTGGTGTATCTGTTATGAAGGAGAATGCATAATGTTGCGAATGCTGATGATTGAGCGTATTCTCTACGCTGTAGACGATGAAACACTTATTTCAGAATACGGTGTTTTCGAGGATGAATTAGAAACAATGAATGACTTAGATCTTTTTGAATTATTTGAGGATGTAATGGGGATCTTGGCTGATTGAGGAAGGGGGTATCCCTTTAATATGAAAATGTATTGAAGGGACTCCTACCGCTAGGACAAAAAGGCTATAAGCACCGAGACTCTATTTTTACAATTGTGGGACTCCTACACTAATACACAAGGGACTCCTCCCTAAGAAAGGCGATATATGACTGGTTTTATCTCTAAGCGTGCAATGGCAGATTCAAGGGACTCCTCCGTGGATACCGAGGATTATTTCTCATATCTCGATGATCTCCGAGACTCTGGCGTCACCAATATGTTTGGGGCTGCACCGTATCTACAGGAAGAATTCGGTCTAGACCGTAATGAGGCTAGGGATATTCTTCGTCAATGGATGGATTCATTTCACTAAGGGACTCCTATGGAAGACGAAGATTTGGTTGCTATCTCTAGAGAGCAATGGGACACTATACTATTGCGTGCTCAGGTAGAGTTGCTACAGCGAGTCAATAGGCTAGTAGAGTTGTTGGAAGCGGACTTGACTAAACCTGCAGATTAGGGTATAATAAAACTATGAATTATCGAGATTATTTTCTGCGACGAGATGCGGGACTCCCCCAACCTAAGTGGGTATATGGCGATCGTGTATTTGCTAGGTATTGTAAGATTCCTACTGTTGGTATGGTAATTCGTGAAACCCTAGACGAGGATGGACGTAAAGTAGTGCTGATGATGGCTGACTTGCCCGTACGGATTGATGGTGAGAATCGATCGGTATTTTTCGTTAATCCCCGAGATGTAAAACGACTAAAGGAACTGTGATGGAACCGACCCATGCCGAACTGATGGAACTGTGGAAAGTTTGTCAAAACTTTGTGGCTCAACACGAGATTGGTTGCGCCGAGTCGATCTATCAATCAGATCGAGTTATGATTGCTGCACCTGAACTGGTAGAGGAAGTTTGTAATGTTGTGGGCTATAAACCCTATGAGGATGAAGAATGAATCTGTTTAAAATTGTACCCATCTTCATTGGTGTAGTCTTTTTCATCATTGTTGCTTGGTGGATCTTTATTGGATTTGTAGTCTATAAGGGTGCCACTGAGGTGCGGGAGAATGGTGTTGCTGGTATTGTCCATGATATCTGGTGTGGTAAGAAAACCGATTGCAAAGTTCCTGGAGTTGAGCAGTGAAAGTCTATTACATCCCCAACATCTGGGAAAATCAAGAACTTGATATCGAGGATGCGCTAGAGTTCGAGACGAATCGAGACATCCATTCCGCTAGGGGTGGCGGTTACGATGAGTTTGAGGTAGAGTGGCTTATTGAGGAAATCTCTAAGAAATACTTCTACGATCACGATGGTTGGGAAATTGAACGCACTTGGTCTGGCGAGGGTATCACCTTTGCTCTCTGGGATGAAGATCAAAACTTTGTTGGTAAGTATTCTTCCACTCTGGAATATGATCCGACTTTCTACTGTAGGAAAATTAAATGATTGGCTTGACCTAGACTACGAAACAGCAGATCGTATTGTGCGATTGAGTCTGACCGAACATCGAGATTATCTGCAAGGTGAGTTAGATCAATACTACGCTACTCAGGATACCCAGGATCCGTATTGGCTTCATCCCGAAGATGTAGACAATAACCATCTGTTGATCAAGCGTATCAATTCGTTGTTACAATATTATGGTGGAGAACTATATGGCGAACGTCAAACAAGGCAATCTAAAACGTCCCCCTCAATGGTGGAAGCATCTGCGAGACTGGAAGCGTATTTTCTGGAAATCGGAACGCAAGGAACACAAGAAGGCAATTAAAAATGACTTACCGTAAGTATTACTGGACTCATGCCAAGCGTCAGATCAGCGTGGCGCTAGAGATGATTTGGTTCGGAGTAATACTAGATCGTGGGCATCACTCAACTTGGAAAAACAAAAATGAACATCGCCGTAGATTTTGATGACACTTATACACGCGACCCTGCAATGTGGAATGACTTTATTCGTCTCGCACAACAGTTTGGTCATAACGTGTATTGTGTAACTGCACGTGCCCATGCGCAAGATGCAGAAGTTCTTGGCTCAATCGGCAAGGTTGTTGGTCCACAGAATTGTTACTTTACTGCAATGCAAGGTAAGCGAGCATATATGTGGGCTAACAAGGTTCGCATTGATGTATGGATTGACGATATGCCTGATATGATTGTCAACGGTATCGAGCATGTTAACGATGGACAGATTATTCTCCCATGAGTGAACAAGAAATCTTGGATCTGTACGCAGAGCTAGAGGAACACTACGGTGAAAATCTGGCAAACCCAGAACATTATCCCAGACAGTTTGCTCATCAGATTAAACTTTATCTGTACTACAAGGGTCGGCTAAATAAAGAATCGGACAAGGAGACATCGTGAAAAGTTTAACAGGTTGGAAAGTTTACGAATATACTACAAACACTGGTGCAAGTAACACAGTGGTAGTAGGATTTGACGCAGACGATAAAAAGGGTATAATTGAACCTGTCATCTCTCATGGTGATGGGATGATTAACGATTACAAGGTTTACGGCACAGCCAACAACCACTGGGCGGGTGCAAAGCAGTTGTGGCTAGACTACTGCACTGCGAACAATGTTAATTCTATCAAGGATGTTTCTAGTCAATACTAAAATGTGAGTTTATTATGAAAATTGGTGTGTGCTCTGATCTCCACTTGGAGTTCGGAGATTTAATGTTAAAGAATGAAGACAATGTAGATGTACTGATCCTTTCAGGCGACATCCTTGTCGAAAACGACCTACAGATCTACGATCGTCGTCAGATCGATATGGGTTTTATGCAAGCACGTTCAGTTCGTTTCCACGAATTCTTTCAACGTGTTTGTTTCCAATTTCCCCATGTAATCTACGTTGCTGGTAACCATGAGCACTACCATGGAGACTTTGCGCACACGATCGCTAATCTCAAGCGCAAGCTGGCTCACTACACTAACCTTCACATTCTTGATCGTGAAGTGTTTGATCTTGGCGATGTTCGTTTTATCGGTTCTACCCTGTGGACTGATATGAACAAAGAGGATCCACTCACTCTGCATGCAATGAAGAAGATGATGAACGACTTCCGTTGCGTTCAAAACTCTAACAAGGTTGTTAACTTCAGAACTACTGAACCTGTTGATAAGCCAGTTGGTATGACTGACGCTGAGTGGATTGCACAACCTCATGAGAAACGTGTCAAGACAGTCTTTAAGACTCGTCCTGCTACATTCTCTCCAGAGGATGCAGTTGAAGAACACCGTAAGTGTCTTGGTTACATCAAGACTGTGTACGAAGACACGCCTCCTTGGAAGAGCATTGTCGTTGTTGGTCACCATACTCCTTCTCACACATCTTGCCATCCACGTTACAAGGATGACCAGATTATGAATGGTGGTTATCACAGCGATCTGTCTGAATTCATTCTTGATCGTCCAGGAATCAAGCTGTGGACTCATGGTCACACGCATGAGTATTTTGACTATATGATTGGCAGCACTCGTGTTGTTTGCAACCCACGTGGTTACGATGGCTACGAAGATATTGCTGATAATTTTAAATTGAAAGTGGTTGAACTATGAGAACATATACACCCGATCATTGGGTTATGCTCAAGCTAACATATAAAGATAAACCTATCTACAAAATCCTTGCGGGATGGAGTGGTAGCTATCTTTATGGCGCTTCTTGGAAATTGAACAGTGGGGTTACCCGTGTTGAAGACACTGGTGACTCTTACTTGTTCCATGGTTCCAGCGGCAGCGTCTATGAATGTCGCAAAAACAGTTACGGTCTTTCTGGTTACACCGCTAGTGTGTTAGATTCTTTCTACAAAGATGCAGAAGATAATGAAGATCTGACAATTGAGTGTCTCCACGAAGATCAAACCGATTTTATGGGTATTGATTATGGCAACGATTAAGCTAGAGACTGATCCATCAACTGGCGACCTGATTTTACCGCTGTCAGACGAATTAATGCGTGAAGTTGGGTGGAAAATTGGTGATACTATTCGTTGGACTGAGCAAAAAGACGGTTCTTGGCACTTAGCTAAGGTCAATCAGCAGTTAGAACTTGATTTTGACGAAAAAGATGACGCAATTTTATCACTTTTGACCGAAAATCAGCAACTTAAACACGAAAATGAAAATTTAAAACGTGAAATTAAAGAAATTTCTCAACGTTTTGAAGATGATTACAAATAATTGGAGTAAAAATGAGTAAAACATTCACAGATGTGTCAGTTTTTTTGCGTGCAGTCGGTCAAAACGTGCCAAATAAGCCTGTCGGACCAACTTCTCAGTCAGATTTGTACAAAAAATTGATTGATGAAGAGTATCAAGAGTTTCTAGAAGCATTTTACACAAAAGATACCACTGAAGAAATTGATGCTTGCTTTGATATGATGTGGGTTATCATCGGATATATGAAATCTCGTGGTTGGGATTGTGAAAATATCTGGGATGAGGGTGCAAAATCCAATTTATCCAAGATTGACCCCAATACTGGATTGGTTCGTCGTCGTGAAGATGGCAAAATTCTCAAGCCAGAAGGCTGGCAACCGCCAAATTTCACAAAATTTACTTCTTGAGGTGTTGACTTGCAAGATTTTTCCAGGTATAATCCTATTATGATTACACTTTACCTTGATATGGACGGTGTCCTTGCTGACTTCAACAAGGAATACACCAAATTTGATCCCCAAAAAGAAGATCGCAAAAAGTTTCGTGATGCTGTGATGAACCACAACATCTTCGAAAAGCTGGATTTTATGCCTGATACGCAAGAATTGCTTAATCACGTTTCGAGACTCTCGAATGTTGATATTCAAATTCTTACATCGATGGGTACTCATGAGACTACCCAAGCCACTATGGCTCAGCTACAAAAGCTAAACTGGCTCAATGCGAAAAATATTCCATATCGTGCCAATTTCGTGCACAACAAACAAGAAAAAGCAAAGTATGCAACTCCAACGTCAATCCTGATTGACGATTCTATCGGTTGTATTAATCCATTTATTGCTGCAGGTGGTCACGGAATTCTTCATAGTCATGCCGCTGAGACTATTAAGATTCTAGATACGACTATTCTCCAGATTAGGGCTGTCAATGCTTGATATTTTCAAACCAACATTACAATGGATTCGTGATGATTTTAAGTCTCACCCAGTTCGCTTTGCTATTGAGTTGCTTGCTTGGGCTATTAGCATTGGTTGTAGTATTACTATGGCGCTCACAGTCCCGAATCCTCCGCTTCTGGCTCTTTATCCTGTTTGGATTACTGGTTGTGCCTTGTATGCTTGGGCTGCTTGGACTCGGAAATCTTTTGGCATGTTGGCTAATTACATTTTGTTAACAACTATTGATACTATTGGTTTGATTAGGATGATTCTGTGATGCAATTAACTAATAAGAAAATTTATCCACCCCAACCCCAGCTACCTGTTCTGCCTATTGACTTTGTTAAACCTGTTTCTTATGAGTTTCGTGTGGCAGAAATTGTTGACGAAAACAATAAGATTGAAACTGTTAAACTGCAAATGCAAATTTGGGAACACGACGAGTTTGGTTCAGGTACAGTGAAAACTTATTGGCACGATGTGCCTCGTGTCAGATTTAACAAACAAGGTGAACTACTAATCCCAATGAATGCAGTATGAGATTTTGGTTAATTTGGGCTAGAGCAACGGGACATCTAATGGGTCGTACTGATGACGACAAACCAGATGTCCCTGTTTTGACTTTACGTGAAGCAAAAGTAGCCTTGCTTTTGAAAACTTTTTGGGTAATAATACATGTTATTACCTGCTTTTTTATTATTGCGAACTTTTTCTACACACATATATTATGACACAAGGTAAAATTGGTTTTGCTTGCAAGTGGATCGACACAGCAGATCAAGTTGACGGCATTAAACCAAAAGATGACGCACGAAAGTACAGCACTGGAACTACTACTGTTGCTTGGCTCTCTCGTCAATCTCGTGATGTAGCAGAACAAAAGCTGCTTGATGTCACTAAACAAAACCTGCAGAACACCATCAATCTTGTTAGTAAGGTTGCTTCTCTTCCAGAAGGCTTGCGCATGGTTCGCCTCAGCAGCGAAATTCTGCCAGTGTACACGCATGCTGACTGGTCTTACTTTTACCAGCAACAACAGATCCAACGCATACTAGAACTTGGTTTTGCCAAGATCGGCGAAATTGCACGTAAACACGGTGTGCGTCTTAGTTTCCATCCAGGTCAGTTTTGCGTACTTGCCTCTGAAAATCCTGGTATTGTTAACAACTCTATCGCAGAGTTCGAATACCATGCTGACATGGCACGTATGATGGGATATGGCAAAACATTCCAAGACTTTAAGATCAACGTACATATCTCTGGCAAACTTGGTCCAGATGGTATCCGTGCAGCGCACAAGCGTCTTTCTCCCGAAGCACGTAACTGGATCACTATCGAAAACGAAGAAAACGCATGGGGTCTTGACGATGCTCTTGAGCTATCAGACTTGCTACCGATTGTTCTAGACGTTCACCATCACTGGTGTCGTGAAGGCGAGTGGCTTGACGCAGACGACGTTCGAGTAAAACGTGTTATTGACAGCTGGCGTGGTGTTCGTCCTGTGCTGCATTACTCTATGAGCCGTGAAGATTATCTGGTTGATCACTGCCCCAACACCAAGCCAGACTACACGAAACTGCTAGAGAATGGCTACAAAAAAGCTAAGCTACGTGCACATTCTGATTTCTATTGGAATAATGCAGCCAACGATTGGGTTCTTTCGTATACTAAAACGCACGATATTATGTGCGAGAGCAAAGCCAAAAATTTGGCAAGTTTTGCTCTTTACGAAACACTAAACAGTCGTTAAAAGCATAAATACAAGGTAAGGAGATATTATGCCGACGTATGAATTCCGCAACAAAGTAACAGGCGAAGTTACCGAGCACTTTATGAAGATGAGTGCTAAGGATGATTTTCTCGCCGCAAATCCCCATCTTGAACAGACACTAACGCAAGCACCTGCGTTTGCTGGTGATCACATCACGCTCAAGAAAGATACGGGATTTAAGGAGGTGCTACAAAAAATCAAGGAACGAAACCCTCGCAACGATTTACACAAAACTTCATCACAACTATAAAGGGGTTTAAATGGCTCGAAAAGCAGCAGTTGCTGTAAAGGCAGTAAAAGATAATGAACAATGTGAGCCAAAAGTAAAAACAGTGAATAATCATTTGAAACTAAGAATAGATGACTTAGAGACATTTGATCCGTTAACAGAAAATCAAAAATTATTTTTTGATGCGTATAAAAGAGGAGATTATTTCGTAGCACTCCATGGAGTTGCTGGAACAGGTAAGACTTTTTGTGCGTTATATAAAGCCATTGAAGAAGTCCTAGATAAATCAAATCCATTCAACAAGATTATCGTGGTTCGTTCTGCGGTTCAATCTCGTGAGATTGGTCATCTTCCAGGAGACGTTAATGAGAAGATGGAAATTTATGAACAACCATATCGTCAAATTTGCGAAACTTTATTCAGACGCAAAGACGCATGGGATAGATTAGAAGAACAAGGTCACATTACATTTATTTCTACATCATTTATTCGTGGTATGAGTTTCGATGACGCTATCATCATTGTTGATGAGATGCAAAACTTGACCTATGAAGAGATTGATACCGTTATGACTCGTGTCGGTTATCGATCTAAGATTATTTGGTGTGGCGATTATCGTCAGACAGACTTGAACAAAAGAAAGAATGATGTCACAGGTATTTTGAAATTCTTTGACATCGCTCAACACATGAGTGCGTTTACTCGTATTGAGTTTACTGTTGACGATATCGTGAGAAGTTCTCTCGTGAAAGACTATATTTTGGCTAAACTTAAATATGAGGATTACCATGAGAAGAAACAATGATCACAGCGGAGCAATTTCACAAACTATTCCCACGTAATCCTGAGCCAGCTGTTTGGGCAGAGGCAATGGCAAATGTCTTTCCAACATACGAGATTAATACACCACAACGTGTTGCAGCTTTCTTAGCTCAATGTGGTCACGAATCTGGTGGATGGACTACGTTTGAAGAAAACCTTAACTATTCAGCGCAAGGTTTGAGAAAAATTTTTGGTAAGTATTTCCCTAACGATGAGTTAGCTTTGGCTTACCAACGTCAACCACAAAAGATTGCGAATCGTATCTATGCTAACCGCATGGGTAATGGACCAGAGGAATCTGGTGATGGATTCAAATATCGTGGTCGTGGACCAATTCAGTTAACTGGAAAATCGAACTATACTGCATTTGCTAAGGATATGTTCGAAGACTGGCAAAACGTAGTTGAGAATCCAGACTGGGTGACGTATGATAAAGATTTCGCATTGATGTCTGCTATTTGGTTCTGGAACAAAAACGGATTAAACAAAGAAGCAGACGCAGGTGATATCAAGACGATGACTCGCAAGATCAATGGTGGTTACATTGGACTTGAAGATCGAATTAAACATTATAATGAGTGTATCCACGAACTGACTTAATGAAAACTTTTATACATCATGATTTCCCCAAACTGGAACGTGACACAAGCCCCGATGGCACTAGAGTCTACAAGACGCCATCGGGTCGAGCCTATCCTTCCGTCACAACCGTCACCTCACTCCACAACGCAGAAGGAATCGCAAAGTGGCGAGCAAGAGTTGGCGCAGAAGAAGCAAACAGAATCTCATCAAAAGCAAGCGCACGTGGAACAAGAATCCACTCTCTCTGCGAGGCATACCTCCGCAATGAGAGATGTGAGCCTGACATCTTCGATAAAGAGTTATTTGGAAGTATTGAACAATGGCTCGGAGACATAGACAACATCCACGCACTAGAAGATCCTCTGTATTCAGATTATCTACAAGTTGCAGGAACTGTTGACTGTATTGCTGAGTTTCAGGGGAAACTTTCGATCATCGATTTCAAGACAGCCAGCAAGCCAAAAGACAGAGACGATATCTACAACTACTTTATGCAAACTGCAGCGTATTCGGTTGCATTTGAAGAACGTACTGGAATCCCTGTTGGTAGACTTGTTATCATTATGGCAGTCGAAAATGACGATCCTCGTCTGTTTATCGAAAAGCGTGATAACTGGATCGGTGGTTTTAGAAAATTAAGACTTGACTACAAGAACAAGTTCGGGGTATAATAAATACAGTTATTGCTGTATGAAGCAAAGAGAAAAGTGTTCTGGACGGGAGTTCGATTCTCCCCACCTCCACCAAAAGCAGACTAGAGACAGATAGGCAGTGTAACATATTCTAGACCATTTGTTACATACCTAGAAAAAGGCTGTTACTGGTAGTCAGACTCTAATGTTACCCATGAGTCTGCTTTTGATGGGGGTGACTAGGTTTCGACAGGGCAAAGAGTAACAGAGTGGACAGCACGACAGGAGTAGTCGTTAAAAGCAAACCAAAGTAAATGCAAATGACTCTGTCTACGCATTAGCAGCCTAAACGCTGCTTAGGGTTTCGGTGGTTTCCTCGTAACAGAATAACCACCACTTTACAAAAGGAGATTCTATGAAAAAGATGTTAGTTTTAGTCGCTCTGGCTTTCTCATTTAGCGCATTCGCTGCTGAACCTGCTAAGAAAGAACCAGCAAAAGCTGAGAAGAAGGTTGAAAAGAAGGAAGTCAAGCCTAAATCACCTCCATCTGACAAGAAACCTACTCCGAAGAAAAAACCAGAAGCTAAATAATATTATCCAGTAATGGATCGTGGTTGGAGGCAACCACGTTAAAAACCTTCATCACACATAACACAACACAAAGGAGAAAACCTATGTCAAATATGACTCCGTTCGAGATCAGACTTGAACTTTTGAAAATGGCTCAAACTATGCTTGAGCAAGATTATTATGGTAAACGTGAGCAAATTTCTAACGACTGGCAAGTCAAAGTAGAAAATGCTCGTCATGCGGGTTCTGCGCCTCCAGAACATCCTGGGTTTCCATCATACCCAACTGAAGCCGAAGTTATTGCGAAAGCAGCTACACTGAACGGTTTCGTCTCACAAATCCCAATTACACAAGAAAAGACTAGCAAAAAGTCCACCTGATAGGGATTGGGTGCATTCGTGCACCCTTCTAATTTAAGGAGATCAATATGCGAAGTATATACTTACCTCTCATATCTGCAGCTATTTGTTTCGCCATATTAATAGGTGTGACAGATCAAACTGATAAGCTGCTAGAAATACATTATACACAATTAACAAAAGAAACGCAAAAACAAATAGATTGTTTAGCAGCAAACATTTATCACGAAGCTGGCAATGAACCCCATGATGGTAAAGTTGCTGTTGCTTTAGTAACTCTTAACAGAACTCAAGACCCAAGGTTTCCAAAAGATATTTGCTCTGTAGTGAAACAAAAGGTAAACTCTACTTGTCAGTTTTCTTGGTTCTGTATGCCCGTAACAATTAAGGCTAGAGAAGTATATGACAAAGCCAGAGATGTTGCTGTTCACGTATACGTGAACTACGAAAAGATTCCTGACATAACAGGTGGTGCATTATTTTACCATGCTGATTATGTAAATCCAAGATGGAAACTGGAAAAGACTACTGTTATTGGTAGACACATTTTTTATAAAGACAAGGATCGTATATGATGAACAAACTAAACCTCCAATTAAAAGAAGAGACATCTCGTCATTCGTTTTTGTTGTTGATGGAGGAAATTAGTTTACAGTCAGTTAAAACTGCTGTTGAATGGATTTTCGAAGCCAACTTTACCGAAGAACGACCAGAGATGCTTAATATGATTGTGACATCTCCAGGTGGCGATTTAAATGCAGCATTTGCGCTAATTGACGTTATGCGTGGTTCTGCTATCCCAATTAGAACTATTGGTCTTGGACAGATTGCTTCTGCTGGCTTGATGATCTTTATCGCTGGTGATGCTGGTATGCGTATCCTTACGCCAAATACTTCTATCCTTTCTCACCAATATTCTTGGGGTGCGATTGGTAAGGAACACGAACTTTTTGCTACTGTTCGTGAATTCGATCTAACGACCAAAAAGATGATTCAACATTATAAGAAGTGCACTGGTCTTTCTGAAGCAAAAATTAGAGAAGTATTGCTTCCACCGCAAGACGTTTGGTTAAGCCCACAAGAAGCTAAAAAACTAGGATTGTGCGATGATGTCAAAGATCTTGCCTAAAATTAAGGAATTTTTTACCGTGAAAACTGAAAACATTTTTATTATTTCTGCAACCATTTCTCTTCTTGCAATTGTTGGTGCAATCACTTATCACAATCAAACTGCTGTAAAATCTATGGAGAGAAACATTGAAAGTGCAATTGTAAAGGGTATTGATCCGATTGCAGTTAAATGTGCTTACGAGAACAATTCCTCGAATCTCTGTATCGCTTACGCTACTAGCCAGAAGCGTTAAAAAAGACCCCACCCAGAGTGGGGTTTTTAGCATTTAGTTGTTGACTTTTTTCTGGATCTGGAGTATAATAAAATCCTATGCAGATGATATACACCTCAACTCGTTCGAAAAAGAAGCGCAAGCCCAACGCCAAGCAACGTGAGTTGCAATCTGATTGGGAGAAGTTGCTTAAGAAGTATGAACCCAAGAAACCTGTGGCAAAGCCTAAGGATGAGGGTTTCACATACTCACTTGGTACACCTGCTTGTCGTGAGACACCTAAGATTCCAAGTCTTCCATTCACAGCTGGTCCATGCACAAAAGCGCCAGACAAGGTGTATACTGGTACTGCAATTAAAGGTATTGGAACTATGCACAAGTCTAATGCTGTTCCAGTCTTTAGCGATGAGGAAGCTATTGAAATTTCAAGAATGCGAAGAGGTTAATATGAAACCTTATCTACATGGAAAAATTCATGCCAAAAAATACGGTGGAAACCCAGATGACTACGCAGACATCGATGACTTCATCGATAGTTCCAAAGCAGCCTTACCTGATGTGCGGCACCGAGCAATTCTGCACTCTGCGTTCGGGTGTTTTCTCGTCGAAAGAACTTTTGGTCGTACACGCATCAACTCGGACGGGAAGGAGTATTCTCCAAGAGATGTTGCAGAAGACCACATCATCCAAGATTTAGGTTTCCTGCCTACAATGGAGCAGTACCTAAACAACATGACGATCCAGCCATGGATGTCAGGAACCGAAAAGAAGAACACTGGTTCTTCTCGTAAATTTATCAAACTTGAGGATTAATATATCATGAGCGCACTCCAAGAAAAATTTGACCAACTGCTGAATGAGCAAGAAGAACTCCGTCGTAAATTCCAAGTTACGGCGCAAGAACTTTTCAAAGAAACTACAAAGGAATTCTTTGATGGTAATCCTGGTGTTAAAGCAGTTGTTTGGGCGCAGTATACACCTTACTTCAATGATGGTGACACTTGCACATTCAGCGTAAACTCTCCTACGTTTACCAACGCACCTGATCCTGAGAATGTTCGTTGGGGCGAATATAACGGCGATGAAGAAGGTGTATTTGCTGTTGAAAATATGCAGTACACTATGAAGTCTGACAGTCATTATTACAAAGCAGACCAAGAAGCCATTCGTAAAGCTGGTGGTGTTGATGTTGACTCTTGTGAAGCGTTTGAGCGTATGATCACTTCTTCTGCTATGGAAGATGTTATGCTTGCGATGTTCGGAGATCACGTTCAGGTTATCGCAACTCGTGAGGGTTTCGAAGTGAATGATTACGACCACGATTAATTGAAGGATACCTATGGAACCTAAAAAGTATTACAGTAGCATAAGTTATACATACACTCTTCCTAAAGATTCTGGATTTATTGAATTGAATCCTGAGCAACTTGCAAGTCTTTATGAACCTGGAGTTGATATTGTTGAGAAACTCTTAGAGTATTCAGAATATAAAGATGCAAAAGAGTTAATTGCGAGGATCAAATGAGCGATTTCTGTTCTAAATGTGTTGAAAAAGAAGCACAGATGGAAATTGTCATCAGTAAATTCCATCAAGAAATAGAAGCATTAAAACAAAGAATCCAAAAGCTGGAATCTGAAAATGAAGCACTAGTGATGGATGTTGCTTTCTACGGTGGCAATATGATTAACTTGTCTTGCGAAGATAAATGATGTATAATACTGATATGACTCTGATTGAAAAACGCAACTTTCTATTTTCAGAACGAATGAAGATGGACAAATTCTTTACTATGTTCTTGGACAAATTTGAACGCAAGATGGATCCAGAAAAGCCGAACACGCCTATTTGGAAACTTTATCGGCAAAAGCATGCAGAGTACTGCAAGCTAAATCAAGAAATTCGCAATGTAGAGTATTGGATTGCAAAGGAAAGAGCTAGTGTTTAAAACAGCGAATGAATTTTCACTGCATATCGAAAGTATCGTTAAAGAAAAACGATTGAGTTATATGGATGCAGTGTTAGAATATTGTAAAGAAAATTATCTTGAACCTGAAGATGTTTCTTCACTTATCAATAAGTCTTTGAAAGATAAACTTGAGATGGATTTTCGTGAAGCGAATTACTTACCTAAACAAGCAAAGCTAGATGTCTGAAAACAAACTTGCTATTATTGGAATCATTGTTTTTATATGCGCTCAGGTGGTGTTCTTTGTGTATGCTGCAGAATCTCTAAAGGGTAGAACTGTTAGATATGATTGTAGTATAGCTGAAATTTCTCCAGATTATCCACCACAGGTAAAAGAAGATTGTAGAAAATTGAGAGCACAACGTGGACGGATTTAAAGCATATCGTTATTATCTTGCAATTAAATTACACTTCACTACCGAAAAGTTTAACGTCTTCGAAAATCGAGGAAATGTTAAAGGCACACGTGAAACATTTAATGCTAGAAACGACAGATACATTTTTGAGAAGTTAGCGAACAAATACGAAACGGACAGAGAAATTATCCAGTTCTTTGTTGCAAATTTTGCCTATGGTAGTGATACAGCAATTTATGAAGGCAAAGAAGCTGCAGATAATTTTTTACTTTGGAATAAACGTAAACAAAGTATAACACAAATTTTCATCGATGACTTGGCCAATATACTCAACTACATCGAAGCTAATAAAACATCCGTGTTTTCTTTTGAAAATGATAAATACCCCGCCCTTATGCAACTTTATATCGGCAACAAAGTAACAATCGAAACACTTAGAATTATTGACGATGTTTATCCATTTTTAGAATCTTGGTCGCAACAAAATTCCATTAAGTATATGTGGGCTGCAGAACTTTTGCGAATTAAAAAGTTGACTGGGTTCGTGAAATACGATAAAATTAAAATCGAAAAAATCTTCAAGCACTTTTTAGAAGAAATCACAGTTTAATTATCATGGGCAAGACCTATCAAAAGAATTCTCGTCGTTTCGACGATGAAGTTTCCTCTGGTCGTTCGGGGAAACACGCTAAACATTCGAACAATCGAAAAAGTGGCGGAATGAGAACGCTAAATAGTTATGTTGAAGAAGATTATGATGACTATGACTTGAACGACGATGCGTTCGATGACGAGTTTGAACTTGATGATGAAATTTCTATACAACGTAACAATACTCCGTAAATATAAAGGAAATACAAATGGATATTCAAACACTCCGTAAAATGCGCAACTCTGACTTCGGTAGCATTGCCAATGCTTTCGAAAAGATCGCAAATCCCCAAACTGAATCTAAGTCATACAACGACGACCGTATGTGGCGTCTTGAAGGTGACAAGGCTGGTAACGGCACTGCAACGATTCGTTTCCTCCCACGTGTTGAAGGCGATGAACTCCCATGGGTTCGTATCTTCTCTCACGGTTTCCAAGGTCCAACTGGTAAATGGTACATCGAAAATTCTCTGACCACTCTTGGCGAGAATGATCCTGTCGGTGAACTGAACACCCAGCTGTGGAACTCTGGTTCTGAAGCCAACAAAGAAATTGCACGTAAACAAAAGCGTAAGCTGGCGTTCATCTGTAACATCTTGGTTGTTTCTGATCCCAAGCATCCTGAAAATGAAGGTAAAGTATTCTTGTTCAAATTCGGTAAGAAGATTTTTGACAAGATTATGGACAAGGCTCGTCCTACTTTCGAAGATGAGAAACCAGTCAACGTGTTTGACTTCTGGGAAGGTGCTAACTTCAAACTGCGTATGCGTAAGAAGGATGGCTATGCGAACTATGATGAGTCTGCATTTATGGAACCATCTGCTATTACCGACGATGAAGATCGTCTGTTGCAGATCGCTAACTCTCAGTACAAACTGTCTGAGTTCTTGGATCGTAAGAACTTCAAGTCTTATGACGAGTTGAAGAAAAAGCTGAACGATGTTCTGTCTGGTGATTCTTACGTTGGTAAGTCTGCTGCACAGATGGATGATGACGATGAACCTGTTTCTGCGCCAGCACCATCTATCAAGTCAAAACCTGCTCCTGCTCCAAAGGTAGCGAACAATGATGATGACGATGATGTGATGTCATACTTCCAAAAGATTGCTAAGGAAGACTAAAAAGAAAGGGGACTGAAAAGTCCCCTTTTTCATTATGTGGCGTATCTGCCTCGCATATAATTTCCAGCTGAAGAATCTTGGTTTCTGATTGGAGCACGAATAACCTGATTCTGTGTAGTGTTGTTAACAACTGGAGCATTAACAACACTGGTATTATTTGCACCAGCAGAATCTGGGATAGCAGCTGCAGCGTTATCTGCAGACTTTTTATCCACTGCATTAGCAGAAGTTGGTGTCGCAGCTTCTGGTTTAGCTCCACCGCCACCACTTGGTGCAGCATCCTTGAATGGATAGAATGGACCAATTGAAATTTCTTTATCAATTACTGGGATCTTGAATTTAATTTCTGGAATACCAATCTTAGAGATAAAGCCTAAGAAACTATCTTTCATTTCACCGAAGAATGTTGACACAGGTTTAACGATGTGGTCATCGACCCAAGTAGCCATATCACCGATAACTTCTTTGATCTTTTCTTTGTCGAATAATCCAAACGTTAAGAAGTCTACGATACCAGCAAGACCAGCTACGATTGCCTTACCAATATCGCCTGTCTTCATAAATTCATCGAAACCATCAGTAAGACCTTCCCAGAGTGCACCAATTAGTGCGCCGATGGCAAACACTTTACCTAGAGTCTTTAGCAAGTTTTTAGGACTAAAGATACTTTTAACAGCTTTCATAAAACCGTCACCGAGGAAACTGAAGATAGTATCCAACAAACCCCCACCCTCTGCTGGTTTAACTTTTTCTGGTGTTGGACCACCTGCTGGCTTACCACTGCGAGTGTTTTCTTCAATTTTCTTTAGAAGGTCAGCATTAGCTGCAGACATTCTTTGAGCTTCTAGTGCAACTTCTTCGTTTTGTGTTTCTTTTGCAGCAGTTGCAGTAGGTGTTTTAATTGCGCTTGGATTGACATTGCCGACGACTGTTGGGTCAACACGTTGTGCACCACGATCGTATTTGGTTAGTTCATCACCTAAGGCGGTGCGTTTGTCTAGTAGAGCAGCGCCAGCTGGAGTGCGACGCATCTCAGCTTCATCAGTGATACCAGTTTTCTTTTGAAACTTTTCGACTTCTTTGCTATGCTCTTGCATAGCTTTGCTAGCATTGTAAGCGCCCTCAGCGTCTTCTTTAGACGGATTGAACCCCATCGCTCGCTGTTTAGAAGACCATTCAGATTTAGCGATAGCTTTGTTGAAAATCCCACCAACGTTAAGAGCGCCAAGAACAGTTCGCTTTAAACCACCATCTTTGATGCTAGTCTTTTCTTTGACGTTTTGCACCTTTTCTCTGAATGACTTACCCATTTCCTGGAACATATTACCAGTGGTGTTCATAGACTTGGCAATCTCTTCTAGCTTTTTCGACTCACCATCTGTTCGTTCGATTAGTTCTTTGAACTGCTGTTCGTCGCTTTTGCGATGACGTTTGCCCGTCTCAGAGTGTTCTTTCATCACTTTGAGCATTTCCATCTGCATTTTCACAGCGTCGGCATTACCAGAAGATACCTGCTGATTCTTCTGGTACTCTTTGGATAGCTGTAGAAGTTGTCTGATAGAAGACAGCTCACCTAATGATGCTTTTTGCGTTTCAAGCAAGTTACCCAATCCCTCCTCATTAGACTTTGTCTGCTGACGGATGCTAGAGTTAACTGAACTGTTGCTGGTTCTTTTAGGCATTTTACATTCTCTTCTTAGATTCTAATCTTTGTTTTTCTTCTTCCAAGTACTGAATCAACATATGGACATATACTTCTCGTTCAAACGGAATCATGTCCTCTAATTCCGAAAGAGAGTATTTGTGATACTGCATCAAAGCGAAATTCATTTTATAGTAATTCGCCAAACTCTCGTGACACAGATTCATTAAAAAAAACTTTGCATTCCTTCTAACGTAACAGAGTGATGCTTAGCGCAGATTGGACAATTATACTCAACTGTCTTAGAGATCTTAGGCATCTTTGTAAAGAATTTTTGCAGACTCTGAAATTGTTCGTTTGTTAGGTTATACAAGAATTCAAGTAATTCTTCTTTGGATTGTTCTTTGGCATAATGAATTTCATCACCTTCATAGATGATGTCGATGCAAGATGCGATAATATCAAAGATAGTATCAACATCTTCAACGTTTATGTTTTCCATCTTCGACATCAGGTCAAACGAAGGATACTTCATAATGACACCAACATCTCCGAATAATGGAATCTTTTTGATGCTTCCTTCTGGAAACTCAACCTGTAAATTAGTCAGGTCGATAGAAATTTTTAGCTTGGCTTTGTCGTTGTCTTCGCCATGGTCTTCACTGCATGGAAAAAGCAGTTCAACGATTTCACCAACAGATTTGGCACGAATTTGCGTGAAGATGTATTCAATGTCGAATGTCGCTAGGTTGTCAACATCAATTTTATCTAGAACGCAACCACGGATAACTTGTTTAAGACTATCTACCATAACCTCAACATCTTCTGATTGTTGGGCTATCAGCAGCGCCTTTTCTTCTTTAACTAAGAATGGTCGGTATTTAACTTTTTCGCCAGTTGATGGAACTACAAGATTGTAGATGGGCGTATTCATCATAGGTAAAGCCATAATTAATCTCCTTTAGACATATTCTTTAACATTTTGTTCAAATCAGCGGTGCTACCTGTAAAGATAACATTATTGTTCGTCACTTCTTTTTTCGATACTTCCTTTGGTCCATCCAGTTTTTGCTTTTGTTGATGGATATCCATAAGTTGTTGGTTAACATCAGCCAACTGTTTCATCAAGTTACCAACAACTTCAAATGCTCTTGGGTGCTCAGAAGATTTAGCAACTTCTAGCGCATGCTCAAGAGCAGCCTTTCCAGTGGTCAATAATTCACGAAGGTTTGTTCTGGCTGTGTCATAATCATTCTCCACCTTTTGGTTAGGTGGAGTTATGATTTCGCCATCTTTCGTAATCACTTCAGTGCTTTGAGATGGCATAGGTGCCACCCCAAACGCATTTGATAAAGAATCATCTACTTTCATTGTTTAGTCGTTTCTTGTGTTTCTCACTGGTGGATCGTCTGGATGTAGATCATCTACCAGAGAGGTAGCAGGTGCTACTGGTTTTGGGATTGGTGTTGGCGTTGGTCTGATTGCTGGCGTTGAACCAGATAAGCCTCCAACGCTGCTTGGTGTAGCACCTGGGACGGATGCTCCGACTGGCGCAGATAAGCTAGGTGCTGTTGTGCCGCTAGCTGGTAATTGTAAGCCTCCATTATTGGCTCCTCCTAGTTTTTCTTGTGTACGACCATAAGCTGCGATACCTAGAACAGCACCCATAGCGATGTGGTAGAGACCAGCACCTTGTAGGGTTAGCGGTTGCCACTGAGTAACAGGTTGTTTTAGCGCAGCTTGTAGCAGAGACCAAAGGATAGGGAATAGAACAAAGTCAGCAAAACAAGTGCCCATATAGATCCAACCCATCATTGGACGCCATTTACTATTCATCCAATCTTCTTTTTTCTTCTCACTTTCGCTCATTTTAGAGTAATCTTTTTCTGACATTTCGGTTCCTTTAAAATCTAATTTTTGGTATTTTAGATGTCAAAGAAGGAATCTTAGTCACAGCCCAGCTTCCAGCTGCGCCAACTGCAAAGTTCATTAATTTGTCTTTAGTAGAATTCTTAGGAACAGAGCTAAAACCAATATCTGGAACTTCAACTCTTGTTTCAAACCACTTGTAAGCCATAGAAACAGATAACTTCATAACATCTTTTGAAGCATAATCTAGTTGCACAGCGCCTACACTCTTTGGATAGCATTCGTGTAGAGTAACGTAGTAATGTGGTGCATCTTTTTGGTCCTGCACCTCAATAGTCATATCAGTAATATAATTATTGTAATAGTTAAATACTCTAGTGTATGGATCGTAGATAGAACTTTGCCATTGGTCAAACAGGTCTTTTACCTGCATATTTCTATCAACGTAGAAAGACATAGTGATGTCTTCGTATAACTTTTCATAAGGCACGTCTCTGAATTCACCAAATGTTCTATTTTGCGCAGTAGAAAAGTTAGTTCCAGGAAGCTGAATCTGATCACAGAACATCAGCGCCTTTTTGGTTGTGTTGCTGTTGAACACGAATGGTAAGGTCATAATGACAGCGTAACGATTAGTTCTAGCCAGACCCCCACTTTTCACTTGAGACACAAAGTCCTTGATGGGGTTCTTTCTGGCTGGACCAGCTGGATCTCCAGGTTTTTTGAAACCCAGAGCATTACCTAAGTTGCCACCTATTGGTAGATTTCTAATATCCATTTTATGCTCTTCTTATTTTTCTTTGTGATTCTGCCCAAACTTCTTGTTTAGACGCACCAACGAATCTCTCAACTGGAAGTAACATAGCAGTCGCCCAATCTTCAGACGAAACTTTTCTGAACTGGGTTTTTACGTGTCCTGAGAGATACTGTTTCACACAAGGAATGGCAGCATTAAATTTCGAGATACCATCAATAGTCGCCCAAGAATACTTTAGGCGAGTAGTTTCATCCATTCTGTTGTTAGATCTAAATACCATCAATTTGTCCAATAAAGCGATTCTTAGATGGTATGGTAAATAGTGCATATTCAACCCAATGAATCCGTCTGGAGTCTTTCTGAAAGGAAAGACGAGAGGAAACCTGTCGTAATATGGCAGTTCTTTCTTCAACTTAGGGTCATAACCGTAAAGGTATAGATTCCCTGGAATCAAAGTAGTTGTTAAGTCTTCTGGCACACCACTGATAACTTTTTGTGGGGTGAGGTTCTGCTTGGTCAGCGTAGCGACCTGCTGTTCGAACCAACCACGTGATTTCCTAACCGCAGTAGGTAGGTCATACTTGTTTCGTTCGAAAACGTCTTGCAGAGATTTAGGTTTAGGTGTAGCCATTAAATTATTTAGGACTTAAGACCAAGTTCATATTCAGTTATAATCTTGAATTCCCAGCGTCTATCTTTGCAGTATTCCCTTGCTGCAGCCCACTTTGCTTGGTTTTTAATATAGGTCATAGACTCAGTTAGGTATTTCTGCGTGTTACGACCAGGATAAACTGGAGGTTCTGTTTGCTTGTGTGGTTTGACTTCTACCAAGTAAGTCTTGCCGTCAACCGTTGTTATCTTAAAATCTACAAAATAACGATGTACTCTACCGTCTGTTGGACAACGATACGGAATAACAGTCTCTTCAGAACTCCATTTTACAATAGAAGGGTTCTTATCACACCAGTTTGCAAATGTGCGTTCCCAAGAAGACCTACAGATGATGTTAGTGTGGTCTCCGACATACTTTTCAGGGAATACTGGAACGAACTTTGATTTATGGAACATAAATAACTATTTGGAAGTATAAATAACACCCCACTTATTTAGAGAAACTATGGGACTATTAGACAACATCTCCTCAGCGTATTCTGGCGCAAAAACAGCAGTTACTGGAGTTATAGATCAGGTAAAAACTGATGCAAGTAAAGCCAAGTCGACTGTAAACCCACCAAACCTATGGACTCCCAGAGGCACTAAATCTCCACTAGATGGCGGTAAGTATGACATCAAAAATCACTCTTATCCTAGCGACTTGATGGCAGCTGACGGAAGATATGGCGGTAACTATGTTATGTTCTATATCAATGTAGCTACTGATTCTAAACTGTTAAAAGGACCAAACGCCGCAAAGACGTTAAACGTTGGAGACTACCCGCCAAGAGATCGAGGTGATCTTATTGGTATGAATATGTCTAAAACGGGGTTAGTTGCTTCTGGTGCTGGTGTTGCTGCTATTGAGGGTTTAATTGCTGGTGGTGTTTTGGCTGGTGGTAAAGGTGTTAAGGATACTGTTAAAACTGCAGGTAAAGTTGCTGGTGCGGCTGCTGCAGTTCCAGGTGTTGGTTTGGGTGTTACTGCTACAATGGCTCCAGACGCTCAAAGATCTCAGAAAAGACTAAAAACTGCTATTGCTCTACACGTACCAAATCAGCTTTCTGTTCGTTATGGTGTTCAATGGTCTGAAGACGACACTTCTGCGCTCGCTATGGTTAACGCAGGTGGCACAGAAATTATGAAAGCTCTTTCTGGAAACAAAAATTCTGACGTAACAGGTACTGGTGCGGCGATTATCGCTAACCTTTCTCTATCAAAACTTCCACAGAACATCGCAGGTGGTGCTTCTGCAGCTATGGGTCTTGCAGCAAACCCTAAAAAGGAACAGGTATTCAAGGGTGTCGATTTTAGAACATTTAGCTTTGAATATCAATTCTTCCCAAGAGATATCGGTGAAGCCAGTAACGTTCTAAGAATCATAGAAGAATTTAAGTATCATATGCACCCAGAGTTTAAGGACACAAATAACTTTGTGTACATTTATCCTTCTGAGTTTGACATTATGTACTTTGCTAATGGAAAAGAAAACAGAAACCTACATCGCCACACATCTTGTGTGTTGACGAGTATGAGCGTTAATTATACACCAAACGGTATGTTTTCAACATTCGCTAATGGTATGCCTACCCAAATCAATATGACTCTAGAATTCCGTGAATTGGCTCTATTGACTAAAGATAAAGTTAAGGACGGTCTATAAAATGTATTTTAAAGAATTTCCTACTATCCTTTATGATTTTGATGTTAATGTAACATCAAGCAAAGGAAGACAAGCTACTGCTACGGCTAGTCTTTCTGCCGATGGTGTCGGTTCTGTTTCTATCACAGATCAAGGTTCAGGATACACCACAGCTTCTGTTACTTTCTCAGAGCCAGAAAACACAGGGGTTACTGCATCTGCGTATGCAGTAATCAACGATGGCAAAATAACTAATATCATTATGAAGAATGCGGGTGGTGGATATATTCAACCACCAACTGTTGTTATCACCCCACCATACGGCAACATCAAAAAACAAACAAGAGCGTACGCATTAACTGACATTAGTCGAAACATTCGTTTCCGTAAGGAACTTCTTTCTAATGTAACTGTTTATGATGAGTATGATATTGTAGATGGTGAAACTCCAGAAATCATTGCTGAAAAACTTTATGAGAATCCAGAATATCACTGGATTATTATGTTAGCTAATGATATCTACGATTACAGAAAAGACTTTCCGCTAACACAGTTGCAGTTAGAAAAATTTGTTTCTGACAAATACGGCGAGGACGCCGATGCTACTCATCATTATGAAGATGAAAATGGGTTCGTCGTTAATTCTAATGCACCAGGTGCAGTGTCAGTGTCTAATAGACAATATGAAGAAAAAGTTAACGAATCGAAACGCAGAATTAAGGTTATTTCCAGAGAATTACTCAACGTAATCTTAAACAACTTTAAAGAACAGTTATAATGCAATCGTCTCAAAAAGCAGCCAGATTTGCTGGTGACGTATCAATCGATAAGGTAAGAATCACAACTAGAAGCGGTCTTTCCCAAGACATCGCTGCTCAGGTTATTGCAATTCAAATTTTTGAAGATTTATTTTCTCCATTCATCAGCGGTTCTTTGATCGTTAAAGAATCTTTAGATCTTATTAATTTGTTCCCATTCGCTGGTGAAGAAAGACTAGAACTAGAAATCAATACGCCATCTTTAGAAAAGGGTAACATTAAGTCTAACTTTTATATCTACAAATTAACAGACAGAGAGTTGATCGGCGACAAGAGTGTTGTTTACCAACTACACTTTATCTCTGAAGAAGCAATTGTTGATATGAACAAAAAGGTTAGTCGTGTATTCGGCGACAAGCCAGAAGTTATTATCGATTATCTGACCAAAGACGAGATAAATGGTCTACAGACGAAAAAGAACGTCAACAAAGAAGAGTCGTCAAGAGCCATAAAATTTATTTCTAATTTCTGGTCTCCAACAAGAGCTATTGAGTTCGTCACTAATGGTTCAACCAATAAAAACAATTCACCAAGTTATTTGTTTTTTGAAAATAGAGATGGATTTAATTTTGTAACTCTTGAATCCCTGTACTCAAATCAAGTTTATCAAGAATTTGTTTATGACAAATACACCCGTGACAAGTTACCGAATGGTGGTGACGCTAGAAACGTGGGGCAAGACTACAAGAGAATCAATACTCTAAGTATACCTTTCGGTTTTGACTATATTGACAGAATCAAGAGTGGTATGTTTGCTTCTAAAATTATTTCTTATGATTTAACAAAGAAGCAATATAACGTAAAACCTTTCAATATGTTTGAATATTTTGCTGGTTCGCCACATCTGAACCAGTACAACATCGCTTCTGAAAAGTCTATTTTTAGAACAAATTCTACTCTAATAAATTATCCGAGAGCTAACTCTAATTTTAGTGGTTTCGGCGATGCAACTAACTATCGCAATGAACAAAAGCGTTTGTCTCTGATTAAAGCAGCAGAAGCTAATAAAATTCAGATTGTAGTTCCAGGTCGCTGCGATTACACAGTTGGTCAAAAAGTTAATGTTAAGCTGTACAAGATTGAACCTCTAAGTAGCAGAGATGAAGATAACTTAGACAAGATGTTCTCTGGTAATTATATCATAGCAGCTGTAAACCATTATATTAACAGAGACGGTCATGAATGTAATATGGAATTGATTAAAGACTCCCTAATGATGAAGGTTGGAGAATAAATGTTTTATACTGGTGTTGTTGAAAATAGAATTGATCCACTACAACTTGGTCGTTGCCAAGTCCGTATTGTAGGATTACACACTCACGATAAGACGCAACTTCCGACAGAACAGTTGCCATGGGCTACACCTGTTCAACCAGTAATTTCTGCTGCGATGAACGGTATTGGTCTCACACCTATTGGTCCAGTAGAAGGCACCACAGTCATTATATTGTTCGCTGACCCAGATCAGCAACAACCAATTATTCTTGGTACTGTTGGCGGTATTCCAACAACACCTAAAAATATTGAAGATGATGACAGTGTCTTGCCTATTGATGGTGAACCAAGAACTAAAGACATTGTCTTAAGAACTATTGTTGGTCCAGTTACTGGTAAACAACTAACCTTCTATGACCCAGAAGAAGGTAAAACTAACTTAACTAGAAGCCTAAAAGCCAATATGCGAATTGTTGGTTTTGGTTTGTCTGACGATTGTTATATTGTCAGCATCGACAGCCCATCGCAGATTACAATTAGCGAGCATGTCTCTGGCTACGGGGAGAACATCTTAACATTTAAAGATCCACCAACAAACCTAGATGCGGTTAATCGTGGCAATTTAATTGGTGTGTTGGTAGATGGTAGCGGTAAACCAGTAACGGATGGCAGCGGAAAGCCGATCAAAGCAGGAGCAGAACCACCTTCTGCAACTACTGCGGCGACCCCAACACAAAATTCAACAAATACATCTATTCCGATTATTCCTCCGCCAAAATCATCTTCTAATGCAAGCAAAGCATCTGAAGGTATTAAGGCACTTATCGCTGCTTGCGATAAAGTTGGTTTGACTACTAAAGAACAGAAATGTGCATTACTTGGTATCGCTGGTGGTGAGTCTGGGTGGATTCCGCAGAACGAATCTTTTAACTATTCAAAATCTCGTATCAAACAGATCTTTTCTTTCCTGACTGATGAAGAAGCTGAAAAGTATTCTGATGCTTCTAAGAAAGGCATCACACGTGAACAATTCTTTACTGTCATTTATGGACCAACAAAGCGTGGTAAAGGTTTCTTGGGCAACCTAACAGACGCTGACGGTGGTAAGTATTATGGTCGAGGTTTCATTCAGTTAACTGGTCGTGCCAACTATAAAAAGTATCAAGATATGGCAAACAAGATGGGGTTAAACCTAGACCTCATCAATAATCCAGACTCTCTTGATAATGACATTAACGTATCTGCTTTAGTCGCTGCTCTGTATATTAAAGATCGTGTACCAAAGGGCACTAAAGAAACTGATCATCCTGGATACTTCTATGCAGCCAAAAAGGCAGTTGGTGTTAACTCACCAGACATTGCTGCACGTAAGTTAGCATACTACGAATATTTTTATGGATACCAAGCTACTGGATCTGTAGATAAAGATGCAGCTGCTCCACCAGCATCTCCTCCCCCAGAGTTTAAGGGTACTCCTGGTCCATCTGCAGAGTCTATCAAACGTGGCACGGATAATACTGGTTTCCGTGACCCTAACAACAAGTATCCTCTAAAAGATTACATTAACGAGCCAGACACCAACCGTTTGGCACGTGGTATCATTGAAGGAACTATTGTTCAGAAAAAAGACGCTAACGTCAAGAAGGGTATTCCCAAGGCTTATGGTATTGGTTCTTGGGATCAACCTATGCCACCCTATGGAGCAAAGTACCCATTCAACAAGGTTTTTGAAACTGAGTCTGGACATATTCAAGAGTTTGACGACACTCCTGGACAAGAACGTATCCACACATACCATCGTTCTGGAACTTACACTGAGATTGATGCTAATGGAACTCAGGTAAATTACATTGTTGGTGATAGTTTCACTTTGATGGAACGTAATGGATGTATCCACGTTGCTGGTGAATGTAATATTACTGTTGAGGGTAATACTAACATTTTCGCTAGAACAGACGCAAATATCGAAGTTGCTCAGAATGCTAACGTTAAAGTTGGAAACAACTTAGACATCGGCGCTGCTCAAGACCTTTATATTGCTGTAGGTGGTGATATCAGTATTAAAGCTGCTGGAGATTTTAGCGTTCAAGCTGCAAACATAAACCAAAAGGCTGAGGGAGTTAATATTGAATCTACTTCAGATATGAATATTAAAGCAGCTGGAACTCTATACGCAGATTACTCTGAGGGTCAGTTCGGTAATGGGGCTGCTGGTGCAGTAGATGTTGATTTAACACCACCACCAGCTGGCGATCCGCAAAACCCAATCGTCCCATATTTAATCCCACCAGAGCGTCAATCTGAAGCACTAGCTGCAAACGAAACACCAGAGGATTATGAGACACCAGAGGGTCGTAGAAATTCCAAGGAACAAGAAATCGTTGGCGTTCCTAATGCTCCTGCTCCAGTGGCTACTGAAGAAGCCAAACCAACTAAAGGTGCAGCTGGTAAAGAAGTTCCTGTTGATTGTAAGATCATCTATACTACTAAGAATTTTACTAATGACTACACCATCTCCAAGAATTTCTCTCTTGGTATGATGATGGACGGTGGCGTCAACGGCAAGCATAAACTGGTAGATCAGATCTTACGAGATGGTCCAAACTCTGGTGAGCGTGTTTATACAGTACAAGAAGTTGTATGTAACTTGGCGATGTCTGCGCAGAACATCTTAGAGCCTTATGCTGAAATTATGCCTGGAGGTATTGGTGGGTACGGTAAGCAGTGGAAAATCACTTCTGGTTATCGTCTAAAGGGTGTTGTTCCTACAGAGTCTCCATTCTCTGATCACTGTAAAGGTCACTGTTTCGACGTGGCACTTCTATTACCAGACAGAAACAATAAGACGTTCCAATTGGTTCAGCAGTTAGAAAAGGCTGTGAAATACGATCAGATTATCTTAGAGTATCGCGCGCCAGAGGCTGTATGGATTCACACTGGTTATAAACCACAAGGTAATCGTGGTATGGCATTTACTATGGTTAATGACTCTACATATAAGAGAGATGCTAAAGGACAGCCAGCTGGATTCTTCTTGTTGGACACTATTCCACCAAAAGCTAAGAAAGTATAATGGCTAAACTAACGTACAAGGGTGCTATGAGTAAGGGGCAGGACGGTGGATCACCGACTGCTCTTACTGCTAAGATCCAATGCACAAAAAGTTATGTTGGTGGAGTTTTGATCGGAGTTGTAGGTGACCAATTTGAATCACACGTTGTAGGAAAAATTACACACGCAGGTGGTTTGAGAGAGATAACAGCAGGGGCGTCTAAAACGTATTTTGAAGGTAAAGCAGCAGCTAGGGTGGACGATCCGATAGCAGACGGTGATGCAGTGGCTGACGGAAATGCAAAAACTAATGTAGAGTAACCTAAATAACTAATATGGCAAGAAATACAAGAACATTCTCCGACCTAGACTTCAACTTCACCGCTCACCCTGTGACTGGGGATATTGTGCGCCGATTTGACGAGCAGGCTATCAAAAATGCTCTTAAAAATCTAATTTTAACTGCTAACTACGAAAGACCATTTCATAGTGAGATCGGTAGCCCCATCAAAAGATTGCTGTTCGAACCAGCAACACCTATGTTACAGGTTATGATGGAAAGAGCTATAACTGATACAGTAAATAACTTCGAGCCAAGAGTAGAGTTATTAAACGTAGAAGTTGTTGTTAGTGAAGACGACTATTATGTCTACGTAACTATTGAGTTTAGAATCGTCAACACTTCCCAACCTCTAACTCTTGATCTAACTCTAGAGAGAACACGATAATGGCAAATAACAAAAAGATCAATGTCACAGAACTAGACTTTGATAATATCAAACAAAACCTTAAAGACTTTTTAAGCGGTCAGAGCGAGTTTCAAGACTACAACTTTGAAGGTTCTGCAATGTCTGTATTGCTAGACGTTCTGGCATACAACACTCACTACAACGCCCTATACAATAATATGGCGATTAACGAGATGTTCTTGGACTCTGCAAGAAAGCGTAATAATATCGTTTCTCTGGCTAAGATGCTTGGTTACACCCCACGTTCTGCTAGGGCTGCTCGTGCGATCGTAAACTTAGTTGTTTCTGGTGGAACTTCCGCTCCTTCTAATATCACTATCCCAGCGTTTTCTCCGTTTACTACTCTTATTGATGGCACTCAATATACGTTCTATAACACAGGTTCCATCACAGTAAACCGTTCTACCACTACTGGAACTTATGTCGTTTCAGACGTTGAATTGATCGAGGGTACTCCGCTAAATTTCAAATACACCGCAGCAGAAGGTATTCGCTATATCATCCCTAACGCTAACGTAGATATCGATACACTAAGAGTTCGTGTTCAGCAATCTGCAACATCTTCTGTGTATGAGGCTTGGACTAGATCTGATAGCGTAGTTACAGCTTCTAGCACAACTAAAGCGTATTGGGTTAAAGAGATTGACGATGGGTTGTACGAGATAAACTTCGGCGATGGTCTAGTCGGTCGTGCTCTAGACAACGGTAATATTGTACACTTGGATTATTTTGTTACAAATATGGGTGCAGCCAATGGCGCTTCTCAATTCACATACAATGGTCCAACAATTCTTTCTGGTGCAAACGTGGCAGTAGTAACCACAATGGCTGCAGCTAACGGTGATGATAAAGAATCTAATGACAGCATTCGTTTCAATGCGCCAAAATTCTATGCTGCGCAAAACCGTGCAGTTACACCAGACGACTATAAAGCACTAATTTATGCTAATGTGCCAGAAGCATACTCTGTTTCTGTATGGGGTGGTGAGGACAATAACCCACCAGTGTACGGTAAAACATATGTGTGCATCAAACCAAAGAACGCTTCCAAGCTAACCACTGTTGAAAAGGCTAATATTATTTCTACAGTGTTGACTCAGCGCAACGTTGTTTCTGTTATTCCAGAAATTGTCGATCCAGAGTATATCAATATTGCTTTAGAAGTTAACGTATACTACAACGAACAAGAAACCACTAAAACTGCTTCTGAGATTGCTACTCTAGTTCGTCAATCTATTCTTTCATATAATGACTCAGACTTACAAAAGTTTGACGGTATCTTCCGTTTTTCTAAGTTGAGTAAAATTATCGACGAAACAGATCCAGCTATTGTTAGCAACATCACGAACGTTTTATTGCGCCGTAGCTTACAACCAAGATACAACGTTTCCGCCCAATACTTACTGAACGTTATTAACCCAATTTACTATTCTGGTGTTTCTGAACAAGCATTCACTAGCACTGGATTCTATATTTCTGGATCTCCAGACATTCATTACCTAGAAGACGATGGCGTTCAATACGTACGTCTTTATAAGTTTGGCAGCAACGCAACTAAGATTTATGTAGATGAACAGTTGGGTACTATTGACTATGCTAAAGGAATTGTTGATATTAGAAACCTAAACATTGTTGCGCTGGCTGATGTTGATTTTGAAGTTGCGATAAAACCACAGTCTTATGATGTTGTGTCAGCTTTGACGCAAATCGCTCAGATTGCAGTCGATCACCTAACAGTTAATGCTATTGCAGACAAGACAGCTTCTGGTGATCTGCGTGGCGGTTATAACTACGTATTTTCTAACAGCAGATCATAATGATTACTAAACCTAAGCTGTCTTCTTTAGTAGCATCTCAGGTACCAGAGTTTGTACGCTCTGACTACCAGGGATTTGTTGCATTCTTAGAAGCATACTATGAGTATTTGGAGTCTACTCAGCAAAACTTAGAAGATCTTAGAGATCTAGACAAAACATTAGACTCTTTTGTTCGCTACTTCAAAAACGAATTGGCGAACAAACTGCCGTATACAACTATAGACCAACGATTCTTGATGCAGCACATCAAGGAACATTATGGCGCTAAGGGTTCTGAGTCTTCTTATAAACTTCTGTTCCGTATTTTATTCGGAAAGGAAGTTTCTATTGATTACCCAGCCCGTCAAATGCTTCGTGCGTCAGACGGTAAGTGGAACCAAGACGTTTCTATTTTCTGTAAGATTCTAACTGGCAACCCGAATGATCCTATTGGTAAGATGGTTGACGTTGTCACTCCAACCAAAATTATCCGTGTTCTAGTTGATAGACGTCAGTACGTTGAACTTGAAGTAGACCGTGCAGTTAAAGTTGTAGACGGAATCTATGAATACTTCATCGACAGAAGATTCTTCGGTAACATTGCAGTCGGCGACAGAATCAGATATCGTGATGATGTAGAAGGCATCTATTTCACTGCTGAAATTTTATCTACAACTTCTACATTAGAAGTTCAAAAGCCTGGATCTGGTTTTAGAGTAGGTGATCTGTACAACATTAAGAACTTCGATGGTTATGGTTCCATTATGAAGGTTGTTCGTGTTGACAGTAATGGTGGTATCCAACAAGCGCAGTTTATTAAGTACGGTATCGGATATACCACAGACTTCACAACAACTATTTCTGCTGTTTCTGGACAAGATGTTGCAGGGACTGCAGGAACTACAATCCAGCGTGTTGATCAACCTCAAGGCAATGGCAATACTTTAATTAACCTTTCTATCACAGATAGAATGGATGGCTTCTCAGAGTCTGGTACAATTAATATGACAGACTACTGGACAACATACGCTGATGGCGCTTATGTTGGTCAAGTTATGCGAGAGTTTGGTATCAGTAACATTGATGCTGCAGCTGTTTTAACAGATCCAGCTATTATTAAGTGTTCTCTTGGACCGCTGGCTAAGTATCCTGGATACTACGTTAACAACGATGGTTTCCTAGACGATGCAATCTATATTCAGGACAGCCGTTATTATCAAGCGTTCTCATACGTTGTTAAGATCGACGAGGCTCTAGACTCTTATAAGACTGCAGTTAAAAACCTTATTCACCCAGCTGGTATGGCGATCTTCGGTGAGTATGACATTCGTAACGAATTCGATATCAGCGAGCAGCTAGAGTGTCTGATTAAGATCCTTAACATCAATGCAAAGGACTCTGTAGTAACACAGGAAATTGGTTTGGCTCTGGACTTGACCAGAACTATGCCTTACTTAGATATCACTAAGTATTTCGACGACCAGTCTTTGAACGGTGATGGTGTTGCAGAAGGAAACTTTGTAACTATTCAAGAAATTGGTTTGGCTCTGGATAACACCAGAACTATGCCATATTTGAGTATAACTAAACCAATCAGCAATACTTCGTTAAACTTCGATGGCGTTGCAGAACTACATCAAGTCTCATTGTCTGACGGTGGTGACGTTACCGATTCTACTAGAACTATGCCATATTTGGCAGTTTCTAAACAGCTGGATGTAAATCACGTTATTAATGACGGTGTCACGCAAGACTCTGAATCTGTGTTCACGCTGGACGAGACAGGATCTGGATTAACCAGAACTATGCCGTATTTCGACCAGACAAAGACTCTTGGTTATGTTGATGGCATTAATACACACTTGAATTTTAACGGCGCTTTTGATACTGAGTCTATTTCTCTAGTTGAAAACGCCATCGGTTATGGATATGGTGGGTTAGTCCGAACAGGATTAGACACATGGTCTATGACTAAAACGTTGTCTGCTGGTCACTTAATTAATGACAATGTTACAGCAGACCCAGAGAGTGTTACACCTCTCGACACAGATGCATCTAGTGCATCTGACCTAAATAGAACGACACCCGCAATTTCTTTAACCACAACATTCGGTGTGCTTTTAAACGATGGTGTTACTCCCGACACCAACGTTGCTACTGCTACAGATAGCGGTGGTACTATGGATTTAAACCCATACGCAGAAGCTGGTTGGTTCTTGAATGATGGTGGGTTGTTTGTAGGCAACCCAATCGTATTCTCGGGTTAATTAAACGAATAGGAGATTTTTATGGAATTTCAAGATACTGGCATTAAAATGATCGGCGACGTCAACATCAAAGTTTTTGGTGCAGACGGTTCTCTAAAAGAAGAGAAACAGGTTAAGAACCTTGTCGTTAGCGTCGGTAAGACTTATATCGCTAACCGTATGCAGGCTAACAGCGTACAGGGTGTTATGAACACTATGGCTATCGGTACTAGCTCTGCAACCCCAGCAGTCGGTAATACGACTCTAGGTGTTGAAGCTGGTCGTGTCGCATTGGCATCTTTCTCTGCTTCTGGTAACCAAGTTACTGCGACAGCTACTTTCCCAGCTGGTACAGGCACTGGTGCTATCACTGAAGCAGGTATTTTCAACCCAGCTACTGCGGGTGGTTCTGGCGGTAATATGCTTTGTCGTACTACTTTCCCAGTTGTTAACAAGGCAGCTGGTGACTCTATTGCTGTTACTTGGGTTATTACAGTAAGTTAATTTTCAGGGCTATTAAATGGCAACTTCAGCGCTATTGAAGTCTCCACTTCATAATTCTGTTGCTCAGGCGTTATACGACGAGATTCAGAATAGAAATGCGAGATATTATTACTTCCTAGGTAGAACTCTAACTTGGGAGGATGATAGTACACCACCATATCCTATCGACAGTTTCGATTACGAGTTAAAGACTCGTAACGAGATTATCACTATGAAGGAAATTAAGTCTACCGATGTTGCATTCGTAACAAATCGAGTAGACTGGGTCACTGGTCAGGTCTGGGATATGTATGATGACCAATATAGCGATGAAGTACAAGGTATTAACTTAATTTCTGGTGGATACGGTTATTCCGATCCACCGACTGTCACAATCTCTGGCGGTGGCGGTACTGGTGCAGTAGCTGTTCCAGTCATCGATAATGGTGTTATTGTTTCTATCGAAATGGTAAATCGTGGTAGAGGCTATACTTCTGTGCCAACTGTAACTATTACAGGCGGTGGCGGTGAAGGCGCTTCTGCGACTGCCAGCGTTAGAATTGCATATTCTGGTGCGCAAAAATTAGAAGACATTAGATCTATCGTTATGACCGATGAGTATAACGTTTACAAGTGTCTTGACAACAACAATAACGCAATTTCTACATACAAACCTATCGGTACTGTTGTAGATCCAGTTATTATGCCAGACGGATATATGTGGAAATACTTGTATAGTATTCCAATCGCTCTGCGCAATAAATTCTTGACTGACGTTTATATGCCTGTCGTTAATGCTCTGCGTGGGCAGTTTTACTCTGGCGGAGAAATTTTAAACGTTGTTCTTGAGAACAATGGACAGAATTACACATTCGCTAACATCGTAGTTTCTGGAGATGGATACAGAGCTAGTGATCCACTAGTTTTGCAGAACGTTCAAATTAGCGCTCCAGGCACAGGCTACAATAGTGGTGCTACTTGTACGATCGAACCTCCATTCTCTGGTGCTAACGTTTGGACATCTGGTGTTGCCATTCTTATGGGTCAAAAGGTTGAGTATAACAACAACCTTTACGAAGCAACAATGTCTGGTACTATGGCTGCTCCAGCGCCAACGCACAAGTATGGAATTGTTACAAATGGAACAGCAGCACTAAAGTATATCGGTACTCGTGCTACAGGAACTGTTGTTACTAGTGGCGGACAGGTAACAGGCATCACGTTAAACGGATCCATTTATGAGATTCTTGTCACAAACCCAGGATCTGGATATACATCTGCGCCCACAGTAAATCTTTCTGGTGGTGCAGGTTCTGGTTTTGTTGGTCAATCTGTTATGCGTGGAACAGGTGTTGCGAGAGTAACTGTTTTAGATTCTGGTAACAACTATACTAGCGTTCCTACTGTAACTTTTGGTACAGCTTGGTCTGCTTCTACTGCGTATACAGTAGGACAACAGATTTATGCCTCTAACAGACTATACACAGTGACTACTGCAGGAACTTCTGGTTCTACTGCTCCAACACACGTTACAGGCGCTGCTTCTAACGGAACTGCTACACTAACTTATGTCGGCTCCCCAGCTACTGGCACTGCATCTTTAAAATATGGCTCTGGCTACTCTGTGTTACCAGCTATCACTATTCAAGCTACTAGTGGTGGCTCTGGCGCTAAGGCATATTTTGTAGGTGTTAAATCTGAAGCTAAACTTATTCCCATTCTTTCTAATGGGCAGATTGTTGGTGTACAGATTGATGACGGCGGTGTTGGCTATACATATGCTAATATAACTGTAACAGGCGACGGAACTGATGCATCTTTAAGAGCAGACCTTTCTCCAGGTGACATCAATACTCTACAGGCTAACACAGAACTATTGACTATTGATGGTAGAATTATGGCGTTTGACGTCATTTCTGGTGGTTATGGATATGGAACTAACCCAACTATTACAATCGAAGGTGATGGTACAGGCGCAACAGCCCATGCAGTTGTAGTTGGTGGAGCCATTAAGAAAATTGTAGTAGATACATACGGACAAGGCTATCGTTGGGCTACTGTTACTGTTACAGGCGGTGGTAATGGTGCTAAAGTCAGAGCTATTATGGCTCCATACGGTGGACACGGAAAGGATCCTATCGTTGGTTCTTTTGCAAGAACTCTTATGTTCTATACCAATATCTCTAAAGATACCAACCAAGGATTTAACGTTAACAACGACTTCCGTCAGTTGGGTATTATCAAAAACCCACGACAGTTTGGCTCTTATGGTAACCTTAAGACTTCTTTAGCATCAGCTTGTTATGTTTTGATTGGAACTGTTTCCGAGTCCTTTGAACCTGATATGTTAATCAGACTAGGTGATGCAGAAGGACCACGTTTTAGAATTGTTTCTAAAACAACTAATGGGATGTTGGTGCAGTCTATTGATAATGCTGTGCCGCAAGTAGGTAATATTTTCTTAAATCCAAACTCAGTAACTTTCTCAGCTTCTGGAGTAACTCCTCCAACAGCAGATAAATATTCTGGTCAATTGCTGTTCATTGACAATAAACAAGCGTTTACACCGACAGCAGACCAGACAGTTACGCTGAGAACTGTCATCAAGTTCTAATAAATAAGAAATAACATAGAAGAGTAGAAGAATGATCGATTTCAACACAGAACCGTATAATGACGATTACGACGAGAATAAAAAATTCTATCGTATTCTCTATCGTCCTTCGTTCGCTGTACAGGCTCGTGAACTTACTCAGATGCAGACGCTTCTGCAGAAGCAAATTTCTCGTCACGGGTCTGCAATTTTCAAACAAGGTGCGATGGTTATTCCAGGACAGTGTTCTGTTGAGACCGTTACACAACCAAACCAAGGTGCTGACTACGTTAAGCTACAGGTTAGCTACAACGGCGTAGCAGTTCAGACATTTATTTCTGCGCTAGAAGGCGCATCAATCGTTGGTACTAGTGGTGTTACTGCTACTGTTATTAAGGCACAAGACGCAGAAGGTACAGACCCAACAACTCTGTATGTTCGCTATACAAGCAGCGGTTCTAATAACTCAACAAAAACTTTCTCTAATAACGAAGTTATTCAAACTGAGGATGGAATCTACACTTTCCAAGCTGCAACAACAGATGCAACTGGTAAGGGTTCTCTTGCCACTATTCAGCGTGGTGTTTACTACGTCAACGAACATTTCTGCTTGGTCGAAGAACAATCTATCGTTCTAGACAAGTATTCTAATACTCCTACATACCGTATTGGATTGCACGTTTCTGAGGGTGTCGTAACACCAGAGCAAGATGAAACTTTGCTTGATAATGCACAGAACAGCTACAACTTTGCTGCTCCAGGCGCTCACCGTTACTACATTGACCTAACTCTGACTAAAATTGCAGTTGATGCAACTGCAGACTTAAACTTCATCGAACTAATTCGTGTTGACGATGGTAGAATCAAAACAATCGTAGACAAAACAGAATACTCTCTATTGGCTGATGAGTTGGCTCGACGCACATACGACGAGTCTGGTGATTACACTGTTCGTGATTTTGCTATTGATATTCGTGAGCATCGCAACAACAATCGTGGTCAATGGTTGCAAAATACAGCTTACATCTCTGGTGACGTAGTAACAAACGCTGGTAACATTTATGTAGCTAGAACATCTGGTTCTTCTGTTACTACTGCACCAACACATACTACTGGCACCGCATATGACGGTCCAGGTTCTACTGGTATTAAGTGGGAGTGGACTAACGCTCCAGTTTACAATCGTGGTATCTACCGTCCAGAAGATGGCGGCGACGAAGCTAAACTTGCTATCGGTCTAGAGCCAGGAAAAGCATACGTTCGTGGCTACGAGATTCAAAAAGATTCTACTACATATATTGCAGTTGAGAAGGCACGTGACTATGACCAACAAACAGGCGCTATTATTCAACCTACTGTTGGTAATTATTTACTTATCACTAACGTTAATAACTTACCTCCAGTAGACACATACGATATCGTTAAGTTGTATGATCAAGTTACTGGTTCATCTGTAGGTACACCTGTAGGTACTCAAGTTGGTACTGCTCGTGTGCGTTTTATGGAATGGTCTGGTGGCGCTTCTTTTGGATCTGGTGCTATCTACAAACTAGGTTTATTTGATGTTCAGATGAATGCTGGTAAAGACTTTAACAGAAGCGTTAAATCTTTCTATTACAGCAACGGTGGAGATCCAAATCTATCCTTCACTGCAGACATCAATCCTGTTTCAACCGCACTGATTGGTTCTATTACAGCTTCTTCTGGTTCTGTTACTGGAACTGGAACTTCTTTCCAGACTGATTTAGTTTCTGGAGATTACATTTTAGTTGATGGTGTTATGTATCGTGTTACTGCATCACCATCTTCACAAAACGCACTAACTTTAAATACTGGAACATTTACTGGTAAAGCATTCGCTCTAGCAACTACTCAGTTACTAGAAACACAAAATACTGGTATGGTGTTCCCACAACCAAACTATGCTATTCGTTCTAATAGATCTGCTGGAACTTCTGGTATCAACAACACAACATATGTTTGCTACCAAAAATTCACACAGAATGCTTCTGGAACATCTCTTTCTCTAAGTACTTCTGGCACATTTATGCCAGCAAGTGGTGTTACAAACTATATCGTGGTTGATAACGATGCTGCAGCTGGTGGTGCAGTGATTCAACCAGTAAGTATCGTACCATTAGGTTCTTCTGTAACTATTACACTACCACCAGCACAGTCTGGTCGTTCTATCACAGTTATTGCAGCTGTACAGCGTAATGGTTCTGGTTACGAAAAGAACAAAACTTTGACAACTGTTACAGAGCAATTCAACACTGCATCTCTTGCACAACAAGCGTCATTGATTCTAGATAAAGCCGACGTATTCCGTATCACTAGCGTTAAGATGGCTGCTGGCACTGCATTCCAAGCATCTAATACAACACTAGCTTCTAATCTTTATACTCTTGATATCTCTGATCGTTTTGACTTTGATAATGGTCAGCGCACTACTCACTACGACTGGGGTCGTCTGAACCTAAAACCATCGTTCACAATCCCATCTGGTCCAGTTCAAGTTACTTACGAATACTTTGAGCACAGCGTTGGTGATTATTTCGATGTGAACTCTTACAGCACTATTGACTATAACAAGATCCCAGCTGTGTTGCGTGACTCTCTTGACTTCCGCCCACGTGTTGCTAACAGATCAGCTAATGCAAACAAGAGCTTTGTTGGAACTGGCGCTTCTTTGACTTCTGTTCCAAAACGTGGAGAAAACGTTTCTTCTGACTACAGCTACTACTTCTCTCGTAAAGACAAGATTGCTGTAGACTTTAACGGCAAGTTCTTTAACATCAAGGGCGTTCCATCTATCGATCCAGGTGAGCCACAAGACCCAGCATTGGGTATGGTTCTTTACACTCTGGCTCTTGAACCGTACACTTACTCTACTAACTCTGTATCAGTTTCTAAAGTAGAGAACAAACGTTATACAATGCGTGATATCGGTAAACTAGAAAACCGAATCAATAACTTAGAATACTATACTTCTCTTTCTCTACTAGAGCAAGAGACACAATCTCTTAAGATCACTGATTCTAAGGGTCTGGATAGAATGAAAAACGGATTTATCGTTGATAACTTCAGCGGTAACAACGTCGGTAACTCTAAGTCTCCAGATTATTTCTGCTCTGTTGATATGGAGAACAACCAGCTTCGTCCATATTACACAATGCACAACGTTAACTTGATCGAGAAAAACTCTAACGATAGTCAACGAACATCTTCTAAGTATCAATTAAACGGCGACATTATCACTCTGCCGATTATTGAAACTCCTGTTCTAATCAAACAAGAGTACGCCTCTCGTTTGGAGAACATTAACCCATTTGCAATCTACACCTTCTTGGGTAATGTAGATATTAACCCACCTTCTGACGACTGGTTTGAGACTAGTCGTTTGCCTGACATCGTTCAGCAGACTGAGGGTAACTACAGCATGATCCGTGATCTGGCTATCCGTGCTGGTATTATCGGTGAGGGTGGTTTCGGCACTCTATGGAACCCATGGGAAACAGAGTGGATCGGTAAACCAGTTACTGTTGGTAACAATACATACTCTGCGGATCGTCGCACTGGTGACGGTGGTGCTGCTCTTGATGCCGCTTTCGGTCTTGGACCAGATGCTCCAGGATGGGCATTCCGTGTAGTTACAACTGAAGTCCAAGCTACTGCTATCGGACAGTCTCGTACTGGTGTTCGTTCTACTCTTCAAACTAAGACAGACTACGAGCAAGTTGCAGACCGTACAGTTTCCACTGCAGTTATCCCATATATCCGTTCTAGAAACGTCTTAGTGCAAGTCAAGGGACTGAAGCCACAAACTCGTTTCTACAGCTACTTCGATGACATTGATGTTAACTCTTACATCACTCCAGCAACTAAGATCGTTTACACTGCTGGAACTGGTACATTCGACGTTGAAACTAACGTTGGTGGTTCTGCTTCTGAAACCAAGCGTCGTATCGCTGGTGACTCTCAGATCTGCTTGAACCGTGGTGACGTTATTACTACTTCTAACAACTCTGGTTCTGCAGTTGTTGTTGGTAAATCTGTTGATCCAGATACTGGTGCGTTAACTCTTGATGTTGTCAACGTTATTGGTACTATTACTAATGGACAGTCTTTCACTGGATCTGTTTCTGGTGCTACTGGAACAGTAGTTTCTGTTACGACTGCAAGCACTCTTGTCACAAATAAACAAGGTGCAGTTAACTTCTTGTTCTATATTCCTAACACAGAAGCAATTCGTTTCCGCACTGGCGCACGTGAACTGAAGTTGATCGACGCATCTACTTCTACTGGTCAGTGGACTAGTCGTGGTCGTGGAATCTACCGTGCAGAAGGTATTTTAGAAACTAAACAAGCCACTATTAACGCTGTGCGTAATGCAGAAATCGTTAAAGAAGTTATTGGTCCAAATGATGATCCTGCTGCTCGTCAGACAATTTATCAGACTTCTGAGCGTGTTGTTTCTGATACTGGTTGGTATGATCCACTTGCTCAATCTTTCTTGGTTCAGCAAAAGGGTGGCGCATTCCTAACTGGCGTGGATATCTTCTTTGCTACTAAGGATGACCGTATCCCTGTTACTCTAGAAATCCGTGAGATGGTAAACGGAACTCCAGGTAAAAATGTTCTGCCATTTAGTCGTGTTACATTAGATCCTTCTCAGGTTAACCTTTCTACTAATTTGGTAACTATCGGCGAAGATCCTGCACAGTATCCTAAGTTTGATACTCCAACGCACTTCAAGTTTAAGACTCCAGTCTACGTACAAGACAACGGAGAATACTGTTTTGTGCTACAATCAGATTCTAACAATTACAAGGTTTGGATCTCTCAAGTTGGTGATGAAATCCCAGGAACTTCTGGTAGAACAATTTCTCAGCAGCCATATGCTGGCGTGATGTTCAAGTCCCAGAATGCTTCTACTTGGACTGCAGATCAAAACCAAGATATTAAGTTCACAATCTACCGTGCCAAGTTCGACACTAGCGTTGTTGGTAATATTGAATTCGTGAACGACGTCTTACCATACGATAAGATTGAAAGCGATCCTATCCAGACTGTTGCTGGCTCTAACACTGTTCGTGTGTGGCACTATGCCCATGGTATGTACGCTGGTTCTCGCGTTAACATCAAGGGAATTGCTTCTGATGTTAATGGTATCCCAGCTTCAGAACTGAATGGTGAGAAGGTTATCGTAGCTATGGATCCAAACAGCTACACCTTTACAACCAGCACTAGTGCTACTGGTAGTGGTTACGGCGGTGGCTCTGCAGTCTATGCAACTAGAAACGTAACATTCGATCTAGTTAACCCTTCTGTTCAGATGCAATCTTTCTCTGACACTAAGGCTAACTTCTCTATCAAGACTACTTCTGGTAAGTCTATCGATGGGTCTCAAACACCTTATGTTGCAGAAACATCTTTCGTGCCATGCTTGATCAAACAGAACAATATTTTCCAATCTCCAAGAGTTATTGCCTCTGAGATCAACGAAAATACTTCTATGGGTGGAGCTAAGTCTATTACGTTCTCTGCTCAGATTTCTACTACTAACGATGCAGTTTCCCCAGTTATCGACACTGCTCGTGCTAGTTTGATTGCTGTTTCTAACAAGCTAAATGCTCCAACTGAAGCTAACACAAACATTGCTGCATTGGATCAGAAACAACTGTTCACTGGCGCTACTGGAGCATTCTCGTTCACTACTACTGGCTTCAATTCTACAAACGCCGCTGTTCGTGGATTTATGGCTGGTATCGGTATCGGACGCTACGTAACTATCGCTTCTGCTACAACAGCTGGAAACAACGGAACATTCCTAGTGACTGGCTACACAGATGATGGTACAACTGGAACTATTACTCTGGGTAGTTTCAGTGGCACTGCTGAAGCAGCTGTTTCTGGAACTTCTGTTGCTGTTCGTGAGCAGTTCTTCGACGAAATTACTCCAGAAGGTAGCTCTACACTGAGCAAGTATGTAACTGCACCAGTTAAGTTTGCTAACCCATCTACTTTCTTGAGAGTTAGATTCGCAGCAAACATTCCTTCAGAGTCTGATGTTCAGGTCTACTACAAGACTTGCACTGGAGACACTAAGCAGTTGCAGACCACTAAATATACACTGTTGAACCCAGATTCTGCTATTCCAAAGGTAGAACTAGGCAATACAGCGTTCTCTGACGTTAACTATACTCTAACAGGTATGGCTGCGTTTGACAGTATTGTTGTTAAGATCGTAATGCGTTCTACTAACAGCAGCGCTGTACCACTAATCAAAGACTTAAGAATTATCGCTTGCCCGTAATGGAATACTTGAAAGTTCGAGGACACAGTGGCTTGGTTAGAGATATCTCTAGCGGAGCCATTGTCAACACGAACCGAACAGAATATGAGGAATATATGGAAAGAGTAAGGTTAGCCGAAGAAAAGGAAAACCTACTTTCTCAACATACGGCTGAGATAAATAATATAAAGAATGAGTTGCAAGATATTAAAACCCTGCTATTGCAACTCGTTAATAAAGGTTGACAAAGGATCCTAAATGGCAAACATTTCAGCACCTTCAATCACGTTAAGAGCTACCAAAGGTAGCCCTTTAACGAACGCCGAAGTTGATGCTAACTTTACTAATATTAGTAATGCACTACAAACTGGCTTAACCGCAGCTTCCTACACTGCAGCCGACGTTTTAGACAAACTTAAAACTGTTGACGGCTCTGGTTCTGGATTGGATGCCGATTTACTAGACGGATGGACGCAGGACACTGCTAACACGGTAAACACTATTGTTCGTCGTGATGCCTCTGGTAATTTTGCTGCTAACAACATTACAGCTGCTACGTTTTCTGGCACTTTTTCTGGCGTAGCTGCAATCACTAGCGGTTCTATCACATTAACAACTGCTCTAGCAATTGGCTCTGGTGGTACTGGTGCAACTACCGCTGCTGGCGCTAGAACAAACTTAGGTCTAGCTATTGGATCAGACGTTCAAGCATATGATAAAGAGTTGGCTGCTCTTGCAAGCGTAACTTCTGCTGCTGATAAACTTCCTTATTTTACTGGTGATGGTACTGCCGCAGTTACAGACTTTACATCTTTTGGTAGATCTCTAGTTGATGATGCTAATGCTGGCGCTGCACGAACAACTTTAGGATTAGTCATTGGTACAGACGTACAAGGTTATAGTGCTAACTTAACTGCTATTTCTGGTCTAACTGCAACCACTGATAAAGGTCTCTATACTAGAACAGGTTCTGGTACTGCTGTTGTTCGAACAATCGCTGGTACTGCAAGCAGAATTGTAGTGACAAATGGATCTGGAGAGTCTGGTAACCCAACAATCGACTTAGGTTCTGACGTTCCTTCGCTTTCTGGTAATAATACCTTTGCTGGAACTTGCTCGTTCACTGCAGCTACGACTACTCTTAAAGCTGTGGTTGCTGACTCTTTCACCCAGGCTTCTGACGCTCGCTTAAAGGAAAACGTTCAGACACTAAATAATGCTGTAAACGTTGTTAATAGTCTAAGAGGCGTTTCTTACACCAGAGATGGAAAACAAGAGATCGGTCTTATTGCCCAGGAAGTTGAAAAACACCTACCACAAGTTGTTTCTACAACAGAAAGTGGTATGATGGGTATTTCATATTCTAACATGGTCGGTTTGTTAGTTGAAGCTATTAAAGAACAACAAAAGACTATTGACGAGCTAAATGCTCGACTAATTAAACTGGAGAATTAAACATGGCTTATCACGGCGCAACTGGTTTTAGACGTTCTGACGGTACAGACGTTGTAAACTTATTCTGGAATTATTACGACGCTGGAAATAGAGACTATACCGAACCAAACGCTAACTGCGCTTGGAACTGTGCTTGTAACGCTTGTAACTCTGCATGTAACTGTAACTGCGGTAACTGTGATGCTGGCGACTTAGGTTTTGGTGTTACTACTGACCGTCGTATCAATATCTTCCGTAACACTTCTGTTGGTGGTGCGATCTCAGCATCTACAGACGGTATTCGTCACGATAACCAAGACAACACTATGGGCGGATTCCAGTGGGCTAGAGTAAACTGTAACTGTAACTGTGCTTGCAACTGTAACTGTGCTTGCAACTGTAACTGTTAAGGAATTGTATAATGTTAAAAATTTTTAAAAGTATCATTAAAGGTAACTTAGATACAGAAACTTATGCTCGTGACACTAATCACAGAGTAACGATGGGTTATGACGCAGAAACTCAGACTATCAAAGTTAAAGTAGAAAAAGTTTTACCACCAAATCCAGATCTTTCTGAAGATCTTCCAGAGGATACACCTACTGTTTTGAGAGAACCTCACACAAGTGCAGATTTTGTTTTAATAGTAGAACGTGAGTTTAGCGCTACTGATTTTGTCTTTAAAAATGATAACACTAAGTGGCTGATTGAGTATGATTCAAAAACTAAAACAATTAGTGACCCTATCGACGTTTACGAACTAGCTAAACAATATATTAATGGTAGTGCTTCTCACGAAAAGATTTATTATAATCTAAACCAGTATCGTTATCAAGTAGACCCATCACTAACACCTTGTTTTATGTTGGATTGTTTTTATAAGTCTTTGGGGTTTGATGGATCTACTGTTCAATTCTTCGTTGAAGACTTACAGTTGGACTTCCTTGACACTGTTTTAGAAGTTCATGATAACCAAGAAATCACTGAAGTTACCCCAAAAGAATATGAATTCTGGTGCCAGTATAACGCTAGAGTCGCAGTGACATTTGAGGTTCTAGACGAACAGGGTAAAATTGTTTCTTCTGCTATTCCAACTGTTAAACAAGAAGCTAAATCACCATTATTCCGAACACTACAGCAAAAGTCTCCAGTTGATTTAACTGATGTTTCTGACAATTTAGGAATTCAACCAACTGGCGCAGCAAATGGTAATCGTTTTTACGTTAAACTTCCTGCTACCGATATTCATAATATTCGTGTCCTGTTCGGTAGTAGAATTCATAATTTGATCGGACAACGACCATTCGTCACTTTTGATGTATCAACTGTTAATGGAGTTTCTAATAAATCTAGAATTTCTAATAGTTATAACCCAGAAGAACCAAACGTTTACGTTCAGGAATTTATACAAAACCACAACCATCCTGCTGAAAAAATGAATACTGTGTTTTCTGGAGTTGAAGGTGTTATCATTAATACCACAGGATTAATTAGTGGTGATTTCTTTAAATTTAAGTTAAATTTGGGCGAATTCGTTTCTTGGGCGGAACTTTGGGTTGAGATTGAGTAACTAAATACTTTGTATTCTATATTATAAGGATTTTTAATGAGTAAATTTACGCTAGTGTTGCAAGGCGCTAATGATGTGACGCTTAATATGATTTATGACCCAATGACATCTGAGATGTACTGGGAACATAACCACGAAAAACCCTCACTGGAACATATCAGTAAGGGTCTTCAATATCAAATGAATGCTAAGGTCTGGGAACCTGCGAATATTACAAACCCGCATGACCCAGAACTACACGGCAAAAAATCAAGAAAGCCAGTTACACTTAAGATCACAATGGGTCTAAAGTGTAACTACGCTTGTTCTTATTGCAACCAAGCCCACCAACCACACGACCCAGTCGGCGGTCCAGATGACGCTGAGGAATTAGTGCGCAAGATGAAAGAGAACTTTTCTTTCAGCACGTATGATAACTTCCGTTTAGAATTTTGGGGCGGTGAACCTCTGGTTTATTGGAAGACTCTAAAACCACTAGCTGAGAAAGTTAAAAAGGTTTATCCTAACGCTCAGTTTATGATGGTTACCAATGGCTCTCTTTTGACAAGAGACAAAGTTGATTGGTTTAACCGTATGGGGTTTTCAATCGGTATGTCACACGATGGTCCATTGCACGCACAAAACCGTGGTCCAGATCCGTTGGACGAACCAGTAGCCAAAGACGCTATCGTGTACGCTCTGAAAACTATGGGCACTATGAGATTCACATTCAACTGTGTATTGACTAGAGAAAACGTATCTCTGCCTGCGGTTCGTGAATTTATTATTAAGAAACTCAACAGAAAAGATGTAGGTTTTGATAATCCAGGAATCGAGCAGCGTGAGATTCAAGTCACAACAGAAGAGCTAATGCTTCCTTACGATGACTCTGGTATGGCACATTCTCTTCAAACAACTGACGAGAAGAAAGAAATTCTACACACTTTATTTGAAGAAACTATTGATGGCAAAAACCAGTTCAGCTGGACAGTTTATCAAAAGGTCAAGGGTTTCTTCGAGTCTATTGTATATGGTCGCCCAGCTGAAGCTGTTGGCCAAAAGTGTGGCATGGACAGAGAAGACAACATCGCCATCGATATGAAGGGTAATGTCACTACTTGCCAAAACACTTCTTCGCTAACTAAGCACAATATCGGTAATATCGAAGACTTCGATAATATCCGTTTGACTAACTCTTACCATTGGTCTACTCGTAAGGAATGCCCTTCTTGCCCAGTAGTTCAGCTATGTCAAGGCGCTTGTTTGTTCTTAGAAGACCAATATTGGGAACAGGCGTGTGAAAACCTATTCTGGTATAACTTAGCTATGTTGAGTGCGGCATTGTTCAAGATGACTGATGGTCTAGTATTGACTGAGATTCGAGGCGATCGTATTCGTTTTGACGGAGTTACTAGCATTCCAGTAATCGACATCGAATATATGAAGACTGGTAAAAAGAGTTGGAAGGTTCGTAAGCCACTAAACATCCCAGTAGTGCAAGTTCCAGTAGAACCTAAATAAGATGTCTGAAGCGTTTCTAGATTGTTATATTTGGGACGTCAATAGATACCCGAGATATGGTTCTATTGACTCCAACCTGAACAAAAGGACTTTGGCTGATATATTTCACCACAATTCCTTGACAGGTTCGTTCCAGAATAACAATGTAAGCATACAAATACCAGACTTTTTGTTAAATGCAACGCAGGAACAAAAAGAATTTGTTTATAAATATAAAGAGAGAATCGTAAGGTTAAAGCTCCCAATTATGGTCTTAGAAACGACCAGCAAGGGCGAAGAACGCTGGGGTTTAGATCTTAGATGCGCAGAACACCTTAGGTATTTAAGGAAATAAGGAGAAATATAAATGGAAAAGAAGCACGTAAAGTGGGTTATCGCCCATGAGCCAATCGGTTTGTTTCTAAAGGTTGCAGAAAGTTTCGCCAAAGAAGTCAATGAAAAGACTGGCGGCAAGTTTGATATCGAAGTTCTTTCTTTGTCTGACTACTCTACCAAGTACAACGGCGGCAAGAAAATCACTAAGAACGAATTGATGGCATTGGTTGATACTGGCGCTATCGAAATGAGCCATATCTACACTACTTGGCTTGCAGATTACAACAAGGATCTACACGCTCTAGATCTACCATTCCTGTTCCGTGACCACGCTCACGCTGATGCAGTTTTGGAAGGCGAAGTTGGTACAGAGTTGCTAGCTGGCGTTGCTAAGAACAGCAACATCCACGCTATGTCTTTCACTTACTCTGGTGGCTACCGTGTTGTTCCAGCTAACTTCAAGGCTGACACTGTTGACGCTTGGAAAGGTCAAACAGTTCGTACTAGCCGTTCTCCAGTTGCTGTTGAAACATTCAAGCTACTTGGCGCTGAACCAAAAGAGCACATCGCTCTAGAAGAAATGAACGAAGCAGCTGACGCTGGCGTTATTTCTGCTGGTGAATCTACTTACGTTCGTATCTTCCCGCTAGATCAACATAAGTCTTTCAAGGTTGTTAACGATACAGCCCACAGCTTGTTCTTGACTTCTATCATCGTCAACCAAGACTTCATGAAGCAGTTCGATCAAGAAACTCAAGAGATTATGGCTACTGCAGCATTCAACGCTGCTCGTAAAGAGCGTCGTGAATCTGTTGCGGATATTCCTAACATTCTTGCAGAGTGCGAGCAAAAGGGCGTTGAAGTTGTGCGTATGAGCGAAACTGAACAGAAGAAATTCAAAGAAGTTACTTCTGCAGTTTACGAGAAGTTCGCTGACTACTTCACTCCAGGTCTTGTTCAGAAGATTCAGCTACACTAATTAAGTTAGTGCTAAATAAAAGGGAGCTTAGGCTCCCTTTTCATTTTTGAGGATATTATGAAACACCTGCTATATTACAATGTCGGCTTAATTAGATCACTAGACTTGATTAACACCATGCAAGAACCTATCGAAGAGTATCTTGCGCCGAATAGCAAAGAACTTTATGCATTCTTCGAGAAGCATAAGATGAACCTGAATGCTGTATACGACAGAACAGGCAGCACACCTCACTTTTTAAACATCAAGCCTGGGCTATTACGCATCCCTAGCATTGATCCATCATTCAATAAGTCATTTAGACAGTGTGTAGAAGAAAGATGTAAAGAATTGGTGGAATTAGACAAACCAATCACTGTTGTTTGGAGTGGTGGTATTGATAGTACACTGGCGCTATTCGCACTAATGCGTTATGTAGATGACCCTAGCCAGATTACAGTTTACGGAACATATAGTTCTATTTTAGAATCTGGTCCATTATTTGACAACAAGATTAAAAACTCTGGTGTTAAGTACACGTTCAAAGTTTCTTCTACTAGAGATTTTGATGATGGTGACCCAAATAGTATCTTTGTGACTGGATTCTATGGTAACCAGCTATTTGGTCCAGTAGATGACTTCATCACTGGCAAGATCAAGACACCAATCTCATTTTTCCACCATCAGTTCAATAACGACGATCCATTAATCGACTACACCAAGTGTATCGATGATGAGCTACACGAATTCCTGCTGCCTTCTATCAAGGCTAGCCCTAAGAAAATCGAAACTTTAAGAGATCTTCGTTGGTGGTTAATTTTCAATTATGACTGGTACACGGCAGAGTACTCTAGTAGAGTTGCTACTAAACAGCAGCATAACCAGTATCACTTCTATAATACAGACGATTTTCAACGTTATGTTATCACAACAAAAGAACCGTTTACAAAAGAAGTTGGTAAACCTCTAACTCATCGTTGGGTTATGCGAGAGTTGATTGAAGAGTATAGCGGCGACAGTTATTATGCATGGAATAAACCAAAAGGGGTTTCCGCACTTGGAAACCCCATATCTTCTTGGTTATTTTTGCTAGAAGACTTTTCAGTCTATCATGCAAATAAAACTATCTTACGTGATCATCAAGAAATTTACTCGCACGTTAATCAACACATGGGTTTCTGATTCCATGTTAGTCTCTACATAACGCTGTGCATAGCCTGGAGAAACATAGATTTCACCAGGACGGCTCTTGATACCAAAACTAGTACTAACTAGGTTTTGCGCAGCCATTTTACGAATAGCCTGAACGCCGCCACGTGGGTCTGGGAAATAAGTCATAGGCGCTTGGTCGCCAGCGTTTGCAACAAAGGTAAACACTAGAGTAGAAAACTCGTAGTTGTGCGGTGGGATATGTTCACCACGTTGTTGGAACAATGTGTTAGAACCAACAATAACTGGTGTTCTACCCATATCGTCTCTAGAAAGCTGGATCGATTCGCAGATTTCGTAAATTACTTCTTTCAAGCGATTAACTGCTGGGTGATCTAGCTCCATAATATCTTTAGCGTTGCCGCCATCTAAAGCCTCGGAATCGTTAGATAAGTCGATTAGAGGTTGAGCGATCTGCTCCCAATCCGTGAATTTATAACTAGCAAAAAGAGTTGGGAATAGGTGTCTCTGGAATGTTTCTTCTACAGGAGAATAATCAAAGTTGTATTCTTCTGTCTTAGTTTCACCGATAATAGGTGATGGGATTGGTTCTACGTTTGTAATAGTACCATTTTGTGGTGGTTGAGTATTTTCCATATTATCTCCATAAAAGTGATGTTATCTGTCGCTTCGCAGCTAAGAAGTATTTATACAACTTCTATCCCACAAAATCCCTTCGTTTATAAATAAGAAGTATAAAAATAGTTTTTCGGGGAATTGGATGGCAACTGTTAGTAACCTTTTTGTTGACGCTGGTGCTAGTTATAGCAACATTATCTCAGTTGCAGCGACCAATGGTCAACCTCTAAATTTAACAGGGTATACTGTGGCTTCTCAGATGAGAAAGTCATATCAGTCCAGCACAGCCTATAACTTTACTGCATCTGTGTTCAACGCAGAACAAGGTAAAGTTCGCCTACAACTAACTCCCCAACAGTCAGAAGTTATTCCAGCTGGAAGATGGCTTTATGACGTAGAAATAACTTCACCTTCTGGCTCTAAAACTAGAGTTGTTGAAGGTATCGTAACAGTAAATCCTCAGATTACCCAAATTTAAAATGTCTGATACAATTGCTATTGTACAATCCGATGAAGCTCTTCAGGTCGCAGTATCCGAAGGTGTTCTTACACTTGCGTCATCAACCGTGTCCAATCCAGCAGTAGTAGAATCTCTTGATAGCGTCGCAGACGTAGATACAACTACTAATGGTAAGATAGATGGGTCGATTTTAGTATACAGAACAGTAACAAATAGATGGACTTCCACAACTACGCTAGATGCGCAGAATATGGAAGGCGGCGAATTTTAACGGAGAACATAGATGGCTTCTATTATTAGAATTAAACGTTCTAGCACATCTGGCAACCCAGCAACGCTGGGCGCTGGTGAGTTAGCGTACTCAGCATTAGCTGACAATGGATCAAACGGTGGTGATCGTTTATACATTGGTATGGGCACAGAGACTGCAGGTAATGCAGTCAACCACGTTATTATCGGTGGTAAATACTACACTGGTTTAGTAGACGCTGGTGGATCTGGTGGTACACTTAATACTTCTGCTAAGTCTATTCCAGTTCTTTCTGCAACTGGTTCTATCGACAAGTGGTTAGTTGGCAATTTACAACTAACTGGTAGCACTCTTTCTTCTACTAATACCAACGGTGATATTAACATCACTCCTAATGGTACTGGTAAGACTATCATCAGCAACCTATACACAGACGCAACTACTAGTCTGACTGAGTTCATCCAGGACGTTGCTGGCGGTGGTATCGTTGACTCTGCTGAGATTGATGCAACTTACGATGATGCAGCTGGCACTACATCATTAGCTCTTAAGACCACAGGTGTAACAGCAGGTTCTTACGGTTCCGCAACTGCTATTCCAACATTCACTGTTGATAGTAAAGGTCGTTTGACTGCAGCTGGATCTGTTTCTGTTGCAACAACGCTGAATCTAACAGGCGACACTGGCTCTGATGGCATTTCTCTGCTAACAGAAACGCTAGCCATCGTTGGTGGTGAGGGTATCGATACTGCTATTACAGCAAATACCCTAACAATCTCTGCAGAAGACGCAAGCACTACTAACAAGGGTGTCGCTTCTTTTGACACAGCTAACTTTACTGTAACTGCTGGTGCTGTCTCTGCAAAGACAATCACTTTGGGTTCTTCTACCTTAGCCCTTGGTTCTACAACTACTGGTCTTGCTGGTCTTTCATCTCTTGGTGTAACTGGTAATGCTACTGTTGGTGGCACTCTTGGTGTTACTGGCGCAACCACTCTAAGTTCTACGCTTGGCGTTACTGGTAATACAACGCTAGGTGGAACATTAGGCGTTACTGGTGCAGCTACCCTAAGTTCTACTCTTGGTGTTGCGGGCGACTTTGCTGTTAATACTAACAAATTCACAGTTGCTGCTACTTCTGGTAACACTAGCGTTGGTGGTACATTAAGTGTTACTGGAAACAGTACTCTTGCTGGTACACTAGCAGTAACAAATGATTTGAGCGTTAATACTAACAAGTTTAATGTTGCAGCTTCTACTGGTAACACTTCTATCGCTGGAACTCTTGGTGTAACAGGAGCAGCTATTCTATCCAGCACATTAGATGTGACTGGTAACCTTTCTGTTAATAGCAACAAATTTACAGTCGCAGCAGGTTCTGGTAACACTTCTATCGCTGGAACATTGGCAGTAACTGGTGCTGCTACATTTAGCTCTGCCGTGAATATGAGTGGTCAGAAGATCACTAACTTGGCAGAACCAACTGATGATTCTGACGCAGCTACAAAGTACTACGTTGACGCTGCTCGCTCTGGTCTTGATATCAAGAACTCTGTTAAAGCTGCTACAACTGGTAACATTACCCTTTCTGGCACACAGGTTATTGACGGTGTAACTCTGTCTGTTGGTGATCGTGTTCTTGTTAAAGATCAAAGCACTGCTTCTCAAAACGGTATTTACGTTGTTGCCGCTGGTGCATGGTCTCGTTCTACTGACGCAGACGCTCCAGCAGAACTAAACCCAGGAACTTTCGTATTCGTTGAACAAGGTACTGTTAACGATAACACTGGTTTCGTTGTTGTTTCTGACACTGTTGTCACTATTGGTACTGATGCCATTAACTGGACTCTGTTCTCTGCTTCTGGTACTCTAATCGCTGGTGCTGGTCTTATCAAGAACGGTTACACTCTAGAAGTTCAAGTTGGTAACGGCGTAACTATTGCAAACGATACTGTTCAACTGGCATCTTCTGTTGCTGGCGCAGGTTTGACTTATACTTCTGGTGTATTGGATATCGTTGGAACTGCAAACCGAATCACAGTTAATGCAGACAGTATTGATATCGCATCTACATACGTAGGTCAGACATCTATCACTACTCTAGGTACTATCACTACTGGTACTTGGAATGGTTCTGTAATTGCTGACGCCTATATTGCCGACGATCTAACTATCAGTGGCGGTACAGTTAATAACACTCCAATCGGTGCGACTACTCGTTCTACTGGCGCGTTCACAACTCTTGCAGCAAACGGCGCTACTACACTGACTTCTACTCTAGCAGTTTCTGGATCTACTACTTTATCTTCTACTCTAGGTGTTGCGGGTAACGTTACTCTAGCTGCTAACTTAACTGGTGCAGGTGCATCTACTTCTACTATCGATGGTTTCACTATCGACGGTGGAACTTATTAATTATTGCTAAATAAGTGATAATGGGTGGGTGAGATTCCCACCCAGTAGTTCTTACTACTAGGTTGTTGTTCTTTTTAGAATAAAGAAATAATGTCAAATAAGATTATCCTTAAAAAATCGTCAGTAACGACAAAGAAACCCCTTGTCACTGACTTAGAATACGGCGAAGTTGCTCTTAACTACGCTGACGGCTTTCTTTATTTTAAAAATTCTAACAACGAAATCGAAGCATTTGCTTCTCGTGGTTTTACACAACCCTCCTCTAATAGTGCGGTCACTTTTACGACCGACGCCCAAAACAATACCATTCTTCAGTTCCAAGTAGGCGGTACTGTCATCGCTAGATTCGGCGGTGGTCAGATCACATTCGATGTGCCGCTTTCTATGAATGGTAACCTAATTACCGCTCTATCTGCTCCAATCGGAAATACTGACGCTGTTAATAAAGCGTATGCCGATGGCGCAGCATCAGCCTCTGGTTACCCAAAGGGTGACTACGGCGATATCGTTTCTGCCGCAGCATATGATGCGTTCGGCGTCCCTATTGTTGCGATTATCACGTATGATAATATGGAACCTGTTGGGGTATTTAATACTGTAGATTTTGGAGCACTTGCTTAAGGATAAGAAATGCCAACACAAATTCAATTAAGACGTGGTACTTACGACCAACACAAAACATTCACTGGCGCTAACGCCGAGCCGACTTTTGATACGTCAAATAGAGTAATGCGTCTGCACGATGGATCTACCCCAGGCGGTAGTGAAATCGTTATGGGTAATACTCTTTACAAGAGTTTGCCAGTTAGAGTAATCTCTACTTCTAATATTACACTGGCTGGTGTTCAGACTGTTGACGGCGTTTCTCTGTCTGTTGGTGATCGTGTCTTAGTCGCAGGTCAGACTGATCAGTCTAAGAACGGTATCTACACTGTTGTAGATCTACCAGGAACATGGGTTCGTGCTTTCGATTTTGATAAGATTTATAACATTCAAAAAGGAATGTTTGTTTATGTAGCAGAAGGTTCTACACATAACGAAACTGTTTGGAAGTTAACTTCACAACCAACAACTCTAGATTTACACGCAATCACTTTTGAAAAATGGCTTGGTGTAGAAACACGTGGTCTGGCTCAGAACACTGTAGCAGGTATGGTGGTTCGCCAGTCTAAAGGCACATTTACTAGCCGAGCAATCACAGTTTCTGGTCAAGGTATCACTGTCACTAACGGTGATGGTATCTCTGGTAATCCTCTGCTATCTCTTAACTCTACACCAAACAATACAGTTAGCGCTATTATGGCTCGTGATGCCAATGGCGACTTTGCTGCAAATAATGCAACACTAGCTGGTGATATCGCAGTTAACGGTGGTGATGTAACTACTACTGCAACAACTGCAACTCTATTCAATACCAATGCTACTACTTTGAACATTGGTAACGCAGCTACTACTGTTTCTATCGGTGCTGCTACTGGTACTACTACAGTTCGTAATGACTTGGTTGTTAACGGAACTTTTACAGTCAACGGTACTACTGAAACGATCAATGCAGTTACGGTCACAGTAGACGACAAGAACATTGAGTTGGGCTCAGTTGCATCACCAACTAATACGACAGCTGACGGTGGTGGTATCACTCTGAAAGGTACTACTGATAAGACTATTATTTGGCTGAACTCTAATAATTCTTGGAATTCTTCTGAAGACTTTAGTGTTGCTAGTGGTAAAGTGTTTGAAGTTAACGGTGTTCCAGTATTGACTGCAAACTCTGTTCTAAATGATGCGTCTCAAACATCTATCACTGTAGGTGGTTCTGCTAGTGCAATCACTATGGGTGCTTCTGGTGGCACTACTACTCTGCGATCTGGTACTCTGGTTGGTTCAGACGCAACCCAGAACGTATACAACACTGTTGCTACAACTGTTAATGCCTTCGGTGCAGCTACTTCACTAAACATCGGCACTACAACGACTGGTGCCCAAACAACAAACATTGGAACTGGTGCAACTGCAAGCGCAACAACCAAGACTTTAAACTTGGCTACTGGTGGATTGACAGGTTCTACAACTAACGTAAACATCGGTTCTACTGCTGGTGGATTGTTAACAATTAGCAACCCTAACGTAACATTCGATAACGGTATTGTTACATTCACTAACGCAACCGACGCAACTACTTCTGCCAATGGTTCTGTTCGTTTCGCTGGTGGTATTAGCGTTGTTAAGAATATCGTCTGTGATGGAACTTTCTCTATCTTCGGTGACATCTCTGTCAACGGTGGAGACATCTTAACTAACCAGACAACAGTTTCTGTATTCAACGATACTGCAACTACAGCTAACTTGCTGGCTGCAGCAAGCACTATCGCTATGGGTGCTTCTGGTGGTACTACAACTCTACGTTCTGGCACTCTCGTTGGTAGCGATGCTACCCAAAACCTTTACAACACTGTTGCCACTACTCTGAACATCGGTGGTGCAGCAACTACAATTAACTTGGGTAACGCTACTAGCGCAACTCTATTGGCACGACCAGGAACTATCGTTGGTTCTAACAGCACACAAAACGTATATGATACTGTTGCTACTACTGTTAACGCTTTCGGCGCAGCTACTACTTTAAATATCGGTAACGCAACAACTGCTACTTTGACATTACGACCAGGAACTATCGTTGGTTCTAACAGTACACAAAACGTATATGATACTGTTGCTACTACTGTTAACGCTTTCGGCGCAGCTACTAGTATTGTTCTTGGCGCAACTTCTGGAACTACCAACGTTCGCAATAACTTGGACGTCGATGGTGACGTTAATATCGACGGCGGCGATCTAACAGTTTCTACTGCTACATTTAACCTAGCAAATACTACTGCTACTACCCTAAACATTGGTGGCGCAGCGACTACTGTTTCTATCGGTGCAGGAACTGGTAACACAACTGTTAATAATAACTTGATTGTGTCTGGTAACTTGACTGTTAACGGAACAACAACTACAATTAACTCAACAACTCTTTCTGTTGATGACCTAAACATCGTTCTTGCTGATGGTGCTGCTACTGCCGCTGCAGCAAACGGTGCTGGTTTGACTGTTGCTGGTGCGAACGCTACATTGACTTATGCATCCGCAAACGATCGTTGGGAAATGAACAAACCACTAAGCGTAAATGGAACTGCTACAGTTTCTAGCAACGCATCTGTTGGTGGTACTCTTGGTGTTACTGGTGCTACTACTCTAAGCAGCACACTTGCAGTGACTTCTAACACTACTGTTGGTGGTACTCTAGGCGTTACTGGTGCGACTACTCTAAGCAGCACTCTAAACGTATCTGGTTCAACAACCCTTGCTGCGCTTTCAGCAACAACTGGTTCTTTCTCTAGCACATTAGGCGTTACTGGCGCTACTACACTTTCTAGTACTCTAAACGTATCTGGTGCAGTAACTCTTTCTAGCAGCTTATCTGCTGGTTCTACTACTCTGTCTTCTTTGAGTTTGACTAATGCGCTGGGTATTGGATCAGGTGGTACTGGTGCAACTACCGCTCAAGGAGCAAGAACTAACTTGCTGCCGCCACAGTCTGCTCCACAAAACGGATACGTTCTGACTACAAATGGAACTGACGTATTCTGGAACTATCTTGGTAATGCGATGGTTACTTCTTTCAACGGAAGAACTAACGTTGTTACTTTGACTTCTGGTGACGTAACTGGTGCTCTTGGTTTCACGCCACTGAATAAAGCTGGCGATACTATTAACGGTAACCTATCTTTAGCTGCTGGTACTGCTCTTATCGGTAACGCTGGTAACTGGATTGGTGAAAACAACAAACTACAGTGGCACTCTTCTCACCTATACTTTGGTTTGATTAACGGTGGTTCTTGGATCTTTAGAACTAACGGCGGTGAACCTGCTTACATCACTAACGGTGGTGTTGTTTTTGGCTCTGGTCACCAAGTTACTTCTGACATTTCCCTAAAAGAAAATGTTGAAACTATTGGCAATGCAAGCCATTTGTTGAGTAACCTACGTGGTGTTACATTCGACTGGAAAAAGACTAAGAAACGTGCTTATGGTTTCATCGCTCAAGAAATCGAACAGACTGTTCCTGAACTGGTTGAAGAAATGCAAACTAATTCTATGGAACCAGAAAAAACAGTTAAAACTGTTGACTACGATAAGGTTGTAGCTATCCTAGTCGAAGGCTGGAAAGAACAACAAGCTAGAATCGAAGCACTTGAGGCTGAAGTAAAAGCACTGAAAGGCGAATAAAAATGGCAGTCAATTCAAGAGAAAGTCTTAAACAGTATGCGCTGAGAGCACTTGGCGCTCCTGTGGTAGAAATTAACGTAGACGATGATCAACTGGAAGATCGTCTAGACGAAGCCATTGATTACTGGCGTCTATACCACTACGATGGTATCGAAGAAATGTATATGAAGCAACAGATTCGTGCTTCAGAAATGACGCTAACGACAAATAACGCAGCATCTTTTAATCTTGGAGACATTGTTACTGGTCTATCTTCTGGCGCTAAAGCAACTGTAACAAAAGACCACAGAACTTCTAGTGGCAACCTTTTGTTGGTTAGAGATGTAAAAGGGACATTCCAAGGCGGAGAAGTTTTAGCTGGTACAACCATCACAGCAACTTTAGATACTAACACACCAATCACACTGCGTGAGTATGATAACAAGTACATCAATATTCCAGACCACGTATTCGGTGTAACAGAAGTTCTTTCTATCGGATCAGCGTCATCTTCTAGAAACATCTTCGACTTACAGTATCAACTACGTTTGAACGACTTGTATGACTTGACTTCTACGTCTATCATCTACTATCAAACTGTTATGAATCACCTGTCTCTATTAGACTTCACTCTAAACGGTAAAGACAGCTTTAGATACAACAGACTACAAGATCGCCTATATCTGGACATAAATTGGAAACAGAACGTAGTCTTGGGTGATTATATGATCATTAAAGGTTATCGTGCTATGGATCCAAATCAATGGTCTAAAGTTTGGAACGACAACTGGTTGAAAGATTACACAATCGCCTTATTCAAACGTCAGTGGGCGATCAACATTAAAAAGTTTAAAGGTATCCAGCTTCCAGGTGGTGTTACTCTTGACGGAGATTCTCTGTATCAAGAAGCTGTAGAAGAAATCTCTAAACTAAAAGAAGACCTAACTAATAAGTCTGCTCCACTAAACTTTATGATGGGCTAAAATGTCTACAACAAATGTATACTTCTCACAGGGAACTCGAAACGAGCAGTACCTAGTCGAAGACTTGATCATAGAATCATTGCGCATCTATGGTCAAGAGGTTATGTACATTCCAAGAACACTAGTTTCAAAAGATGAGATTCTAGGAGAAGATCGCCTAAGCCAGTTTAAGTCTGCCTTTCCTATCGAAATGTATTTTGAGAACGTAGACTCATTCGGTGGACAAGGCGCATTTATTCAGAAGTTCGGTTTGATGATGGAGCAATCTGCGACTTTAGTCGTTGCTCGTCGTCGTTGGGAGCAGTTCGTTGGTCGTTATGGGGTTACAACTGTTCCTACCAGACCAAACGAAGGCGATTTAATTTATTTCCCACTGTCCAAAGGTTTATTCGAGATCAAATTCGTTCAACACCAAGACCCGTTCTATCAACTGGGTAAGTTGTATGTTTACAAGTTACAAGTTGAACTGTTCCAGTATGCATCTGAGCAAATCGACACTGGTATCGCTCAGGTCGACACATTTGAAACTCTTAAGACATTCAACACTAATACAACAAGAAACCAGACTGGTGGGGTGAAAACTATTACTATCACATCTAATGGAAACGGATACACATCTGCGCCAGCAGTTAACTTAATTAGTTCTACTGGTAGTGGAGCAGTGGCTCAAGCCGTAGTTGTTAATGGTAAGGTAACTTCTGTCAACGTTATTAGTAGTGGAACAGGTTATCAAACACCACCAGTAGTAACATTTGTTGGAGGTGGTGGTACTGGTGCACAGGCTGAGTCTCAAATTGAAATTAATATCGATAAAGCAGAATCTTTCGGCGACAACAATAAGTTTAAACAGCAGTCTTCAACTGTTCTTAACTTTGATGATTCTAACCCATTCGGGGAGATAAACAATGCTTAACGGAAGCGTTTACTACCATGGCACTATCCGAAAGGGTATTGTAGCATTCGGGCGTTTGTTTAGTGACATCTACATTGACCGTAAACAAGGTGATTCTGTAAACGGAACAACGATGCAAAGATTGCAAGTTCCTTTGGCATACGCACCAAAAGAAAAATGGTTAGTTAGATTAGACTCAGATCCTAATCTAGAAAACAATACAATGATTTCTTTGCCAAGAATGTCATTTGAAATCACAGACTACTCGTACGACTCTTCTCGTAAAACAAATCGTATGCAGAAAATTAAGTCTGGTGACTCCAACGTTCAATCAACTGTGTACACTCCAGTCCCATATAACGTCGGAATCAACTTGTATATTCTAACAAAGACTCAAGAAGATGGTCTACAAATCCTTGAGCAGATTTTACCAACATTCACCCCAGAATATACACTAACAATCAACACCATAGACGCACTAGGAATCAAGACAGATATTCCTATCGTTCTAAATAATGTGTCAGTACAAGATGATTATGATGGATCCTTTCAAGAAAGAAGGTTTGTAACTCATACCTTGAACTTCACTATGAAGATGAACCTGTTTGGTCCAGTTTCTGGTCAGAATGTAATTACTCAAGTCAATGCTTCTGTTGGAAACAACGAAGACTATTCTAATCCAAATAGAACATACACCGCTGAGGGCGATACGCAAACCGTAACTGTAACAAGTGAGAATTGGTTAGACACATTCTAAATGGCTGAGTTTTATAATAATAATCCAAACCTGAAGGCGGCTGGTGTACAGATAGCATTCACACCAGAGCAGATCCAAGAATATATTAAGTGTTCTCAGGATCCAGTTTACTTCATTGAAAATTATTGCCATATCGTCTCTCTTGACCACGGTTTGATTAAGTTCAAGCTATATGAGTGTCAAAAGAAAAAGATTGATGTCATCCATAACAACCGTAAGGTTATTCTTATGGAAGGGCGTCAGCAGGGTAAGACTACTACTTCTGCTGCTTATATTCTTTGGTACACAGTATTCCAACCAAACAAGAACGTAGCTATTCTAGCGAACAAAGCTACTGCTGCTCGTGAAGTTTTGGATCGTTACCAGATTATGTACGAAGCTCTACCAATGTGGCTACAGCAAGGTGTTACTACTTGGAACAAGGGTGATATTGAACTAGAAAACGGCTCTAAAGTTTTCACTGCAGCAACTGCTGCTTCTGGTATTCGTGGTAAATCTGTTAACTTACTATACGTTGACGAAGCTGCTATCATTCCGAATACGGTTGCCGAACAGTTCTTTACTTCTGTTTACCCAACAATTTCTGCTGGTCAGACTACAAAGATTTTGCTGTCATCAACTCCATTGGGTTACAACCACTTCTGGAAGTTCTGGAACGATGCTGAGAACGGGCGTAATGGATTCGTACCGCTGTTCATTCCTTACTGGGAGATTCCAGGTCGTGATGAAAAGTGGGCTGAAGAACAAAAGGCGATGCTGGGTGAACTCAAGTACAACCAAGAGGTTGCTTGTAAGTTCTTAGGTTCTAGCCTAACCCTAATTAATGCTGATATCATAGCACAGATGTCTATCGATCCGACCATCTACCAAAAAGAAGGATTGGATGTTTATGTTAGACCATCTGCTGGGCACACTTATTGTCTGATTGCGGACGTAGCAAAGGGTGTTGGTGGAGACCACTCGGCTTTCCAAGTTATTGACATTACAGAAACCCCGTACAGAATCGTGGCTAAGTACCGCAACAACGAGATTAGTCCACTTCTTTACCCGAACGTTATACACAAAGTTGCAAAAGAATATAACGAAGCATATGTGCTGATCGAAACTAACATCAGCGAGCAAGTTGCATACATTTTACACGCTGAACTAGAATACGAAAATATCCTAATGGTGAACAGTTCATCTACTGGGCAATATGTAGGTGGCGGTTTCGGTGGAGGAAAAACACGTTTAGGTGTGAATACAGACAAGCGTGTTAAACGAATCGGATGCCATAACTTTAAGTCTATGGTTGAAGAGAAAAAGATGATTATTAATGATGCGGATACCATCTCCGAAATCTCTACTTTTATTGAAAAGAAGGGTTCTTATGAGGCGGATGAGGGATATCACGATGACTTAGTTATGCCTCTCGTGCTATTCGGTTGGCTCACAACCCAGCCATATTTCAAAGAGCTAAATAATGTAGATCTTCGAAAAGTTATGTATGAAAAGAAAATCCAGGCTATCGAAGAAGAATTGACTCCATTTGGGTTTTATGATGATGGGCAGGAAGCTGCCCCACTAAACTTCTAATGAAAACTTGTAAATCATAAATAAAATATGTAGACATAAAACCTGTCTAGAGTAAAACTTATTAAATAAGGAGAATTACAATGCCTTTCCAACTATCTCCAGGCGTTGCAGTCGTTGAAAAAGATTTTTCAGCAATCGTTCCAGCTGTTTCTAGCTCCCGTGGTGCTTTCGCTGGTCCTTTTGCATGGGGTCCAGTTTTGGCTCCTACTAGTGTTACCTCTGAAAACGAATTAGTTCGTATCTTCGGTAAACCTACTGATGCTAACGCACAGGCATTCTTTACTGCTGCCAACTTCCTATCTTACACTAATAGCATGCTGATTGCTCGTACTGATTCTGCTGCAGCTAGAAACGCTGTTGCCGTTCAGTCTGGTAGTGTTTCTAATATTGCTGTTACTGCTGGTGGTTCTGGTTACACTGCTATCCCAGCAGTTTCTATTTCTGCTCCACAAGACGCTGGCGGTATCCAAGCTACTGCTAACGCTCTTCTAAGCGGTGGTGGTGTTACAGCTGTAACAGTTTCTGCTGGCGGCTCTGGTTATACTACTGCTAACGTTTCTTTCTCTGCTCCACAGACACAAGGTGGAACTGCTGCTACTGGTACAGTTACGCTTTCTGGTGGTGCTGTAACAGGTATCGTTATCACTAGCGCAGGTTCTGGTTATACTTCTGCCCCAGTTGTTACTATTACTGGTAACGGAACTGGTGCTGTTATCGGAACAGTTTCTATTTCTGCATCTGCTATCACTGCGATTTTTATCACTAATCCAGGTTCTGGTTACACTAGTGCTCCAACAGTAACTATCGCTTCTCCAGGCACTGGTGTTACTGCTACTGCTACTGCTACAATCACTACTGCTGGTGTTAAGATTAATAACAGCAACGACTACCTAGCAAACTTCGTGAACGGTGCTGGTGTGTTCGGTGAGTGGGCTGCACGTTATCCAGGCGCTCTAGGTAACTCTATCCTAGTTTCTATGGCAGACTCTGCTACATTCGCTAACTGGGCATACAAGTCTTTCTTTGACGCTGCTCCAAGCACTTCTAGTTTTGCTGCTCAAGTTGGTGGTTCTAACGACGAAGTTCACGTTGTTGTTATCGACGAAGACGGTCTATGGAGCGGTACTCCAGGAACTGTTCTAGAAAAATACTCTTTCGTTTCTAAAGCATCTGATGCTAAAAAGTCTGACGGAACAAATAACTACTACAAAGACGCAATCAACGCAGGTTCTGATTTCATCTATTGGATGGATCACCCAGCTGCTGTTGCTGCTAACTGGGGTACTTCTGCAGCTGCTAAGACATTCGCTTCTCTAGGTTCTGCAGTTACACGTTCTCTAAGCGGTGGTGTTGATAGCTTGACTGCTACTGACGGCGAAACAATGACTGCATTCAGCCAGTTCGCTGATGACGCACAGTACGACATCTCTCTAATTCCAGTTGGTAAGGCTTCTGCAACTGTTGCTAACCACGTAATCGGTATCGCTGAATCTCGTCTAGACTGCGTTGTGTTTGTTTCTGCGCAAGACGTATCTTCTGGCGACCCGATCATCGGTACTGGTTCTGCTGCTACTGACAAGATCGTTGCTTACCGTAACGCTCTACCAAGCACTTCTTACGCTGTTCTGGATTCTGGTTACAAGTACCAGTATGACCGTTACAACGACAAGTACCGTTGGATCCCTCTAAACGGTGACACTGCTGGTCTATGCGCTCGTACAGACTACACTAACGACCCATGGTTCTCTCCATCTGGTCTAAACCGTGGTCAGATCAAGAACGTTGTTAAGTTGGCACACAACCCAACTAAAGCAGATCGTGACGTTCTGTACAAAGTTGGTGTTAACCCAGTTGTTTCCTTCCCAGGTGAAGGTACTGTTCTATTCGGTGACAAGACATTGCTTGCTAAACCAAGCGCATTCGATCGTATCAACGTTCGTCGTCTGTTCATCGTTATGGAAAAGGCTATCGCTACTGCTGCTAAGTTCCAACTATTCGAGTTCAACGATGGCTTCACTCGTGCTCAGTTTAAGAACTTGATCGAGCCGTTCCTACGTGACATCCAAGGTCGTCGTGGTATTACTGACTTCGCTGTTAAGTGCGACGAGTCTAACAACACTGGACAAGTTATCGACTCTAACCAGTTCGTTGCTGACATCTTCGTCAAGCCAAACCGTTCTATCAACTTTATTACTCTGAACTTCGTAGCTGCTCGTTCTAGCATCAGCTTCACTGAGTTGGGTGCGTAATTAGAGAATAAATAAGAAGAACAAAGGAGAATTAAATGGCAAATATTGCTGATTTTAAGTCACAAATGATTGGGGGCGGTGCTCGCCCTAATCAGTTCCGTGTTGAACTGACTTTCCCATCATTCGTAACTCTTGGAGCAGTAGCTGGTCAGCGTGCACAGTTCTTGTGTAAAGCTGCTCAACTACCAGCGTCTACAATTGAGACTATCCCTGTACTATTCAAGGGTCGTCCAGTTAACTTCGCTGGTGAACGCACTTTCGCTCCATGGACTGTTACGATCTATAACGATACCACTTTCGGTATCCGTAACGCTCTTGAGCAGTGGCAATCTGGTATCCAGAACTATGACACTACTTCTGGACGCACAAACCCTACTGACTACCAAGTAGACTTGCAAGTTCACCAACTAGATCGTTCTGGCGCTATCATCAAATCTTATAAGTTTGTTGATGCATTCCCAACTAGCATCTCTGCTATCGGTTTGGATTATGAACAACAGAATGCGATCGAACAATTCGATGTAGAGTTTACATACAACTTCTTTACATCTGGCACTGGAGCTTCTTCTGGATTTGGAGTTAATGTTTCTATTGATACACCAGTTGGCTCTATTCCTCTATAATTGATAGAAGGATTATATAATGCAATTTTTTGGATTCGAGATTACACGTAAAAAGGAGAAGGAGCTAGGCAGTGTCGTAGCTCCACCTCCAGTCGACGGGAGTACCGTAATAAACACTGGCGTCAATGCTGGTGGGTATTACGGTATGGTCATAGACGTTGAAGGCATTGTCAAGAACGAGAATGATCTTATCCGTCGTTATCGTGAAGTTTCTCAATATTCTGATTGCGATGGCGCAATCGAAGACATCGTCAACGAAGCAATCGTTGTAGACGAGCAGGGTAAGTGCGTCAAGATGAACCTTGATGCAGTAGATGTTTCACCCAACATCAAGAAAAAGATTAACGAAGAATTTGAGAACGTTCTTAAAGTTCTAAAGTTCGAAGAGCGTGCACACGACATCTTCCGTTCTTGGTATATTGACGGACGTCTTTATTACCAGATCCTAATCGACGAAAAGAATCTAAAGCAAGGTATCGTAGAATTACGTTACATTGATCCACGCAAGATTCGTAGAATTAAAAACGTTGTTAAAGAAAAGAATCAACAAGGCGTTGAGGTTATCAAGGCTGTTGAAGAGTTCTACCTTTTTAACGACAGAGGTATTACTGAACAAACAACACAGGGTGTCAAGCTATCTATTGACTCTGTTGTTTACGTTCCTTCTGGATACCTAGACCAGAACACTGGTATGATGATGTCATACCTACACAAAGCAATTAAGGCTGTTAATCAGCTAAAGATGATCGAAGACGCTTTGGTCATCTACCGTATTTCTCGTGCGCCTGAACGTCGTATTTTCTACATTGACGTTGGTAACTTACCTAAGGTTAAGGCTGAGCAATATGTTACGGACATTATGAACAAGTTCCGTAATAAAATTGTTTATGACGCTACCACTGGTGAGGTGCGTGATGATCGTAAGCATATGTCTATGATGGAAGACTTCTGGATGCCTCGCCGTGAAGGTGGTAAAGGTACAGAAATTACTACACTTCCAGGTGGACAGAATCTTGGCGATATCGAAGATATCCAATACTTCCAGAACAAACTGTATCATGCACTGAACGTACCTGTTGGTCGTCTGCAAGAACAACAAGGTTTCTCTATTGGTCGATCTGTTGAGATCTCCCGTGATGAAATCAAGTTCCACAAATTTGTTTCCCGTCTGCGTAAAAAGTTTGCAACTCTATTCACTGACGCACTGCGTGTTCAGTTGGCTGCAAAAAACATTATGCGCCCAGAAGAATGGGACGAGATCAAACAAGATATCCGCTACGACTTCGTAGAAGATAACCACTACTCCGAGTTGAAAGACAACGAAGTGTTGATGGCTCGTCTTGCTACAATTCAGCAAATGGAACCTTACATCGGTAAGTTCTTCTCTATGAACTGGGTTAAGAAGAACGTTCTTCAACAGACTGAAGAAGATATCGAACAGATGCAAAAAGAAATGGATGCTGAAGAAGACTTCCATATGGATATGGCATCACGTGATGGTGAGATTGCAGGCGCTACACAAGCCGCACAACAGAATTATTTACAAGCAAACGCACCGCAGGCACTTGAAGCGCCTACGAGCGACACACAAACAGGAGCTAAATGATGAATGAAAATATCAAAGACCTAGTTAATGCTATGTTAGCCAAAGATGCTAACGGCACACAAGCTGCTTTTCAAGCTGCAATGGCAGAAAAGATCTCTGCTAAACTAGATGATATGCGTCAAAACATGGCGCAAAATATGTTTAAAACTGCTGCAGAAGTACCAGCAGCGGATCCTGTTGTAGAAGAAGAATTAAATTTAGAAGTAATTGATACTCTTACTGAAGAACAACTAGATGAAGTTTTAACTAAAAAGACTCCAGCAAGCAATGTTATCAGTGACTTTGTTCACAGCGATGATCCACGATTTGAAGGTAAGTCTAAAAAAGAACGCATCAAGATGGCTCTTGGTGCATACTACGCTAAACACCCAGAGAAATCTAAGAAGTAATGTATTACAAAGATTTTACCGATACAATTAAAAGACCTGGTGTTGTTGAAAGCATCAGAAGTTATCTTCAACTTATTGAAAAGTTAGAGGATGGTAAAGTCTACATCAATGGAATTGAAACTAAGTTTGATAGTTTGGAAGAAGCTAGACAGTACGTTAAACAAGATTATATTTCACATCAATTAGAAGAACAAGTATCAAAAGACTTATACGAAGAAATATCTGACAGTAAAGTAGCTAGCATTATTAGAGAATATTACGAAATCAAAGTCACAGATACGCTTATCGAAAGTTATATTAAACTAGCTTCTTCCAACATTTTTACAATAGATCCTGTGGTTCAAAGAATTCGTCAGTTGAACAGGCTAGACACTATCGTTGAAGGTAAGATTCACTATGTGCTTGAGGACGATTCTATCATCGCAATCACAGAAGAAACGCAAGATCGCCTAAATAAATTATTGTCGAATCAAACAGAGATTATCGAGTACATGAGAGAAAGCAGCAGCAATTTCCTTCATGTTCTTGAACAACTAGAGGAATAAAAATGGCTGTCACTTTCACAACAACCAAAAATACAAACCAAGAGACTGTGATTCATTTCGCATCTTCTGCTATAGAAACAGGCACTATCACTATTGCTGATCTAACCGCACCAACACAAGAAAGAAACTCTGACGCCCCAAAGGTTGATATTGTTAAATTTGTATGCTCTGGTGAAGTTGGATCACACGTTAGAATTGATCGTAATAGCAAGCGTGTTATTTCTTGTTCTCCTGAGAACGATGTAAACATTGAATTTAATACAGTGGGTATCCCTGTTAATAATGACAACACTTCTGACATTGTTATTGATAATCACTCAGCAAAAGATGTGACTGGTTGGTTAGTTTTGCGTAAATTGGCTGGATGGAACACTAAAGTTGAAACTGCTACTTACGGTTCTTACGATGATGTTACACGTGTTGGCGCTTCTACAACAGTATCAGGCTCACCAGATAAGGTATAAGATATGAAACTAATCAGAGAAGATATTCAAGAAGCCAAGCTGATCGTTGAAGAAAAGCTAGGTAAAGGAAAACAATACTTCATCGAAGGCGTTTTCCTGCAATCCAACATTCAAAACCGTAACAAGCGTATGTACCCAGAGCATGTTATGGATAAAGAAGTTGCACGTTATATGCAAGAACAAGTTAAAAATAACCGTGCATATGGCGAACTTGGTCACCCAGACACTCCATCTATTAACTTGGATCGTGTTTCCCACCTTATCGTAGACCTACGCAAAGAAGGTACAAACTATATCGGTAAGGCAAAGATTTTAGAAACTCCAATGGGTAATATCGCTCGTGGTCTATTAGATGGCGGCGCAAACCTTGGTGTTTCTTCAAGAGCACTTGGATCTCTTCAACTAAACAAAGAAGGGGTCAATGTTGTTCAGGATGACTTTATGTTGTCCACTGCTGCGGACATCGTAGCAGACCCATCTGCCCCAGACGCTTTCGTTCGTGGCATCATGGAAAACAAAGAGTGGATCTATATTGATGGAAAGTTTGTGGAGCAACACATTGAAGCTACTAAGGCTTCTATTAGAAAGGCTTCTACTCGCCAATTAGAGGAAGCTAAATTGCACGCTTTCCAAAGTTTTCTGAGTAAAATCAGATAAATAATAAATAATTTAATAGAACTAATCCAGTTACAGGAGATAACGAATGTCTATCGAACAAAAAATTGCACAGATTCTTGCTGAATCAAAGCAACAAAAACTAGATGAAGCTAAACTTGCTGGCGCAGAAACAGGTAGCAAAGATGTTGCTGCTGGCGCTTCTGGTGAGAAGGCTGTCATCCGTCAAGGCAATGCAGTACCTAATGGTGGTGAAACACCTAATCCAGATTCTGCACGCAATAATGTTGACGATGAAAAAGAAGCAGAGAAGGCACCACAAGGATCTCAGAATCCTAAGAATGGTGACCAGTCTCCAATTCGTCAAGGCGACGCTGTTAAGGGTATGAAAGAAGATATGGATGCCCTATTCAATGGCGAAGAGCTAACAGAAGATTTTAAAACTAAAGCTGCTACAATTTTTGAAGCAGCAGTTATGGCTCGTGTAAACGCTGAAGTTGCACGAATCGAAGAAGAATTCGAAGCTAAACTTGCTGAGCAAGTCGAGCAGAATACTCAGGGAATTGTTGAACAAGTTGATGGATATCTTGGCTATATTGCCGAGCAGTGGATTGCACAGAATGAATTAGCCCTTGAGCGTGGTATCAAGTCTGAAATCTTAGAAGGTTTCATTACTGGCTTGAAAGGTCTCTTTGAAGAGCACTATATTGATATTCCAGAAGAAAAGTACGACGTACTTGGCGAAATGGAAGAAACAATTTCTGCTTTGGAAGCTAAGCTAAACGAACAAGTTGAAGCCAACGTTGAGTTGACTAAGACTTTGGCAGAAGCAAAGCGCCAAGAGATCGTTAAGTCTATCAGTGAAGGTTTGACTGACTCTGAGTCTGAAAAGTTCATGAGTCTAGTTGAAGAACTTTCTTATGAAGATGCAGAAACATATGAGACTAAAGTAAAAACTATCCGTGAGAATTATTTCTCTGGTAAGAAGACTGAAGTAGCATCTGTTGTTACTGACGCTCCAGTAGAAGTGTTGACTGAGGAAAAGAAGGTAGCCCCTGTTGATCCAAAAATGTCTGCATATCTATCAGCACTCAACAAAATCTAATTAAAGGAAAATAAAAATGACAACTCGTCAAGCTCTAATGGAAAAATGGGCACCAGTGTTGAATCACGAAGGTGCACCAGCTTTCAAAGATCAGTACCGTAAAGAGGTTACTGCCGTTCTTTTGGAAAACCAAGAACGTGAAATGCAAAAGCAAGCTGAAGCACTTTTCGAAGCTGCTCCAACTAACAACGGTGGTACTGGCATCTCCATGGGTGGTGCAGGTACTAACGCTCAGATGGCTGGTTTCGACCCAGTTCTAATCTCTTTGGTTCGTCGTGCAATGCCACAATTGATCGCTTACGATATCGCTGGCGTTCAACCAATGACTCAACCAACTGGCTTGATCTTCGCAATGAAGTCTCGCTACGCTACTCAAAACGGTACTGAAGCGTTGTTCAACGAAGCAGATACTGACTTCTCTGGTACTGGCACTCACGCTGGTTCTTCTTGGGATCCAGCAAACAACACTACTGGTACTGGTATGGCTACAGCTGCTGCTGAACGCCTAGGTGCTGGCGGTCAAGGTGACGGTGCTTTCGGTGAGATGGCATTCTCTATCGAAAAGACTTCTGTAACTGCAAAGACTCGTGCTTTGAAGGCTGAATACTCTATCGAATTGGCACAAGACTTGAAATCTGTTCACGGTCTTGACGCTGAAGGCGAATTGAGCAACATCCTTTCTACAGAAATCCTTTCTGAAATCAACCGTGAAGTTGTTCGTACTGTTTACACTGCTGCTAAAGCAGGTGCACAAGTTGGTACTGCTACTGCTGGTACTTTTGACCTAGACGTTGACTCTAACGGTCGTTGGTCTGTTGAAAAGTTCAAGGGTCTAATGTTCCAAATCGAACGTGAAGCCAATGCTATCGGTCAACAAACTCGTCGTGGTCGTGGTAACATCATCATCACTTCTGCAGACGTTGCTTCTGCATTGGCGATGGCTGGTGTCCTTGACTACTCTTCTGCCCTAAACGGCAAGAACAACCTGACTGTAGATGATACTTCTACTACTTTCGCTGGTGTTCTAAACGGCAAGTACAAAGTGTATGTTGACCCATATACTGCTAACGTATCTGCTAACCAATTCTTCGTTGTTGGTTACAAGGGTACTTCTGCTTTCGACGCTGGTCTGTTCTACTGCCCATACGTTCCTCTACAAATGGTTCGTGCAGTTGATCCAAACAGCTTCCAACCAAAGATTGGTTTCAAGACTCGTTACGGTCTAGTTGCTAACCCATTCACTACACTAGATGCTGGTGCTGATGGTCTTGCTTCTGGCAATAACTACTACTACCGTAAGGTTCGTGTTACTAACCTAATGTAATTAGTAACCTCGGTACTAAAAGGGATCTTCGGATCCCTTTTTTATTTCCTAAATAATCTTTATGGCTACATCACTACCCTCTCAGTTAAACCCGTTATCACCAAACGGCTTCCAGTTCTCTGTGCAGAAACTGCCTGACATCACATTCTTTTGTCAGTCTGCTAACTTGCCAGGAATTATGCTAGGTGAACCAGAGTTTTACACACCATTCTCAAGACAACCAATTCCAGGTGATACTCTATCATATCAACCTTTAGAGTTGCAGTTTTTGGTAGATGAGAATATGCAAAACTATCGAACAATCTATAACTGGATAGTTGCACTAGGTTTCCCAGAAAGTTACGACCAATACATCACTCACAATAATAATGACACTACTGCATACGGTGAGTTGGCTAAAAATTATTCTGACGCCACACTGCAAATCTTAGATAGCAACAACCTAGCAGTTCAGACTGTTCAATTTTACGATGTTTTCCCAACAAACATTAGCTCTTTGCAATTTGCATCTACCAACGAAGACGTTCAATACCTTGTCGGTAATGTAACGTTCAGATTCGGATGGTATAAACTGTTATAAATCAAATTTGATTTTTTTGCAACTCTACTGTATAATGGTAGAGTCAAATTGAGGTATATTATGAACATTGAACAACTGCAAGAAATGTGGGACGCCGATTGTCAGATCGATGACAACTTCCTTGGTGAAAACTCCACAGCAACCCCCAAACTCCACGCTAAGTACGTTAAGCTACTTGTAAATGTCAAACTCAAACACACCAAGTTGAGTTCGGACTACAACATTCTGCGTAAGAATAAATTTCGTTACTATCGTGGCGAATTGTCACGTGATGAACTAACGGAACTTGGTTGGCCACAGTGGCAAGGCGTCAAGCCGCTTAAGAATGAGATGGATGAATTTCTCACGGGCGATAGCGAACTAAATACAATGAAGGTCAAGATTGAGTATCTTGAAACTATGATTTATTATCTTGAATCCGTTCTTGGACAGATCAAAGCCAGAGACTGGCAAATCAAATCTGCTATTGAATGGAAGAAATTTTTAGCAGGTATGTAAGTGAGTATAGTAACAGTAGAGAAGTTAGATGAAGTTTATGTGCGTGTCTTTTCAGACCCAAGTATCGAGCAAGAACTTTGCGACTTCTTTACGTATGAATATCCAGGCGCAAGATTTACACCACAATATAGAGCGAGATTGTGGGACGGTAAGGTTCGCCTGTACGATCAACTAAGAAAAACTCTTTACGTTGGTCTTTACGATTATGTGAAACATTTCTGCGAACGAAATGAATATCAGCTAGTGCTGAAAGGTGACAGTATATTTCCCGAACCAAAATATACAACCGAAACTATCGAAGGTTTCGTCAAGACTCTAAAGCTACCAGACAAGATCGAGATTCGTGACTATCAGATTGATGCTATTACAAAGGGCATCAATGATGAACGAGTTGTGCTGCTATCTCCAACTGGCTCTGGTAAGTCATTCATCATTTATTCCCTAATGCGTTATCACATCAGCAGAGGCAATAAATGCATTCTAATAGTTCCAACAACTTCCCTTGTTGAGCAGATGTACTCTGACTTCGAGGACTACTCCAGCGTAAATGGATGGTCAGTTGGCGCACACTGTCAAAAGTTGTACAGTGGATTCTCTAAAGAGTTTACTAAAGACGTATTGATCACAACTTGGCAGTCTATTTACTTACAACCAAAATCTTGGTTCAGGCAGTTCAATGTTATTTTTGGTGATGAGGCACACAGCTTTAAAGCCAAGTCTTTGACCACTGTTATGGAAAAGATGGATACGATTCGTTATCGTATCGGTACAACTGGCACACTAGACAACAAAAAGGTGCACAAGCTAGTTCTTGAAGGTATCTTTGGTCCAGTTCATAAAGTTATCACGACAAAGAAACTTATGGATTCTGGAAGATTGTCTAGCCTAAATATAACTTGTATAGTGCTTAAATACTCTGAGTCGATTCGTAAAGAACGGAATAAAAACACGTACCAAGATGAGATGGACTTTCTTGTTGGGAACGAATCCCGCAATAAGTTTATTCGGAATCTGGCAGTAAATTCTAAAGGTAACACGCTGGTTCTTTTTCAATACGTTGAAAAGCACGGCAAAGTTCTCTACGATCTTATCAAGGATAAAGTACACGATAAGCGAAAAGTGTTTTTCGTTTACGGCGGTACTGACACTTCAGATAGAGAAGCCATAAGACATATTACAGAAGATGAAGATGATGCAATCATCATCGCATCTTACGGTACATTTTCAACAGGTATTAACATCCCTTCTATTGAGAACGTAATCTTTGCATCGCCAACAAAGTCAAAAATTCGTAACCTACAATCTATTGGTAGAGGATTGCGAAAAAAAGACGGAAAGGAAGCGTGCAACTTGTATGACATCGCTGACGACTTGCACTGGAAGTCTTGGAAGAATCATACGCTGAATCATGCGGCAGAACGTTACAAAACGTATGCCGAAGAAGAATTTGATATTAAAATTATTGAGGTAGATCTTTGATGCTAACAGGTAACGAATTTTACGTTGTAGTTAGACTTACCACTGGTGAACAGATTATGAGCGCACTCCAACAAGAGGATGACAACTATATTCAGTTGCTACATCCAATGCTTGTAAGAACAATCCCCAATTTCGAAACTGGTAAAGAGCACGTTACTGCTGCTCCATTATGCGCATTCACAGACGAAGAATCGTTCGTGCTAGATAAAAAGAACGTCCTGTTTATCAAACCTCTAAAGGAAGCGTTCGTTCCTCACTATTTAAATATTGTTCGTGAAAGCGAAGGAATAAGATTCACTCCTCGTGGTCGAGATCCTAAAGATATCTTGGGACAAGATGAACTCGACTATCTAAAACAGATTGCTGACGCAAAGTCAGCTATCGATCAACTACGTTCTGTTGTAGAAGAAACAGAAGAAGAGAGACAGAGAGTATTCGTTGAAGGTAACGATACTAAACACTAAAGAGTTAACGATCATCCCTAACTCCGTTAGTTTACCGCTAAGTCAACGAAAAAGCAAATTTATTTTGTAATAGAAATAAAACTTGTCTTTTATTGTTAGTTGTTGTATACTTCTCTCTAGCTTTGTGGAAACAAAGGAAAATATATGCTATGGCACACTATGTAAATAACGCTGACTTTTTAAAAGCAATTTCAGAGTACAAACAAAAAGTAAAAGAAGCTGAGGAACAAGGTCTTGAAAAGCCCATCGTTAGCAACTATATCGGGGAATGTATCCTAAAGATCGCTAACCATCTGTCTTACAAACCCAACTTCATTAACTATTCTTATCGTGATGATATGATTCTCGATGGTATCGAGAACTGTATTCAGTACATTGATAACTTTGATCCTTCTAAGTCGAACAATCCCTTTGCATACTTTACTCAGATTATCTACTACGCATTCCTTCGCAGGATCGCCAAGGAAAAGAAACAATCTTATATTAAAGGTAAGCTGATTCAAGATATGCCATTCGAGGCGTTTGAGTTACAAGAGCAAGATGAGAGTGGTGAGTTTCACAATGCATATCTTGAGTTTATGCAGAACAATCATACTTTCGATGATTCATTCATTGAACGTAAAAAAGAAAAGAAGAAAAAGAAACAAGCAAGTCTAGATAATTTCATAGGTGAAGAAAATGGCGAACCCGATCCAACAATTGATCAAGGATTTATCAGTAGGGAAACCGACGCTAGCTAAGTACCCGCCGATTCGTCGGCGTAGATCAAAACGACTCAGTCGCAACAGAAGAATCTTGAGACGTTATGCATGGGATGCAACTGATAACATTTTAAATTTGAATAAAATTATGAACCAAAGCGAAACTGAAAATAAAATCTTCTTGGGCACATCTGATTTCGATGACCTGATTAAATCCCAAATCTTGGAGCGTCGTGTCTCCGCAGGTAAAAACACCCTACACCGCCACACAACTGTTCTATGCAACCGTGGAACATGGGCTGAGTGGATGGAAGAACAATTCAAAAACGATCTTATCGTTCAAGGAAACCAATCCAATGGTTTTGTTATCGAACGTGAGACTGACAACTATATCTCTTACAACGTTAATAGCAACACGACAGACGTTAGTGTATCTGGTGATGAGGCGTTCGTTGATTCTATCGTAGCGTTGGTAGAGACTAAGTTCTCTGTTGTGACATCTTACATCGAATGGATCTACTCCAGCGATGGTAACTCTGTCAACGTACCACTCAATCGTGAGCGTCTGCCAGTTGATGAGATGTACCCATTCTTGAATGGTGAATCTCTTGAATCTTACTACCAACGCTATATGGATTCCAACGCAAACATCCTGTTGCTGATTGGACCTCCAGGAACTGGTAAGACTACATTCATCCGTGGTCTGCTTGCGCACACAGACTCTTCTGCTATCGTTTCTTACGATGCCAACATTCTTGACAAGGATGGTTTCTTTGCTCGCTTCATTGAAGACGATGCCAGCATTATGGTATTGGAAGACAGCGACGCATTCTTGAAGTCTCGTAGCGATGGTAACACAATGATGCACCGATTCCTGAACGTTGGTGATGGTCTTGTTACGACCAAAGGTAAGAAGATGGTGTTCTCTACTAACCTGCCGAGTATTCGTGACATTGATAGCGCACTGGTTCGTCCAGGGCGTTGTTTCGACATCTTGACTTTTGATCTGCTTTCTGTTGCAGAAGCGCAAGCACTTGCTGACAAACTAGGAGTTAAGTTACCCGTGCGCCCACGTGGTAAAGAAACACAAAAGTATTCTATTGCAGAAGTATTTAATGAGCAGACTCATTCTGAAAAGTCTGTAAACACTAACCGAAAGGTAGGTTTCATTTAATGTATAAAGTTAGTTACTACTACACTGGTTCCAATGTCGCATTCAAGTGGTTTGATACGTTTAGCGAAGCTATGGATTTCAGTCTAACTATCAAGACTGGAGATGTCATAGAAATTAAACTTTATCCTAAAGAACAAACCAAGAAAGAGGATAGAACATGAAGGTAGCCATTATTACTGACCAACACTTTGGTGCTCGTAATGACAGCGTAGCCTTTTTGGATTTTTTCGAGAAGTTTTATGAAAACGTATTTTTTCCTACGCTGGATGAAAACAATATCGATACTGTTCTTATTCTTGGCGATACTTTTGATCGCCGTAAGTATGTAAACTTCTATGCTCTTGATAGAGCGAAGAAGATGTTCTTTGATAAACTAGCTAATAGAAATATCAAAGTTCACATGCTTGCTGGCAATCACGACACATACTACAAAAACACAAACGATATTAACTCCCCAGATTTACTTCTGAGGGAGTATAACAACATCAATGTTATTGATCACCCAGCTACAATCTACATTGATGACACCCCTATCTGTATGATGCCTTGGATCTGCCCAGAGAACTATCAAGACTCTATTGACACGATCAAAGATACAAAAGCAGAGATCTGTATGGGTCATTTTGAAATTGCTGGCTTCTCGATGTATAAAGGAATGGAAAGCCATGAAGGAATGGGTAAAGAAACATTCGACAAATTTGATCTGGTTTTTAGCGGGCATTACCATCACCGTAGTGATGACGGTCACATTTATTACCTCGGTAATCCCTATGAACTCACATGGCAAGATTATAATGACCCCAGAGGATTTCACTTGTTCGATCTTAGTACAAGAGGACTCCAGTTTATCCAAAATCCTTATCGTATGTTTGAGCGAATTGAGTATAACGACAAGGAACGAGAGACCATTGACCTCGATCAACTCGATCTAAAGGGGTTGTGTGTAAAACTTGTTGTTGTCAATAAAACTGACTACTATAAATTTGACAAGTTCGTGCAGAAGCTGTATAATAAAGGTTGCGCTGACATTAAGATTATCGAAGATCTTTCTGAATTCAGCGAAGGTGAGATTAATGAAGAAATCAGCTTGGAAGATACACTGTCTGTGCTGACACACTACGTTGAGAGTATTGAAACTGATGTCAACAAAGATCAGATCAAAAATTTTATGCGTAGCCTTTATACCGAAGCAGTGAACATTGAAGTATGAAACAATTAGAAATTGAATTCTTTTGGCCACTGACCGAACAAACTGAACTCGATTTAGACTTTACGCCTAGCGTGATGTATGACGAGCAGAAGCGCAGGGAAAAGTGGAACTACAACACCCTGACTATTAATCCCAATGGAACTTACTTGGGTGTTACTAGTGCTACTATAGCTCCCAATTTCGAGTTTAGACCGAATCCTAACTCTGTTGGATATTGGCAGGTCTCTCCAGAAGTCAAATACTATGTAACTGCTGAGCCTAACTGGCTTGTTAAGAAAATGACCAAGCTGTTGCTTGGTTGGAAATGGGGTAAGAATTGATTATCTTTAAGAGCGTTGAATGGAAGAACTTTCTATCTACAGGAAACTCTCCAAACAAAGTCCTATTGAATAAGTCCACCACTACACTGATCATCGGTAAGAACGGTGAAGGAAAGAGCACAATCTTAGATGCATTGTGCTTTTCATTGTTTGGTAAACCCTTCCGTAACATCAACAAGGGTCAGTTGGTAAATTCTATCAATGGTAAGGGTTGTCTTGTTACCATTGAGTTCTCTATCGGTTCACGTAACTACCGAGTAGTCCGTGGCATAAAACCAAACATTTTTGAGATCTATGTTAATGACGAACTGATGAACCAAGATGCAGCTAGTCGTGACTATCAGAAGGTTCTTGAGCAGCAGATTCTAAAGTTGAACTACAAGACTTTCACGCAGGTTGTTATTCTAGGTTCTGCTTCTTTTGTTCCATTTATGCAGTTACCTTCTGGTCAACGCAGAGATGTTATCGAAGATATCCTCGATATTCGCATTTTCTCTACGATGAATCAGTTGTTGAAGGAAAAGATCAATGATACCAAAACAGAAATTTCACGGATTGAAAATGAGATTGCTACTGCAAAGACTAAAGTCGAAGCACAAACTGCAATTATTAAAACTATCTCGGAAGCAAAGGCAGATAGTGTTAGATCCATCCAAGCGAAAATCATTAGCAGCACTGAAGAAATTAGCCGAACTCAACAGGAAATTGATGTCCTCGTCGGAGAAATCACAACTCTTAAAAATCAGACTACAGACAAAGACAAGATCAAAGAAGATCTATCTAAAGCAAACCAACTGCAGCAACGACTCCTACAAAGGGTCGAAACCTGCGAAAGCCATGTCGAATTTTTTGGCGAACATGATATCTGCCCAAGCTGCAGTCAAGATATCTCTGAAGAATACAAGGAAAGTATCCTTAAGGATCTTAATCAAAAACTACAAGAACAAAACAGCAAGGTTGAAGAACTCAATGTTGTTCATACCAAACTACAAGAGAGACTTAGTTCTATTAACGAAGTTCTTCAAAAGATCTCAGACAAGAACATTGAACTCTCTACTAAAAACTCGTCTATCACGTTACTCAATAGACAAATTAAAGAGGCTGAAGTTGAAATCGCCAACATCCAAGCAGACACGACTAATATCGATGAGGAAAAGAGTAAGCTGAAGCAATTGGCACAAGATGCTGTTGCCAAGATCAATCAGAAGACTGCTCTTCAAGAGCAACGTAACTTAGAAGAAGTCGCTAACATTCTGCTGAAGGATACTGGTATCAAGACTGCGATCATCCGTGAATACCTGCCGATTATGAACAAACTGATCAACAAGTATCTGAATGCGATGGACGCCTACATCCACTTCGAGTTGGATGAGTCTTTCAACGAGATCGTTAAGTCTCGTCATCGTGATGAGTTTACTTACGCCAGTTTCTCTGAAGGTGAGAAGATGCGTATTGACTTGGCTATTCTTTTCACTTGGCGTCAGATCGCTAAGATGAAGAACTCTGTCAATACCAACCTGTTGATTCTTGACGAGATCTTTGACTCAAGTCTTGATACGGCTGGAACAGATTACTTCTTGAATCTGATGAACCAGTTTGGCGAAAACTCAAACATCTTCGTTATCAGTCACAAGGGTGACCAGCTGTTCGATAAGTTCCGTTCAGTTATTAAGTTTGAAAAACGTAACGACTTCTCGGTTATTGCAGGAAACTAAAGTATTACTTTTACCCTACTGCAAGTAGGGTATTGACTTTTCGATAGGTTGATGTATAATAAAGTCCTGTCGGAAAGGAGTTTGAAATGGCTGAGATCAAAATGGGTACGGTCTACCGAGTAGACATTATCGAATCTGAGCGTGGTTGGGGACAGAAGATCGATGAACAAAAGTTCTTCGACAACTTCGAAGAGGCTGCTGCATATATCGAACGATACAATGCGAGTCTCCCCGCTGGTCCTGCTCCCGACTGGTATATGATGGCTCGTGGTCCTTACAAGGTGAATTGATTATGAAAAAGATTGTTGTTGCTGCAATGGTTGTTGCACTGTCCTGCTCCGTCTACGCTAAAGGCGGCGGCGGTGGCGGTGGACACGGTGGTGGCGGTGGTCATGCTAGTTCTGGCGCACACTCCAGTTCTTCTGGTGGACACGCTAGTTCTGGCGGTGGTGGTAAGGGAACTTCCTCTGGTAAGAGTGCATCGGTTGCACCTGAGCCGAGTCGTTCTTCCACTACAAGTTCGACTAGCAGCTGGTTCCCTTGGTTTGGTGGCGGTTCTTCCAAGCAAGAAGAAAAGTGTAAAAAAGAGAAAACCTGCTAAAAATTTCCTATATAAAACAGGGTGGGTGGTCTGCCCTACGATTCTAAGGAGTTTAGAATGAAAACTGGTATATTCATTGGGCGATTCCAGCCTGTTCATCACGGTCATATCCATGCTATTGGTGTGGCTGCATCCCAAGTACAGAAACTGTACATCCTCATTGGTTCCGCTAACCAATGCCGTAGTATCAAGAATCCTTGGACGTATGAAGAACGCAAGCAAATGCTTTCGTTGAAACTTCACGCTGAGCGTATCACGAACTATGAAATTATTCCCCTTAACGATTATCGTTATAGCGATACGCAATGGATGTCTGACGTCCGCGCTACTATCGAACACTTCAATATGGGTGCACCGATTCTGTTCGGTCACATCAAAGAAGGTAATGATTACCTGAAGTGGTTCCCTGAATTAAAATTTAAGAGCATTGAGGCTCAATATAATATCGATGCAACTCACATTCGTGAGGAGATGTTTAAGAATGACGACCCTCTGATGCCAGAAACTGTCCGAGGCGACTATGCTTTCTACCAAAAAGAAAAACAACTCTTCAAAGATTATCCATTCCCCGAAACTCTCAACTTCAATTGCTCTGATGCGATCCTCGAATGCCAAGGACATGTGCTTCTCATCCAACGCAAGTTCAGTCCAGGTCGAGGTGCTTGGGCACTTCCAGGAGGTTTTCGCAACCAGCGTGAAACATTTCTTGACTGTGCCATCCGAGAGTTGATTGAAGAAACTAACGTGCGAGTCCCTGAGAAAGTTCTCCGTGGCTCTATCGTGAAAACCGAATTGTTCGACAGTCCTCGTCGTTCGTTCGGTATTCCCCGAAACACCATGGCTGTGTACATGCGTATTAGTCCGAATCCTGACTACTCGCTGCCTCGTGCTAATGGTGCTGACGATGCTGCTCTGTGCAAGTGGGTGCCACTTACTGACGCACTGAACAACATCGAGATGTATGATGACCACAAGGACATCATTTCTAAAGTAACAGGTGTTATGTCAATGCCTGCATTTGCAAAACTGTAAACGATTAGGATCGTGTATGAACGAACGAATTCAAGAACTTGCTCGTCAGTCTGGTGCATATCATAAAGATGACGACGGTGAAGAAACTAAGATTGCTGTTCTAATAGGTAAGGAAGTAGAAAAGTTCGCCGAGTTGATTGTTCGGGAATGTATGGAACTTAATAGAAAACAATCCTGGGATCTTACTGGTGTGATTATTGATGTTGAAGAAAGCACTGGTTTTGACGAAGTGTGTATGAATACTGTAAAACGAGTAAAGAATTATCTAGCAGGCGATGACTTGCTAAAACATTTTGGAGTTGAAGAATGATTTTGAAGTATTTTAGAGAACAAATTGAAGGTGGTGCTACAGATAACTTTTTCTATGGCACTGAAATGAATGGTGAAGTTCGCATTGAGCGTCATCGTGGTAGTCTTGACTCATTCCCCACTGATCTAAAATTTACGAGAATGGTAGGAAGTGTTCCGTTCTTTACTCAAGAACATTTCGGAGTTGAAGAATGAACGCTAAAAGAGGTCTACCCCTGGAAAGCATTGCGACAGACCCTGTAAGAATGCGAGCGAGATGTGAAGCATTGGTAATTGCTATGGTAGGCAAAGATATGGCTGAGAAATGGTGGAATGGCCCAAACAAGGCATTTTGTGATGACACACCAGAACAGATTTATAGTGTAGCACCCAGTGCGGTGTATGCTTATCTAATGCGATCAGCCGAAGGAGAATGGTAATGAACCAACGTAAAGTTCACTACATTGATGTGAGCAAAATGTCCGAAAAAGAACTATGTGAAACATTGAACATTCCATATGTTCCGTGGTATTGTGATAGTATCTTTTGGGCATTGGCACTGGTTTTTACTGCGCCCAGTATCCTGATTATTACTTTGGAGATATTCAAATGAACAAACGAATTAAAGAACTGCAGTTTCAAGCTGCCGCACAAGTTAATCCGTTGTTGGAAGGTTCTGAGTGGCAACAAGTGTTTGTTGAGAATTTTGCCGAGTTGATTATCAAAGAAACACTACAGGTTGCTCGTGCTGGTATAGAGTTCGGCGACGGTATGGAAGATGCTGTTTACAAATATTTCGGAGTTGAAGAATGAACGAACGAATTAGAGAACTTGCTAGAGAGGCTGGGTTGCCTACATACAACCCCGAAGGTATTCCAACTAAATTAGAAAAGTTCGCCGAGTTGATTGTTAGGGAATGTATTCGCATTGGCCAAGAAACCAGCAAAGATATTTTCAAAATGTCAAAGAAAGAAGGTGACATTTTTGAATATGAATCACACGGTGCAGAACAAGTAGTTGATAATATCAAAGAGCATTTTGGAGTTGAAAAATGAGCATAAGCGAAACTATCGTCATACTTGCTATGATTTCACTGTTTGCCTTGGTTGCAGTGGGTGTATATAAGTTGATTGTAAAAGGTTTTCTATGAACGAACGAATTAAAGAACTTGCCCAACAGGCTGGATGCAGTATTGATGGAATGGGCTATGGCGAAGGTAATGTAGAAAAGTTCGCCGAGTTGATTATTCGGGAATGTATTGGTTGTTGTGAACAAGTTATCAGTGATCCTGTTCCTGAATCCGTGGATAGTTGGTTAAATGGTGGCGAACAATGTATCCAAGAGATTAAACAGCATTTTGGAGTTGAAAAATGAAAGTTTCCAATCTACGCAAAATCACAGACCCAACTACATTTGAACCAAGTGTAGTAGTAGATGTAGAAATCCCAAGAATGACCTTATACGAACTAACTCTAATGAAAGAGGACATTCGTAAAGACATTATCTACACACTCGGAGCGGAGTTATTGGGACAGATTGTTGTTCAGATGGGTATGACTGATGAACAAAAGAAAGACCTAATCAAGGACTTGCTGGGAGTGAACAATGACACCGAATCCTAAAATCCGAGAACTCATTATGAGTATGGGCATTATTCCTGAAAGCGAACACTATGATATCGCTGAACGAGTTATTGAAGAATGTATGGCAATGTGTAAAACCGCTGTAGGCAACGCTGACTACAACACTGGCAGACTACATTGTTTAGAAAACATCAAAGAACACTTTGGAGTTAAACGATGGCACTTCGACAACTGCAAAAGTGCTTGACTTTTATTCAATAGTCAGGTATAATTAACTTACTCCGAGACGGTCTTGGGGAATTTTTAGGAGCTAAAAATGAGCATTTCAAAATCAATCATTCTAAACACCGACAGCTATAAAGTTAGCATGTTCAAACAGTATCCTGCAGGTACGACTGGTGTTTATTCCTATATTGAATCACGTGGTGGACGCTATGATCGCACTGTGATGTTCGGTCTCCAAGCCTTCATTAAGGAGTATCTACTTGATCCAATTACCCAAGCCGACATTGATATTGCTGATGAGATACTCACTACTCACGGAGAACCCTTCAACCGAGAAGGATGGGAATATATCCTACGTGTCCACGATGGTTATCTCCCAGTCGTTATTCGTGCAGTTCCTGAGGGTACAGTGGTTCCTGTTAAAAATGTTTTGGCTACAATTGAAAACACGGATCCTGAATGCTATTGGTTGACTACTTATCTGGAAACTGCTCTTCTGCGTGCAGTCTGGTATCCAACCACTGTGGCTACTCAAAGCTACACCATTCGCAAAGTGATCATCGAATATCTGGAGAAAACTGGTGACCCTAGCCTTATTGATTTCAAACTGCACGACTTCGGTGCTCGTGGCGTTTCTTCTATGGAAAGCGCAGGAATTGGCGGTGCTGCCCACTTGGTTAACTTCATGGGTACTGATACCATCACTGGTCTTCTGTATGCTCGTGAGTATTACAATGCTGGTATTGCTGCTTTCTCTATCCCTGCCGCAGAACACAGTACCATCACCAGCTGGGGTCGTGACAACGAAGTAAAAGCCTATGACAACATGCTTACTCAGTTTGCTAAGCCTGGTAGTATCGTTGCAGTGGTCAGCGATAGCTATGATATCTTCAACGCTGCATCTAAACTCTGGGGTGAAGAACTCAAGCAGAAAGTTATTGACAGTGGCGCTACTGTTGTCATCCGTCCAGACTCTGGCGATCCTGATACTGTTTGCCGTAAACTTGTAGAAATTCTCGGTCAAAAGTTCGGCTACACTGTCAACGATAAAGGATACAAGGTTCTGAACAACGTCCGCATTATCCAAGGTGACGGTGTCAATGAACAAACTATCCGCACCATCCTAGGTGGCTTTGCCGCATACGGTTGGAGTGCAGATAACATTGCATTCGGTATGGGTGGTGCTCTGCTCCAACAAGTCGATCGTGACACCCAGAAGTTCGCAATGAAGTGTTCTGCTGCTTTGATCAACGGTGAGTGGGTTGATGTGCAGAAAGATCCTGTCACTGACTCTGGTAAGAAGTCTAAGGCTGGTCGTGTGCAACTTTGGGAAAGTGGTGGTGAGTTTATCTCTTCTGTCAATCGTCCCAATACTTGGACTGATCGTGGAACTGCTTGGGCACCTGTGCTGCAAGAAGTATTCCGTGACGGTAAACTTGTAACCGAATACACCTTCGAGCAAGTCCGAGCCAACGCTAAAAAGTAATACTTTAGGCTTACAAAAAAACCCCACCGAGTGTGGGGTTTTTTAACTTAGGTGTTGTCTTTTTACAAAACCTGATGTATAATACTTCTATTGAATCGGAGAACATTATGTGGAGTGATTTTAGCGACTACGAACTAGCCGAGTTGGCTGGTCGCTATGGGTTGGAAGACAACCTAGTTTTTGATTATGAACTCAGTCTGGCAAATCGTGACGAGATTGAGAAACTGTTGACTGAATTTGAATGGGAGATTGTAAATGCAGAACGTAGCATCTGATCTTAGCGCACGACTGTTGGCGACAGAAAACCTTTCTGTTGTTCGTGCCAAAGCACCCACTGCATCTTTCGATATCAAGTCACGTGTGCTGACTTTGCCCCTGTGGAAAGATATGACTCCCGAGATCGAAGACATGCTCATTGGTCACGAAGTCGGTCACGCACTCTACACTGGCGTAGAGTATATGACTCCGATTATGGAAAACCCTAAGCTGAAGTCTTATATGAACGTGCTGGAAGACGTTCGTATCGAAAAGATGATGAAGCGCAAGTATCCTGGAATTCGCAAGCGTATGAACGAAGGGTACAAACAACTCAATGAACGTGACTTCTTTGGCGTCAAAGCCATTCAAGACTTCAACGAATTGCTGTTGATTGACCGCATCAACCTGTACTTCAAAGTCGGTTTCGACTGCGGTGTTAAATTTACACCTGAAGAAAAGGTGTTTGTCAATCGCGCAGAACGCACTGAGACCATGGAAGAAATTATCCAGCTGGCTCAGGACATCTACGCCTACTCCAAAGAACAAGCTGAAGAGCGTAAGAAACAACGCATGGAAGCTGGCGAAGACTTTGAAGATGGTGATGATCTGGATGATCCAATCACTGGCGATTTTGACATTGACGAATTCGACGACTTTGATGAAGACGAAGATGCAAGCGATGACAAACTAAAATCTTCTAAGTCTGGTTCCAACAAAGAAAATGACGAAACTGCATCTGATGATCAGGAAGAAGACCTAGAGGCGAAGACTGATCGGTTTTTCCAGAAACGTCTGGAAGAATTGGCTGACGACTCTACAGAGTATCTGTATTGGAAGTTTGACACCAACTATTTCGAAGATCCTGTTGTTGGTTACAAAGCCATCCTGAAAGGCACCAAGTCTGTACATGAGTGGAATGCAGATCTGTATCAAGCGAACGACTATAAGACTCGCTATATGGATGAAGCGCAACGCAAGGAATTCTTTGGCGCTTTCACTAAGGAATTCGATCAATTCAAAACTGATTCTATGCGCACGGTAAACTACCTTGTCAAAGAATTCGAGATGAAAAAGTCTGCACAACTTTACAAACGTGCTCAGGTTGCCAAAGTTGGCACTCTGGATATGCGTAAGGTTTGGGCTTACAAACTTCAGGAAGACTTGTTCAAGCGTGTGACTACTTTGCCGCAAGGTAAGAATCACGGTATGGTTATGTTGCTGGACTGGTCTGGTTCTATGGAAAACGTCCTGCAGGACACTCTCAAGCAGGTTATTAACCTTGCTATGTTCTGCCAGCGCATCCAAGTGCCATATCGTGTCTATGCGTTCACCACTGACTATCAAAAAGATCTGTCTTATGATGAGCGTTATGAACGTGAACGTAAGATTCGTGAGTACCGTGCAAAGTTTGGTGATCAGAAAGATTTGCTGAGCAACACCAGAGGTTTCCATTTGCTGGAATTCTTCAACGACAAGATGTCTTCTGTGGAATTCAACGAGATGGCTCGTCGTCTGCTGGACTATCGTTTCCGTTGGAATGATGGCTACAGCACCAGTGGCACTCCGCTGAATGAAGCACTGGCATGGTGCTATCTGAATCTTGGCGACTTCATCAAGAAGCACAATCTGGAGAAGACTACATTCATCACTCTTACTGATGGTGAAGGTGGACAGCTGAACGGCGACGGTCGTCGTCTCGATCCTGTCCGCAACGAATACGTTGATGGCAAGTATGTGCGCACCAAAATGCGCCACTTTATCCGTGACGATGTTACGAAGAAAACCTATGAGTTGGAAGCCAACTCTAGCCAACAAACAGAAGCGATTCTGCGAATGATCAAAGATCGCCACAATGTTCGCACTGTTGGTTTTTACATCTGTCGTAATCATCGCCGTGACTTGCAGTCGGTTATCGGTGCAAACCTTCCAGGCTACACTGGTAGTGCTGAAGTGTTGATTGAGAATTGGAGAAAACAATTCCGTGACCAAGACTTTGCTTCTGTGAAGAATACTGGTCGTGATGAACTGTTCCTGATTCCGCAATCTTCTACGAAGATCCAAGAAGGTGAACTTGAGGTCAAGTCTGATGCAAAAGCTGCAAGTATTGCTCGCAACTTTAGCAAATACCTGAACGTCAAGAAGACTTCTCGGGTTCTACTCAATCGTTTCGTGGCTCTCGTAGCCTAAAACGAAAGTGTTACTTTCTGTAAGTTGTTGATTTTACACGGAAAATAACCCTACTTTTTGTGGGGTTATTCCAAAAAGATGTTGACTTTTTTGCAGATTGATGTATAATATGTGTATGTTCTTGATTATGAATGGAGTTTGTGATGAGTAAAGTTGACGCTGTGGTTCGTCGTGAGTTTGAGATCAAACTTGCTGAGATGTTTCCCGATACCCAAACGTCTGGTCAGGTGACTCGCCCCCAACTGATTGAAGTTATGGGTGCACTTAAGACCGAGAAATTCCCTCTCTGGCTTATGAAGAATAAAGTTGGTCGTGGTATTTACGCCATTGATGGTGGCAAGACTGCACCTGTTGTTGGCAATACTGCTCTGAAAGATGAACCTGTGGAATCCTATATCGTAGACTACACAAACGTAGAATCACTCATTCCTGTCAAAGACCCGAACTTTGTTCCCTTTGGCAACTTCACTGATCTTGAAAACATTATCAAGTCTGGTATCTTTTATCCCGCATACATCTCTGGTCCAACTGGTAACGGTAAGTCCACCATGGTGGAGCAGATCTGTGCCAAGCACAAGAAGCCTCTCATCCGTGTCAACCTGAATATGATGACCGATGAAGAACAACTCATCGGTTCCAAAACCCTCCAGAATGGAAACGTAGAAGTTGTGGAAGGTCCAGTCCTGATCGCTATGCGCACTGGCTGTACTCTGCTGCTTGACGAAATTGACGCTGGCTCTGCAAATACCTTGCTGTGTCTGCAACCTATCCTCGAAGGCAAACCCTATTATTTCAAACTCAAGAATGAGATGATCATTCCTGCTAAGGGTTTTAACATCTGTGCCACTGCTAATACTAAGGGTAAAGGTTCAGACGATGGTCGCTATATCGGTACTAACGTGCTCAACGAAGCATTCCTGGAGCGTTTCGCTGTGACCTTCGAACAAGAGTATCCTTCAGCTAAGGTTGAAGTTAAGATTGTACAGAATCTTATGGAATCTTACGGTTGTGTGGATGCCGAATTTGCAGAGACTCTCGTTAAGTGGGCTGATGCAATTCGTCGCACATTCGAAGATGGTGGTGTCGATGAGACAATTACGACTCGTCGTATGACTCACATCGTTCGTGCCTTTGCGATTTTCAAGAATCGTAACAAGGCTGTGGAACTGTGCTGCAATCGTTTCGATTCTGCAACTAAGGATGCATTCCTGAAGTTGTACGATAACATTGCAAACCCTGCTCCCGAAGCACCTCCTGCGGTAGAAGCACCTACTCCCTCTCCTGCAGAGGAAATTCCCTTCTAAAAAGTAATACCTAAGTAATCCCTTGCAGCTTGTAGGGGATTACAAAAAGGTGTTGACTTTTGGTGCAACTTGGTGTATAATATAGTCTGTAATCGTTGAAAACTTCTTAAAGGAAATTATTATGTTGAAATTTGCTGACCTGACTCTGTCTCAAAAACGTTTCGTTGTGGCTCTTCTGGAAGCTAATCCCCAGTACAAAAAGGATCCACAGATCACTCTGAAAGAATGCGCTGCATTCTATTACGAGATGCGTGACCAACGCACTGGTGCTAAGGGTGAGAAGATCGGTTATCCTAACTGGCTCTTCAACAAGAACAAAGTTGAGCGTGGCGTGTACCAAGTACCTGTTCCCACTGCAACTGAACTGACTGCATTCGCCAAGGAAGTTGCTGCTAAAGCTGCTCCCAAAGCTACTGCTAAAGCAGCTAAGGCTACTGCAGCCAAAGTTGTAAAGGTTAAGCCTGTGACGGCTGCTGCACCTGCAGCTGCACCTGCAGAGAAAACTCTGGAAGGCACTCGTCTCCAGAAAGTTATCGATGAATCCATTGCAATAGACGACGAAGTCGAAGACTTCAACCAGATCCTGCGTGAGAATGGCATCGAAGTCTAATTGATTCTTTTCCGCTGGCTGATGAGGGACGCCATCCCCTCATCGGCTCTTTTTCGTTTGATGGTTTTATAATGGAGAAATCTATGTCTCGACAAGCAAAGTTGCTTTCCTACCTGAAGACTGGTGCTGAAGTTACTGCTCGCCAGATCCAAGGATCTTTTGGTTTGAAGAATCCCCACGACGCAATTCACCAACTGCGTTCACAGGGTAACTGTATTTACTCTAACCGTTCTAAACTTGCTGATGGTACTTCTACTATCAAGTACAAGATCGGTGCACCTAGCAAGCGTATGGTCCAGATCGCTAATGCGGTTCTCGGCGCTGACGCATTCATGGCTCGTCGTTAATCAGCCTATGGGCATTCGATGAGTGCCCATTATCGGTTTAATGGAGAGAAAGATGGCAACACTAGAAGAAGTAAAAGCATCCCAAAAAGCCACTACTGGTGGTCGAAAGTTTGATGGTGGTAAACTGCAGTATGGTTTGCTGCCACCCCTAGCATTGGCAGAGACCGTTAGGGTTCTGACCTTTGGAGCAGAGAAGTATGAGCCAGACAATTGGAAGCAAGTACCCGATTCCAAGCGTCGTTACTTCGATGCATTGCAACGTCACCTGTGGGCTTACAAAGCAGGTGAAGAACTGGATCCCGAATCTGGTATCCACCATCTGGCGCATGCAATGTGCTGCCTGATGTTTCTTTATGAACACGATGTGAAATACTCTAAGGAATAATATGTTGTTTTGGAGAAAAACTGCTGATGACGGTATCGTCGGTAACTACGCTGATGCACTGAAGCGTATTAAAGAACTGGAAACCGAAAACAAGAATCTTTCTTATGCAGTAGATGCATACAAAAAGCGACTAGAAGATGAGTATTCCAAAGCCAGTTATTCAATTGATTGGAAAAAGATTAATGCTTTTTCTATCGAACGAATGTGGGACAATGGTACCCAAAAGACTGTGATTGGTTATATGCAACAAGATCCTGTCGTAACTACTGAGGGTGAAGGTGAGTCTAAAGTGACTTATAAAGATGTAGTTCGTGAGTGGACTCTGTACTGTACCCATGAGGAACACCAACGACTTGTTAAACAATTTAATGAATATGTGAAAGGTAATGAATAATGACACTGGCATCTGATGCAGATAAAAAGAAATTCCACGCAGCTATCGTGGAAATTAGTAACTCAATGACACGTATCGAAGCCGAACGTGACTTGATTAAAGAAACTGTGAAGGATCTTTCTGACAACTTCCAAGTACCTAAGAAGACTGTTAGCAAGATCGCAAAAACTTACCACAAACAAAACTTCTCTCAAGCTGTTGCTGAGAACGAAGAGTTTGAAGAACTGTACGAAAAGGTTACAAAGTAATGATTAAAATGCTGCTGGCATTTCTCATATCTTTTGGTATCTGTTGGTTCGGTATCAAAGGATACAGAGACTTGACTTTAAAGGATAAGTGGAGTCTAGCTAAACTTACTGGTTACAGTATCCTTTGTTCTACTCTGGCTATGGTTTTTCTCACTGTGTTTGTTATTTTGTTTTGAAAGGTAAATTATGAAAAGCGTTCTGAAAATTTCTGCTCTGGTTGCTGCTGCTGTTCTGGCTACTGGTTGCACTCGTATCGAAACTGGTGAAGTCGGTGTTCGTGTTGGCTTTGATAAGCAAGTTAAACCTGGAGAGTTGCTCCCTGGATCCTTCAACCAAGTGCTGATCGGTGACGTTCTGACTTTCCCAGTCAAGGATGTTAACGTTAAACTTGATGATATGACTCCTGTTGCTAAAGACAACAGCACTATGAAAGACCTCGATGCTGTGGTTATCTACAACATCAACCAGCAACAAGTGGCTGAACTATACAGTCAAAAGAGTCAAGCGTTCCACGCTAAACATCAAGGCGACATTTACCTGATGTATAACTACATCGTTCAAACTGCTCGTAATGCTATCTACAAAGAAGCGCGTAAGTACGAAGCATTGGATATGGCAGATAATCGCCAAGCAATGGAACAAGCTGTTAAAGAAACTATCCAGAAAAGTCTTGCCGAAGAAAAACTGGATGGCAGTCTTGTTATCAGTCAGGTTCTGATCCGTAACGTTCAACCTGCTGACAGTGTTGTTGCCAGCGCCAACGAATTGGTTCGTGCTAAGAACGAACTCAAGCAAAAGGAAGTTGAAGTGAAGACCGCCGAAGCTGAAGCTCGTCGTATGGCGGCACTGAGCAATCAAAGTGCCCAAAGTGTGCAGTTTATGCAGGCGCAAGCTATGCTGAACATTTCTGAAGGTATTAAGAATGGTAAGGTTCAAACTATCGTTGTTCCTGCTAACTTTAATGCCCTGATGATGCCAAAATAATTTTAACAAAAAGGAAATTGAATTATGATGACAGTTGGAGATAAGATCGAGAAGTTTGTTGTTACTGGCGTAAACCCAGGAAGCGACCAGTTCTTTGATATCACAGAAGAATCTTTCGCAGGTAAGTGGAAGATTATTGTTTACTACCCTAAGGATTTTACTTTCGTATGTCCTACTGAGATTGTTGCTTATGACAAACTCTTTCAAGACTTTGCAGACCGTGATGCGGTTCTGTTGACTGGTTCTACAGACAATGAGTTCTGTAAGTTGGCTTGGCAGAAAGCCCACCCTGATCTGGCTAAGATCAAGCACATTCAGTTTGCTGACACTCAGCGTGAGTGGGACAAATCTCTGATCGACCAGCTTGGTGTGTTCTACAATCCTGCTGGTGCTGCACTTCGTGCCACTTTCATTGTTGACCCCGACAACGTTATCCAACACGTTACTGTCAACAACCTGAACGTTGGTCGTAGCCCAGAAGAAACCCTGCGTGTTCTTGACGCACTTCAGACTGGCGAACTGTGCGCTTGCAACCGTACTGTTGGTGGAGAAACTCTATAATGGCATTCATTGACGCTGTAAAACAAGCGTTGCCAGATTACGCAAAGGACACCAAGCTAAACTTGGACGCTGTCCTTTTGCGTAGTTCTCTTGATGCTGATGAGGCTATGGGTTGTGCCGTAGCTGCATTGGCTGCAACTGGTAACGGTAAACTGCTGGGTGTTTTGCTAGCAGACAATCCTGCAGACGCAAGTGCTGCAATGACTGCTGCAAGTCTAATGGCACAAAACAACGTTTGGTATCCTTACGTAGAAATGGCAGACGACGAACAACTGAAAGGTCTTCCTGCACAGTTGCGTATGAATGCTATTGCAACGCATGGTGGAACTACCAAAGAACGTTTTGAGGCATACTCTCTTGCAGCATCTATCGTAGGTAAGTGCCACTTCTGCGTGAAGGCGCACTACGATGGTTTGAAGAAGATGGGTTATACTGTTGAACAATTGCGTGACATTGGGCGAATCGCTTCTGTGATGAACGCATGTGCAAAGGTTTTGAACTCTTAAAAATAATTTGCCTGAAACCTAGTTTTCAGGTAAAATGTTTTATACATAGTAATGTGTTCATTTGAATGGAGAAAATATGAAACTTAGTAAAGAAACTGTCGGTCTGTTTAAGAACTTTGCTGGCATTAACAGCAACCTTCTTTTGAAGAGTGGCAACAAGCTGGCTACAATCAGCGCACAGAAAAACGTTATGGCTGACGCAACTGTTAGCGAATCCTTCCCTGACTTTGGCATCTACGACTTGAATGAGTTCTTGGGTGCAATGTCCTTGTTCGAGGATCCTGAGTTGGACTTCAGCGAGAAGTATGTTACCATCAAGCAAGGTAATATGAGCATCAAGTATTTCGCTGCTGATGCATCTGTTCTGACTGCTCCCCAAAAGAGCATCACCTTCCCTCAAGCTGAGATTGAGTTCACTATGACTGCAGCAATGCTGAATATGGTTCACCGTACTGCATCTGTCTTGCGTGCCTCTGACTTGACTATCGTTGGCGATGGTACGACTGTTACTGCAGTTGTTGGTGACAAGAAGAACGCCACTGGCAACTCTTTCAGCGAGCCTGTTGGTTCAACCGATAAGACTTTCAAAGTTAACCTGAAAGTAGAAAACCTGAAAATGCTTCCAGGAGATTATACAGTTAGCATCTCTAGCAAGAAAATCTCTCGCTTCAAGGGTGCTGGCGATCTAGTTTATTATGTAGCAGTCGAAGCAGATTCCACCTTTGACTTTTGATTTAAGAGGGAGTATAATAACTCCCTCTCTTTTTGTTATGGATGTATTATGAACAAGCGAAAAGATCAAATTGCTAGAGTAGATCGAACGGTTTTACCGAAGAATGAAATTTACACGACTGACCTTTGGGGTAATAGAGTCACAAAGGTTGTGTGGTGTAGATATCATAAACGGTATGAAGACATTCGATTATTCTATAAGGAAAGTTCCTCAAAAGCAAAACACGAGAATCAAGTTCGATCTATGTGTATTGAAGCGTGGGATTTGACCAATGGTAAGATTAATTGGCAACAATCTGAACCAGCAAGTTTGATAGAATTTATTTGATAGGAATAGTGATTATGGATATTCGTGATGGACAGTTTCTGTGGGTTGAGAAGTATCGCCCTCAAACTATTGATGATTGTATTCTTCCTGAACGTCTGAAAAAGACTTTCAAGGACTATGTGGCGCAGGGTGAACTGCCACATATGCTACTGTGCGGTACTGCTGGTGTAGGTAAAACTACTATCGCCAAAGCGCTGTGTAATGAGATTGGCGCAGAGTATATCGTTCTTAACGGCTCTGATACTGGCGGTCATATCGACACTCTGCGAGATCTAGTCAAAGGTTTCGCCACTTCTGTTTCCCTTACTGATGCCAAGAAGGTTATCATTATGGATGAGGCAGACTATATGCAGGCAAACTCTACGCAACCTGCCTTGCGTAACTATATGGAAGAGTTTTCTGCTAACTGCCGTTTCATCTTTACTTGTAACTACAAGCAGAAGATTATTGAACCTCTCCACAGCCGTTGCGCCGTAATTGAGTTCAAGATCGACTCTGCTGACAAGCCTAAGATCGCTGCTGCATTCTATCGTCGTGCCGTAGATATCCTTACTGCCGAACAGGTAGAGTTTGACTCTAAGGTTGTAGCCGAACTTATTACCAAACACTTTCCTGACTGGCGTCGTGTGCTGAACGAACTTCAGCGTTACAGCGTTTCTGGTAAGATTGATACTGGTATCCTTGCTAACCTTAGCGAAGACTCTTATAACTCTCTGGTATCGGCTTTAAAGAGTCGTGACTACCCAGCTGTACGTAAGTGGGTTGGTAAGAACACTGACATCGATACAATCGAACTGTTCCGTGAGTTGTATGACACTGCCAGCGAAAAGATTGAACCTGCTACGATTCCTAATCTGGTTCTAATCCTCGCCGACTATCAGTACAAGGCTGCTTTCGTCGCAGACCACGAGCTAAATACTATGGCTGCACTAACCGAAGTTATGATGCAGTGCAAGTTCAAGTGAGGTTGCTATGGAAGGATTACTTTTAGTTCTTGGTATTTTTCTAGTAGGTCTTCTTTGTGGATGGAATCTGCGTGAGCACGCCGCACGTAGATTTGTAGATAAATTTTTGGAAGAGAACCTAGAGGATCTACAACGACAAGCTGGAGAGCATTCGGTTAATATTATCATCGAAAAGCACGGTGAGATGTATTATGTCTTCCAAAAAGAAGATAGTTCTTTTATGGCACAGGGTAAGACTCGTAGCGAATTAGAAAGCGCACTGGCTAAAAACCATCCAGGAAAACGATTCTTTGCTACTCCAGAAAATCTAAAAGAAGTGGGGTTTAAATAATATGATGAAAATTTTGAGCGAATTCCAAGAGGGAACACGTAACGCTAAAGTTTATAAGACTGCCAATGGCGATTATGGTGTTATTGTGTATGATGCCCAAGACGACTTCAATGGTTTTGATTCATTTGATGTATTAGAACTAGCCGAGAATTTTGCAGAAGATTGGGTGACTGGACATGTCTCCATTTGATTTTGTAAATGCAATCAACTTCAAGAAGAATCTTCTAGCAGAAGACCCGCAAGCAGAAAAGGAGTACGACAAAGGTAAGTGGATCGTTAACAAAGCATACAGTTATTTTCCAGATACTATTATGCCAGCCAATGCTATGAATGAGCGTTGGTCTATTCCAGCTAAGTGGCAATTTCACTTTTTCCTAAATACAATTACAAAAGGCAAGCGCCGAAGCGATTGGGTCAAAAAAGAACCTACCACTGAGGCGCTAAAACTTGTAAAAGAGTATTTTGGCTATTCAAGCGAGAGGGCGAGGGAAGCGTTGAGCATCCTTTCCGAAGAAGACTTGAAAGTGATAGAAGAAAAATTATATAAAGGTGGAAAATAATGTCTGTAGAGATGATTTACTACGACTGGACGCCCGAGTCCATGCTTGAAGTGACCCTGCCAGAACCTGACAATTTCTTAAAGGTTCGAGAGACTCTTACTCGCATCGGCATCGCATCCAGAAAAGAAAACAAATTGTATCAATCCTGCCACATCTTACACAAGCAGGGTAGATATTTCATCGTCCATTTTAAAGAACTATTTGCTTTGGACGGAAAAGAATCGAATATCACTAGCGGTGATATCGAGAGACGAAACGCTATCGCTGGTTTGCTAGCTGACTGGGATCTATTAAAGATTCTAAATACTCAGCAGGCAGAACAAAAGGCGTCTCTGTCTCAAATCAAAGTGGTCTCTTACAAAGAAAAAGACCAATGGGAACTTGTGCCAAAATATAATATTGGGAAAAAGGTAAAATGATTAAACTTGAATTGACTATTGAAGAAGTAAACACTATTCTGCGTTCACTGGGTAAGCACCCATTTGATGAGATCGCTAACCTAATCGTAAAGATTAAGCAACAAGGTGAACCACAAGTTGCCGAATTGCAAAAACAACTTGAAGCAGCAAGCGCACCTGCTGCCTAAATAGTATTATCCCTCGGGATGGGAACGTAAAGACTCTACTACCTTAGGAGCGTCTAAGGCTGGCACTACGATAAGGTGTCCCTGTACCACAGTAAGCAGGATTGACTACGCCGAACGGGTAGTCGCATTTTATTAACTCGCTTAACAAGGAGAAAACTATGAAGCAATTCATTCCTGCATTCTTTTCGCAAGATGCATTCAAAGATATCGACAAACTCTTTTTGGGTTTCGATGACCAATTCAAGCGCATGCAAGCACTGCACGACGACTTGACAAAAAACATTCCAAATTATCCTCCATTCAATGTCCGTAAAAACGGTAACACTTATACATTGGAGATCGCTGTTGCTGGTTTCTCACAAAACGAAATCGACATCACAATTGAAGGTGGTAAGCTAATCGTTAAAGGTAACTCTGAGTCTGTAGAACCAGATGAGAACTTTGTTTTCAAGGGTATCGCAAACCGTGCATTCACTCGTGCATGGGCTATCGGCGACACTTATGAAGTCAAAGACGCAGAGTTGTTCAACGGCATTCTAAAAATTGCACTAGACAAGTTAGTTCCAGAAGAGCAAAAGGCTAAGAAGGTTCCAGTCAAGGCAGGTAAAGGAAAGCAATTCCTTACTGAGGAGGACAAAGATGAACTTTCTTCTCGCTTGTAAAGAACTGTTTCGTGATGTTTTTCGTGATAGAACAACTACGCTAGAGCAATTTATTAAGTCACGTAATCCTCAAACTGCAAATCAAGTAGAGCAGCTAGAGCGTGAGTATTACGCTAAACGTCAAAGGGGTACAATGGTATGAACCAATGGATTCCAATGACAGACGAGGATTGGGATTGGGTGAACGGAAAGGTTCCGCCAAACCCTGCTGACAAAAAATAAATCGTCGTAGAAACTTAGGGAGGCTTTTGTCTCCCTAAATAATTTCTATGATGAGAGCAAAACTATCACCCAACCTAATATCCTTCGTCTTAGTGCGAAGAGGGGATTGGTATCTCAAAGTGTCTGTTTACAAAAACAAATACATTATGGTCTTAGCCCAGCATGTCTTTGATATGGAACATACTATTATTCGTTTCTTCTTGGACCAAAACCAAGCAGCTGATTTTATTGAACAACTCGTAGAGGCATAAATGGATATTAAAGTTTTTAAATTGATCAACGGTGAAGAAGTGATCAGTGAAGTTAGTTCTGGCTCTGAAGCTGGATACTTCTTAGAGAATCCTGCATCAATTCAACTACAACAAACTGCAAATGGCGTCGGTGTGGGTATTGCCCCATATATGCCATACGCTAAGGGTAAGGTTTATCTTTACAAACACTCAATCGCCAGTGAAGCTACTGCTGACGAAAAGATGGAAAATGAATATCGTAGAATTTTCGGCTCAGGTATTCAAGTAGTCTCGGCTGGCTCCATCAAGCTGTAATCCAAAAGTATTACTTTTTAACCCTCCTTCTAGGAGGGTTTTTTCATTGTAAAATCAACAACTTACAATCCCCTCAAACCTGTAGGGTTACTCCAGATACCTGTTGACTTTTTTGCAGATTAGGGTATAATATATCTTATGATGAGTTGGAAAGGATCTTTGTAATGACTATCGAAGAGCTTAACTTTGAACTGCAGTGTCTGGCTGACGAAGAACGTCAGGCGATGATCGACATCGAGTACGATGCGTTCATGGACGAAATGTATCGTCTTTGGGAACTGGAGCAGTACGCTGCAGATTCCTATGACCTTGACGCCGAATTTTATGGAGCATGGTGATGACTGAATTCCAAGGTAAACAATACGACGATCGCCATGGCGGTCCATTCGATCGTGGTGCAGCCGACTCTTACTACGATCGTCCGATTCGACCGCACTTCTTCACTGATGCGACTTATCGCAGCGAAGAAATCGAAGAGCGTTTTATGACCAAGTCTCAGATCGATGAGTACATGGCTGGTTACGGTTGGAATGAACAATTTGGTGGAAAGAAGGAGTATTGATCATGGGTCTGGATATGTATCTGTCTGCTAAGCGATATATGAGCAAGTATTTCGACAAGGCTGACGTTGAGCGAATTGAAAAGATCAACGACATCTTTGGCGTCACTGGTATTGAAGATGGTGACTATGGAGCAGAGGAAGTCAAATTCCGAGTTGCTTATTGGCGCAAGGCTAACGCAATTCACGATTGGTTCGTGCAGAACGTTCAGGATGGTGTAGACGAATGCCAAGAAGCATGGGTGTCTCGTGAACAACTACAGGAACTGGTCGAAGTCTGTAAGACTGTGCTTGCCGATATGAGCAAGGCTGAAGAACTTCTGCCGACTCGTAGTGGTTTCTTCTTTGGTGGTACTGACTATGACGAATGGTACAAAGGAGACTTGGAGTACACAGTTGAGCGACTTGAGAAAATCCTAGCCGACCCTGCATTCGGTAAGGGTGTTGACTTCTATTATCAATCTAGCTGGTAATGAAAGCATTCCAAGAAACCACTAAGGACTGGGTAGGTGATGTGGCTAATCACATCTACTACCTGTCCGATGACAAACGTAAGTTGTATGCATTTTACAATGTTACAACTGGTGTCGTGAAGAAGTTTAGTAAACCTATTGGCTTTGATCCACGCTACCGCACTTTTAAAGAATTGAAACGCAAATGAATCTGACCAAGTTTTTCGAGAGTCTCGCTGCTAATGCATCTCGCAATTTCAAAATCGAGCAACTAGAAGCGAATCGTGATAACGAAACTCTACGTGAAGTTGTGCGCTTGGCTCTTGATCCGTTCACTCAGTTTTACATTCGCAAAATTCCTAACTACACTCCAGACGAAACTGAGGTTGATAGCCTGAAGCTGTCTCTTGATCAGTTGTATGACCTGTCCCAGCGAATTGTTACTGGCAATGCTGCAATCGAACACCTGAGAGGAATTCTTTCTCGCTCAGAAGAGCCTGAAGTTATTGAACGCATCATTCAAAAGGATCTGAAATGTGGTGTATCAATCGCAACTGCAAACGCAGTGTGGACTGGTTTGGTGAGCGAATATCCAGTTATGCTTTGCAGCCAGTTCGAGCAAAAACTGGTGGACAAAGTAAAATTCCCAGCACTGGTGCAAACCAAAATGGATGGTATGCGGTTCAACGCAATCGTCCGAAACGGATCGGTTGAGTATCGTTCTCGTAACGGTAAAGAGATCCAGCTGTTAGGTAATCTCGATGAAGACTTTATCGCACTTGCTGGGGATATTGATTGTGTGTTTGACGGAGAATTGATCGTCAACGACAAGGGTGTTATCCTGGATCGCCAGACTGGCAATGGTATCCTGAACAAAGCCAACAAAGGCACAATCTCTGATCTGGAAGCACGCAAGGTTCGTGCTACTATCTGGGATGTTATTCCATTCATTCAATTCTCAGAAGGTAAGTGTAACATTCCTTACGGTCAGCGTTGGGAGTCTCTTGGTATTCTGATTGATACCCACAAACCTAAGAAGGTTTCCCTTGTTCAAAGCTGGGAAGTAGAAAACTACGAAACTGCGCAAGCGCTGTTTGAAGAACTGCTGCAGCGTGGCGAAGAAGGCATTATCCTCAAAGACAAGTCTGGTATCTGGGAGGATAAACGTGCAAAGCACCAGATTAAATTCAAAGGGGAGCTAGAGTGTGATCTCGAAATTCTCGCAGTTGAAGAAGGCACTGGCAAGTACGCTGGAAAACTTGGTGCTTTTGTATGTGGCTCCAGACTCCAAGACGGGAAGCGTCTTACCGTCTCTGTTGGTTCTGGTTTTAATGATGATCATCGAACTAACCTTTGGGATATTCGTGATCAACTCATTGGTAAAATTGTTGCTGTAAAATACAACATGCGCATTAAAAACAAACAAGGCGAAGAATCTTTGTTCCTTCCAATCTTTGTTGAAGTGCGTAGTGATAAAGATGTTGCAGATTCTATTGGAGATATTAAATGATTCTAGAAACTCTTGTGAGACAAAAGCGGTATTTCGATGCAAATAAAAAGAAAGACATAGAATCTGCTCGTGCATTTTTTAGCAACCACAGCTGGAGTGAAGACGGCGGTTGTCCATTTATTCTAGAGTATCCTTATGTTTCTATTCCAGATATGATTAAAGATAAGTTGATTCACAAGGTTCTAGGAATTACATTTGACCGTGAGCATCATTGGCGATAGAATATACCTATTTGGAGTTGTTATGAATTACGAAGAATTTGAAAAGCATATGGCTGAAAAATACCCTCGTTATTTTGGTGAGGGTAAACACTACGGTGGATTTGCAATCGGTGAAGGATGGTATCCAATCATTGAAGCATTGGTTGGACAGATTGATCATTATACTAAGTGGAAGCGTAGCACTCGTACATATCAACTGCGCCTAGATCGTGCACGTGATAAGGGGCGTGATGCTGTCTTGAAGTTTATCTGTAAAGGTAAAGAACCAAGTGATTGGGATTTGGATCGTGCAGATGATATTATGGCAACTCCACACGAAATCATCCCACGTGTTGACTGGATTGTAGTTGATCAGATCAAAGAAAAGTTTGGTGGGCTGCGATTCTATTACCATGGCGGAGACGAACATATTGCTGGTATGGTAACTATGGCAGAGTCTTGGGCACATCGCACATGTGAGACATGTGGTAATAAAGGTACACAACGTAGCGGTGGATGGATTCGTACTCTGTGTGATGAGCACGAAGCAGAACACCAAGCAAAACTAAAGGAGAGATTCGGTGAGTAAATTTGTTTTAGTTGAAGCACTCTCTCAATACCGCATGCGGTATGTTATTGAGGTTCCAGACAATCACGCAGAAGTTGGTCCAGATAGTTTTGGCTGCAGCGCAATTACTTGGGCTGAGGACACCGTCGTTATGGAAGAGATGAAAGAGTTTTCCCAGAAGTGGCTCGGTGAAACTATCATTGGATCCAGAGAAGTTACCAGAGAAGAAATTCTGCAGATGGTCAACGAAGACAATGACTACTGTAATGGAAAGTATGGTGAACCTTGGAGCGATGAAAAGAAGATGCAAGTCTTTGTGACTGAAATCGGATACAAACCAAAGGATTAATAATGTTTATTTTCGACGTAGAAAGTTTGGGCGTCGAGTCAAATGCTGTCGTTTTATCGGCAGCTTTGATCCATTTCGACCCAACAAAACGACCAACCTATCAAGACCTGCTGGACGATGCTTGCTTTGTTAAGTTCAAGGCAAAAGAGCAAGTGACCAAGTATGGTCGCACTGTTTCCCAATCTACGTTGGAGTGGTGGCAAAACCAACACGAATACGTTAAGCAGGTTTCATTAGATCCTTCTAGCACTGATATTACTGCAGAAGAGGGTCTGGCTACTCTGCATAACTATATGAATAAGTTTCCAAACGCAAGGAAACAAACTATGTGGGCACGTGGCTCACTCGACCAACTTGTAATCGACTCCCTTGCTGTTAAGATTGGAGCACTAGAGATTACAGACTACGCACAGTGGCGTGATGTTCGCACTGCAGTTGATATTATGTACGGTTCTACTAATGGATATTGCGAAGTTGACCACCCACTCTTTTTAAGGCATAATGTTATTAAGCACCATCCTGTGCACGATTGTGCTCTAGATGCAATGATGCTTATGTATGGAAAACAAAATGTTTGATCGTGCTCCACTCGTTGAGTATTACAACAAAGGTATTTTCTTAAACTATCGTAGAAAATACGAAGAGTATTACAACGAGTATACAAAAAGTCGTAATGCCTATGAAGGTATCGATTTTATTTCCATTCAACTTGACAACAAGGTATTTGATTGGGAGAATTCGTATTATGATGGGCACACTATCAAGCGACTAACAATTCTAGGTATTGCCTTTGCTAAAGGCTATTCCTATCAATGGGAAGATCTGAGTTAATGGAATTTTATACTAGCGTCCACCCAATGGGCGATAAAATGCTCATTCGTGGGTATGATAAAGGTAGAGCATATCAGCGTAAGGTGGACTTCTCCCCTACGCTGTATGTTACTTCTAAGAAGCAAACTAAGTGGAGAACTCTTGAAGGCACTTATGTCGATGAAGTGCAACCTGGATCCATCAAAGAAACACGTGAGTTCGTAAAACGATACGAAGGTGTAGAAGGGTTTGAGGTATATGGCAACACCAACTATTCATACCAGTATATCAGTGATATGTATCCCGATGATATTAACTGGGATATGGAACAGATCAAAGTGTTCACTATCGACATTGAGACTGCTACTGAGGGTGGCTTTCCTGATATCAAATCTGCAAACGAAGAAGTTCTGTTGATCACTGTCAAGGATCTACAGAGCAAGCGCATCATCACGTTCGGGTCTAAAGCATTCGTGCACAATCGTGACGATGTCATTTATGTTCACGCTAATAACGAACACCATCTACTTCAAGAGTTTCTTTCCTTCTGGGAAAAGAGTTATCCCGATGTAATCACTGGTTGGAACACTGACTTCTTTGACGTACCGTATCTGATCAAGCGTGTCACTCGTGAACTGGGTGAGCGTGAGGCACAACGTATCAGCCCATGGCGTTATCTAAATGAGCGTAAAACGTTCATCAAAGGTAACGAAGAACTGCACTACGACATTCTCGGTATCAGTCAGCTGGACTATCTGGAACTTTACAAGAAGTATACCTACACCAAACAGGAATCCTATCGCCTTGATTACATTGCTGAGCAAGAACTAGGCGACAAGAAGAAAGAAAACCCTGGAGATTCTTTCCGTGATTTCTACACACATCACTGGCAACAATTCGTAGAGTATAACATCCACGACGTAGAGTTGGTTGATAAACTGGAAGACAAGATGCGTTTGATTGAACTGCATCTGACTATGGCATACAATGCCAAGATCAATCCTGAAGATGTTTACTCACAAGTACGTATGTGGGATACGATCATCTATAACCATCTGCGCAAAAAAGGAATCGTGATTCCGCAGAAAAGCGTAAGTGGTAAAGATGCGCAATTCGAAGGTGCGTTCGTTAAGGATCCTATCATCGGTGGTCACAAATGGGTTGCTTCTTTTGACTTGAACTCACTGTATCCTCACCTGATTATGCAGTACAACATCTCTCCAGAGACTCTTACATCAGAGAAGCTGAGTGTTACTGTTGACAAGCTACTTAACAAAGAGATTGATACATCTTACTGCCACAAACGTGACTTGGCTCTTACTGCCAACGGCTGGACTTATCGTAAAGACATCAAAGGTTTTATGCCTGAGTTGATGGAGACGATGTATGTCAATCGTTCCAAGTTTAAGAAACAGATGTTGAAGGTTCAGCAAGAGTATGAAAAGGACAAGTCTCAAAAGCACCTGCTGAAAGAGATTAGCCGACTGAACAACCTGCAGATGGCAATGAAGATTGCCCTGAACTCTGCTTACGGTGCGATGGGTAACCAGTACTTCCGTTACTTTGATATTCGTATGGCTGAAGGTATTACCACCAGCGGTCAGCTGTCCATTCGTTGGATGTCTAACAAGCTGAATGCGTTTATGAACAAGACGCTAAAAACTGTTGACCAAGATTACGTTATTGCGATCGATACTGACTCAATCTACTTGTCTCTTGAGAAGTTGGTTGAGACTGTTGCTGCTGACAAGGACACTGCTGGCAAGATCAAGTTTATGGACAAGATCTGCGAGGATGTTTTCCAGCCATTCATTGACAGTGGCTATACCGAACTGGCTCAATATATGAATGCGTATGCGCAAAAGATGCAGATGAAGCGAGAAGTTCTTGCTGACAAAGGTATCTGGACTGCCAAGAAGCGTTATATTCTCCGAGTGCATAACTCTGAGGGTGTTCAGTTTGCCAAGCCCAAGATCAAGGTTATGGGTCTGGAGATGGTCAAGTCTTCAACTCCTGCGGTGATTCGTGATAAGCTGCACGATTCTATTGACGTTATTCTAGAAGGCGAGGAGCGAGCACTACATAATTATGTGGCAGACTTTAGAAAAGAGTTTGATGCTTTGCCGATTGAAGACATCGCATTCCCTCGTAGTTGTAACGGTGTGAAGCAATATGCTGGATCTCCGATCTATCAAAAGGGAACTCCGATTCAGGTTCGTGCTGCCCTGTTGTATAACCATCACTGTAAACGCCATGGGCTGGACAAGAAGTATCAGGCTATCCGTGATGGAGACAAGATCAAGTTCGTGTACCTGCGTACTCCGAATCCGATCCACGAGAATGTCATTGCATTCCCACAGGAACTGCCAAAGGAACTTGGATTGAATGACTACATAGATTATGACTTACAATTCGAAAAGGTTTTTCTTGATGCGCTTCAGATTGTTATCGAGCCACTAGGCTGGAAGACTCAAGAAGAATCTTCACTGGAGGATTTCTTTGGATAACGTAACACCACTATTTTCTACGCCGATCTTTCAATCAAAGATCGAACCAATAAGTATTCAAGAGAGAGATTACATCATCTCTCTTGAGTATGATGGTATGTATTCGAAAGACAAGTATGTATTGAATCACCCTCAACTGTCTTCTGTCAAGAATAAAGTTGAGGGTACTCTAACTAAGTATGCATATGATGTATTACGTATCGCTCCTTGGAATGAGTTCTATATCACGAACTCATGGGTTGTAAAACACGATAAAGGGTGTAGTGCTCAACTGCATCGCCACGATAACTCTCTTTTGTCTGGTGTCGTTTATATCCAAACAGATGACCAGTCTGGTGAGATTTCATTTGATCTAGGAACTGCGTCTGCGATCTTTCCGTCAGCTGTGCGCATTGAGTATACTGAGTACAATCTTTTCAACTCTCCTTCTTGGTCGCATTACCCATACGATAATGATATTTTGATCTTTCCTTCTCACGTACTACATAAGGTATCTGAAACTAAATCAGAAAGAACAAGATACTCACTTTCGTTTAATACTTTCGTTCGTGGTAATCTTGGACAAGATATGTCAGTGTTGGATTTAAAATGAGCAATATCAGAATCATTAAAACTGGGATCAATGTTTCAAAGATACTGGCTCAACTGCACCAGTACCCAGAAGACTGGGGTTCTCAACGTAACGTTGCTGGTGTTGAGTCGATGCTTGATCGAGGATTCCCTCAGGTTGATGCTGGTGTTTTACAGCTTGTGATGGGTGGTGTTGAGTCGCTTGACCAATACGTTGGAGATACAGAGATTTGCATTCCAACACCAGCTTATGAACGACACACTGAAGTCATTAGATTTCTAAAACGCAACTTTAAAAAATTTAGTCGATGCGGATTCCTATCCTTGCCAGTCGGTGGAGAAGTTGGAAAGCATATTGACATTGGTACATACTACCAAACTAGAGATCGTTACCATCTGTCCATTCAAGGCAGATACATATACACTGTAGGAGATGAATCCGTTACAGTGGAACCTGGAACCCTGTTGTGGTTCAACAATAAATTACCTCATGGGACACAAAACATTGGCGACTGCGTTCGTGTTACATTCGTTTTCGATGTACCACATTCCAAGAATAATCCATAATTGTCCTGCAATACTTTTTAGGAGATAATATGAAAGTGTACAAATTTTACGCCGAGTGGTGCCAGCCTTGCAAGGCATTGTCTAAAGTTATTCAAGATGCTAAGGACAAGATTAATGTTGAGATCGTTGAGTTTGACATCGACGCAGAAATGATGACTGCTATTAACTATGGAATTCGTAGCGTACCTACGATGGTTCTGGTTGATGATAACGAGAAAGAAATCAAAAGATTAAATGGCTTGGTCAATGAACAAAAACTGCTGGAATTTTTAAATGCTTGATCTGAAAAGGAATGTTATGCATAATGTAAAGATGAACCGTAAGGAGTTGCTGAAGATCGTCAAAGACAATCTTAAGAAACACGTTGCGGAATATAATGAGTCTGTTGAAGACTATAAGGTAGCTGTTATTAAGGTTGCACAAGAGAACCTTAAGAAAGCAAAGACTGGTGATCTGGCGCTGTTTAAATTCCGTGCTATGCCTCAGACTCCAACTTCATACGAAGATAACTACAACCGTGCAATCCGTATGCTTGAGTTGTCTGTTGAAGATGTTATCGATGTTGAGGAACATATCTTCAACCAGTTGGTTCTCGACGAGTGGGGTTGGAAACAAAACTTTGTTGCACAATCTGCGCTGTATAAATCTATCTAAGGAATACTATGGGCATTCTTGACAAAATCAAAAAGAACAGCACCATTAAGGACTCTGCTGTTCTTGCTAACTCTAAGTTCTTCACTAAGAAGGATATGATTCCAACCAGCATCCCTGTCATTAACGTGGCATTGTCTGGTCGTCTTGATGGTGGTCTAACTCCAGGTCTTACTATGTGGGCTGGTCCATCTAAACACTTCAAGACTGCATTCAGCCTGTTGATGGCTAAATCTTATTTGGACAAATATGAAGATGCTGCGCTGCTTTTTTACGATTCTGAGTTCGGTACTCCTCAGAGCTACTTTGATGCTTTTGGTATTGACACTGACAGGGTGCTCCATACTCCTATTACAGATGTTGAGCAACTAAAGTTCGACATTATGCAGCAGCTACAAAACGTAGAACGTGGTGAACGTCTAATGATTGTAGTTGATTCCATCGGTAACTTGGCTTCTAAGAAAGAAGTTGAGGACGCACTTGATGGTAAGTCTGTTGCCGACATGAGTCGTGCCAAGCAGATGAAGTCTCTGTTCCGTATGGTCACACCTCACCTGACTCTTAAGGATATCCCAATGGTAGTTGTTAACCACACCTACAAAGAAATTGGTTTGTATCCTAAGGATATCGTTGGTGGCGGTACTGGCTCTTATTACTCTGCTGACAATATCTTTATCTTGGGTCGTCAGCAAGAAAAAGATGGCACTGAAGTTACTGGTTACAACTTCATCATCAACGTAGAAAAGTCACGTTATGTTAAAGAAAAATCTAAAATCCCTGTCGCTGTATCTTTCGATGGTGGTATTAGCAAGTGGAGCGGTCTACTTGATCTTGCACTCGAATCAGGACATGTGGTCAAACCTAGCAATGGTTGGTATTCGAAAGTAGATGAAGACGGTGTTGTTGAAGACAAGAAGTATCGTATCAAGGATACCGAATCTAAAGACTTCTGGATGTCTATCCTTACTAGCAAATCGTTCTATGATTTCGTAAAGAACAAGTATTCAGTTGGTAATGTTTCTATGGTTCAGGCAGACGAACTGGACAAAGCATTGGAAGAATTGGAGTTTGAAGATGAGTGAGCCATCTAGATTTAAACAAGAGTGGGAAACAAAGAAACTACTCAATCGTGCCAAAAAGAAAGCCAAGAAGTCTCTACAGAAACAAGGTTTTGGTCGCAAGGAAGCTGCAAAGCAAGTTAATGCTGCAGTAAATCGTATTGCGGCAAGACCTGTTCAACGTAGCAATGGTCGTGGTGGATAATGAGCGAGCATCTGGCTAAACCATTCGTTGTTCTTCAAAGTGCATCAACTGGAGCTTACAGGCTAAAGTTGACAAGTGGTCCATACTCAGGTATAATCTTTTCTTACGGTCAGGTTAAATTTGAGGAAATGGGTGACACTTGTAAACTGCACTTTGAATATGAAGTGCACGAAGATGCAGGTGTCACTTATACTGCCAATGAACTTGAACACTATCTTGGTGATTTGTTGCAGGTGATTATCATAGAACAGCTGCAACAAAATGAAATAACATATACTGGTGGAGTTGATGAGAATTGAGCAACAGATTCTGAGCAGACTAATTTATGATGAGCACTATTGCCGAAAAGTAATTCCCTTTATTAAACGAGATTATTTTGCTGACAAGAAAGAGTCCGTCGTAGCTAGTATTGTCTCAGAGTTTTTCAACAAGTATAACAAACCTCTAACAAAAGAGATTCTTTCCATTGAGGTTGGCAACAGAAAAGATTTAACCGATAAAGAATTGGCTGATGTCAATTCTTATATCGAAACTCTAACTGATGTTCCAGTCAATGAAGACTGGATGATGGAAAACACAGAGAAGTTTTGTAAGGATCGTGCAGTTTACAATGCGATCCTAGAATCAATCTCTATTATTGATGGTCGTAATAAGGTACATACTAAAGATGCTATTCCTCATATCTTATCTGATGCTCTTGCCGTGTCTTTTGATAGCCACATTGGTCACGACTACCTTGAAGACCACCAATCCCGCTATGAGTTCTACCATCGTGTCGAGGAGAAAATTCCTTTCGACTTGGAGATGTTTAACAAAATCACCAAAGGTGGACTGAGCAAGAAAACACTTAACATTGCACTGGCTGGTACTGGTGTTGGTAAGTCATTGTTTATGTGTCACGTTGGCGCTGGATGCCTGACCCAAGGTAAAAACGTCTTATACATAACAATGGAAATGGCAGAAGAACGTATCGCTGAACGTATCGACGCTAATCTGTTGAACCTGACTATGGATGAGTTGAAGGTTATTGACAAAGACATTTACGAGAGTCGTATTAGTAAAATTACTAAAAAGACTCAGGGTAAGTTGATTGTCAAAGAATATCCTACAGCTGGCGCTCACGCTGGTCATTTCCGTGCGTTGCTTGAGGAATTGAAACTCAAGCGAGAGTTTATTCCTGACATCATCTTCATCGACTACTTGAACATCTGTGCAAGTCAACGTATGAAGCAAGGTGGCTCTGTAAACTCTTATACATATGTTAAGGCAATCGCAGAAGAGTTGCGTGGTTTGGCAGTTGAGTTTAATGTTCCAATCGTATCAGCTACCCAAACTACCAGATCTGGATATACGAATTCAGATCCAGGATTGGAAGATACCTCAGAATCTTTTGGTCTGCCTGCGACAGCTGACTTTATGTTTGCATTGGTTAGCAACGAAGAACTGGAAGCATTGAATCAAATCATTGTCAAGCAATTGAAAAACAGGTATAATGATCCTAGTTACTTCAAGAGATTCGTTGTTGGTATTGATAGATCTAAAATGAAGTTATATGATGTAGAGGCTTCTGCTCAAGTTGGCTTGGCAGATTCTGGACAAGATGATGGACCAGTTTTTGATAAGAGTGATTTTGGTAAGAGAGCTAAAGCTGAGGGAAGTTTTGACGGTTGGAAGTTCTAAGGAGATATAAATGGTTAAGGTAATTGTGGCAAAACAAAAATATGACGCATCACATCTGCTGGGTCAGTTTGTGGATGAGCGCCACTACGACATTCTCGTTGAAGAGGATTGCGACGTCTATGCACCACCAGATTGCGATCTGGGCACCCAAGCTGAATGCAGCACGGACTGTGGTTCTTGCGACAAGGGTATGGATGAGCGCAAGATTATTTTCAAGTTCCGTAAAAACTTCTTCAGCAAAGAAGAGCAAGATGCTGCATACCTTGGTCTAAGAGAAGCTGCAGTTGAAACTCAGAACCGTGGTATTGCTGCTGGTCCACGTGGCGAAAAGCTAGGTAATCGTGAGTGGGTTACTGACTATGAATACGACATCATTGACTTCTTCTCTAATCCCAAAGCTAACATTATGGGCACTGATCCAGTCGATGAGATTAAAGCTGCTCACGCTGGTAAGCAAAGTCAACCATCTAATAAGAACAATGTTTGGAGTATTCAGGCTGTTAAGAAAGACAACTTTGTTTTCGAAGACTGGGTTGAACGAACACGCAAACTGATGCCTGAAGAACAAAAGGCTGAAGCAAAGCGTGTTGTGCAAAAGTATGTTTGTTCTACAACTTACGCCAATGGTGTTTTCTCTGGTATCGCTGGTTGGTTTGATCGTTATCCACGTATTCCTTATGGTCGTGCGACATCTTACACTGAGCGCAACCCAGAGAAGTTTGCGATGGCTTTCCCATTCCTACAAACTCTGGCTGCAGGTTTCAAAGAGTTGCTTCCTTGGAGATACAACAACCAGATGGAAGCAGCAAAGAAGATTGACCCACGCTTCTTGGTTCCTGGAACTCCGTTCACTACTATTACTGTGAACAAGACATTCCGTACTGCTGCTCACTACGATGCAGGTGACTTGAACGAGGGGCTTTCTAACTTGTTGGTTCTGTCTAACAACGGTAACTACAAAGGTGGTTATTTGATTGCTCCAGAGTATCGTGTTGCTGTCAATGTCCGTCCAGGTGACTTGCTGTTGATTAACAACCACGAAGTTATGCACGGTAATACTCCAATCGAACTTCTTGACGAAACTGCAGAGCGTATCTCTCTGGTTTGCTACTTCCGTGAGAATATGCTAACTCTAGGTAGCAAAGAGTATGAAGACTGCCGTTACGAATTCGTTGAATCTCGTCGTCTGAACAAAGAACATCCAGGTCACAAGAACGAGGATGGTTCTGAGCGTCACCTGTGGAATGGTGTTTCACAAGGTATGTGGACTTCTCAAGAATGGTATGACTTCTGCGAAGATAAACTTGGTCACGATGAATTGGTCAAGTATCATCCAGAAGCTGTTAAATCTACGATTGAAGATTTCTTCGGATGATTTTAGAAGTATTCGCAGAGCCGATCTATAAAGGTGAGATGGTTTTCTCTGAGAGAGAACTATCTTACTTTCGCACAGTTAGGCAAAGGGGTGACTACAAAAACACCTATGGTAACTACACATCTAATGACAGCTTTGTTTTAGAAAACGAAGAACTGGTTGATGTAAAGGCTAGAGTGCATCAACATCTGGATTATTATCTTAAGAATATCATAGGCGCTGCTAACGTTAGTCTGCAGGTCACACAGTCTTGGTTAAACTTCAATGACTACAATTCTTCACACCATACACACATTCACGTTAACAGTATTGTCAGTGGAGTGATTTATACTACTCCAGATCCTGCGTCATTGGTTGTTTTTAGAAAACAGGATTATTTCCCTCTAAGACCGATGATAACTATTATGACAGAGTATAATAATCCGATGAAAGTTATCCCAGTCAAACAAGGTGATATTGTTTTGTTCTCTTCTCAACTACCACACGGTGTTCAAGCGAACCAAACAAACAAAACCAGAACATCATTGGCGTTTAATACCTTCTACAAAGGTACGCTTGGAAGTGAAAAGAATTTAACCTACTTGGAGCTATAATGTGTGCAGTAATCGGGGCTATCATTCAACAGCCCGCACGTGATGACTTTGAAATGATCAAGCGAGTATTCCACGAGTCACGTATTCGTGGTCTTCACGCCACAGGTATTTCGTTCCTACCTAAGTGGTCTAGTGGTATCGAGAACATTAAAGAGCCGATCCCAGCGGATCAGTTTATTCAGAAGTTTATGCACAACGACAATCTAGCCGATATGGTTGCCGATGATGGAAACCTTTACCTAATTGGTCACTGTCGTTACAGCACTTCAGATTTAGAATACAACCAGCCAATCTGGAACAACTATATGAGCGTGGTGCACAATGGTGTTATCACTCAAGAACTGCCAGAGAACTGGGAGCAGTTGTATGGTTACAAGTGTGATGGTAAGAATGATACCGAGTTGCTACTGCATACATTTGCAGCTGATAAGTCTCCGCTAGTAGAGTGGAAAGATTCCTCTCTTGCAGTTTGTGTTCTTGATAGAAACCGTACACTAACTGCATTCCGAAATGGCAAGCGACCATTATATTTGACAAATCTTGAAAATGGTTGTATAATTACTTCTACTGCTGATGTTATTAAACGTGCAGGTATTGAGGAAGAACCATATCTAATCAATATGAATATGTACTGCGTTTTCGACGGAGACCTAACCATGTCTATCGAAAACGTAGAAATCGAAGGTGCGGTGGATCTACAAGATGCTATTTGTTAACTCAACTAAAGTCGAACAACTAATCAAAGATAGTCCAGCTGGTAAGAATACCAAGTTCTTATCGGCTGCACATTCGTTGTGGTTTCGTTTTAAGAACTATGAAAAGTGTCCACCGATGGCACTAGAAGATAATGGTGAAGTTGTTTGCTTAATCTTCGCAACATTTAATCGAGATGGTTACGCCAATCTCTACGAAATTGTCACACTAGAAGGAAAAGAAGGAAAGGGATATGCGTCAAAGTGCTGGGACGCATGGATTGATTATGCGGTCAAAGAGAGAAATACTAAGCGACTTAAGATATCATGTACACCATCTTCGGTCACATGGCATTACAGAAATGGTCTCATCTTCTGGGCAGTTGACCCCACAGGCTCGCTACGTTCTGACCAGCCTCTTTACGCCACACGTGCAGAACAGATCGCATTTAGAGACTTCGCTACAGTTAGCCCAAAGCAAGCTCTACCGCCACCGAAAGTTAGAGAGCAGTTTAGGAAAGAAGGCTTAGAACATTACGACTGGGGTGATAAAAAGAAAGCCAAAACGCAAGCAGCAATCACTGCAGTTGGCAATGCTTGGTTGCGTGACGCACTACTTGATGAACCTTCCCTTGAAGAATTTTTAGCATAATGGATTATCGACTAAAAGAAAACCGCAGAGAAGCGTTCATTCGTTGGTATGCTTGGTCTCTGAAGTATGATGACTGCGATCCAGCAGTTTGGGCAACCAATTACCTACACAACCGTTACAGCCACAACGATGAAGAGCGTATTTGGTTTGCTTGGTTGTATGGTAATACGTATCAGTTGCCAACTGCATGGGTGTTGAAGAACGAATTCCCAGATTACGAACTAGCAACTGTAGATCGCATCACTCAGTGGAATACTACTAACTATAAACGACTACGTTACCAAACAGATACGAAGTGGAACAAGGGACATCTTCCTGCTATGTTCGCCTCTTATCAAAAATTTATCGGCGACAAAACACAACGTGAAGCAATGGAGAATTACTATGGATCCACTGACGAGGAGAACTTTGACAATCTGTGGGCAGTCATTAAAGATAGCTTGCATAAGTTTGGTCGTTATTCCACTTGGTTCTATCTTCAGCATCTTAAGCATACTGCTGGCATCCGTATTAATCCTACTTCTCTCATGCTTAGTGATTATGATGGTTCCCGTTCTCATCGTAATGGATTACTTCTTGCCCTTGGCAGGGATGACGATTATGATAGAAAACTTACTGGAGCAGATTATTCGAACTTGGAATCACAGGCTAGCGAGATTCTATGCGAAACGCAGGAGAGATTTCCACAACTAGCAAACCATGTTGACTTCTTTACGATGGAAACCTGCTTGTGTTCGTTCAAGAAAATCTTTCGTGAAAAGCATGGTCGATATCTTGGTTACTATCTGGATCGTCAGGCTGAAGAAATCATTCAAGCTGAGAAAGATGGTTGGTACGGAATTGAGTGGCAGGTTATGTGGGATGCTAGAAATGAAACCATTGACCTAAGACTTGACGACAAACGCGGTATCAATAAAGAAAGATTCTCTAACTTTGTTCGTACTGGTAAACTTGAAAATTTAGAATGGATGTTCGAAGACGAAGAACCTGTTCTAACTGGATTAGAAGCATTCGCTTAAAGGAAATAGTATGTCATTTGTTGATAAATTAGGCGTTCAAGATCAGATTAGCGTACAGCTTATCAAGAACACCTTGAAGACTCGTAAGATCATCGCCGTTGGTGGGCAACCTGGAACTGGTAAGACTACCTTGTTCCGTAAGTATATGGAAGGTAAAGACTGGATCGTTGGTGAGCCTGCCAAGCTGGTCTCTGCTTCCTATAATCCAGATCGTGACCTATACATCCTAGGCAAGTACGAGGAAGGCGAAACCTTTGCAGGAACAGATCGCCTCTCGATGGCGGTCCAACCTCCCTTGCAGGAATGGATCGCTTCCCATAATTGCAACATTCTTTTCGAGGGCGACCGAGTCTTCAACCAGTCTTTCTTGGAGTTCTGTATGGGTCTACCCAATACCGAACTGCAAGTGGTTTATCTCAAGGCTCCAAAGGAACTACTAGAGCAGCGTTATAAGGAGCGAGGCTCTGATCAGTCTGAGCAATTCCTAAGAGGGCGGGAGACTAAATATAGTAATCTACTATCTAACTTTGAATTAATGCCGTATATTACTGAGTTTGCAAACACTAATTTAGAGGAGCAAGCGAAAGTCCTAGCTTTCTTGGATAAACATCTGGGTTGAGGTTAGGGCTTTCTAGGGAGCTATGAATTTCCTAGAGAAGGCTAATTTCGACTGGATGGAAATGCTCAACTTCTATGAGCGTCCATTTAGAGCTAAACTCATCCCCGCAAAAGTTTGGAGAGACTTAGACGAGTACAGAAATGACTCGACTGGTCTCTCCAATTATTTTAAGAAGTGGCGAACTAAGATAGAGTTCCGCCCACCACCAAAGAAGTCAGAAGTCTGGAATAAGTACGTAGCAGTTGGTGGAGAATATGCACCAGATGAACGACAATGTAGTATCCAGATCTACACTCTGAACTTTGACAAGCACGTATTCTGTCAAAAGACTTGGGAAAAATTCAAGTATCGTCTGATGCAGACGCTGATGCATGAACTAATACACTTTATGCAATACGATCGTCGCTATGACGAATCTAGCAGTTACATAGTTCCATACAAGCGAGTCGGACACAGTAGAAAGGATGCTGAGCGCAGATACCTATCTGAATTCGACGAGATTCAAGCGTATGCACACTGCGTATACCTAGACTTCAAGATGAAGAGACCGAACGTTCCTGTGGGTGTACTTCTTAATCGTTGTAAAAACCGTCGAGACTCTTCAACACTGCATTATTTCCTAAAGACGTTTGACTACGACTTCAAGAATAATATCTCCCCTCAGAAAATCATCCAGCAGATCAACAAGTGGGATAGAAAGTATTCAAGACACTTGAACTAAATAGTTAGTTCTGTATAATAAACTAACTATGGCAAATTACGACTACGGGAAAATGGCTGATACAGCCAAGCTGATCGAAGCCCATTTTAAAAAGAAGGGTATTGGTGTAGCGATCAAAACATCTCGTTACCAGACCCAAATCAAAGCAGTTGAAGTTGCTTATCCAGACAGTTTAGATAAACTGTTGAAATTGGCAGGATTAATAGCAACCATATCAGACTTGACACCAACAGAAGAAAAGTCTATCTCTGGTAAGTATAAAGCCAAACTTATAAAAATTACAACTGCTTCTGGTGGTGCCAAAAAGGGTGACATCTTTTTCTTGGTGAATACCTATACAGAAAAGGGTACTCTTAAGACTAAAGACTTAGCTCCAGATAAACTAGGGTTGACCACGGCTAGTGGATACACTTCTCTTTCTGCATTTGATAAAGCAGTTTATGATGGTATTGAAAAACTCAAAGTCGGTTCTGAAATTAAGACAGCGTTGGTTCAGTTGTATAAATCTGTAGCAGAAAACAAAACTAAAACTGACAGTGTGCCTATGAATGCCGCAGCTAAGAAAGCTATGGCTGCAGTGAAGCCTCAAGACAAACAAGCAATAGGTAAGGATTTTGGTGAGATCCTTTCTCTTCGTTGGTATCTAACTCAACCACACGGCGCAGGATGGACTAAGTTTGGTTTCTCTGTAATCAGTAACGAAGCCTTGATTGACTTTTACGTTGACCGTAAAGTAGGAAACAAAACTATCCGTTCTGATGTATCTGCCAAGTTCGAAGCTGGGGCTGCTCCATCCATTGGCGCGATCGTAGAAAATCTGGACAAAGTGTATAAGACCCCCAAAGCAGAAGAGCTAAAGGCGATTAATGTTCTTAAGGCTCTTGCGGGCAAAGACGATAACACTTCTACTAAGATTCTTAAAGCATTCGAGACTCTTAAACTACCTGCTTACAACAAACTAAAGTCTATTGTAGGTAAGCAAAACTTCACCATCTTAGACGTTTCTACCTCTATTCAAAAGATCGCAACTGCTAGTAAAACTCCAGCTAATCGTTTGAAGATGTTCCAGACTGAGTATGGTCCAATCTACGAAGAACTAGGCAAGACTGCTTCCAAGGACTCTCTGGATATCGTTTTTGCTGGGGCTACATACAAGAAATACTACTCTCTAGTTTTGGCTCCTATGGGGTATGCTCTTGTTGACTATATGAACAAGAACAAGATCTACCAAGAGATACTAAACAATATCAGTCGAGAGATGAAGACCGAGCAGGTCTACCTAAACTTCACTGGAGATAAGCTAAGTTTCGAGAAGAAGCTATTCTCTAATGCTGAGTTTAAGTTCGCTTACGGAGCGAATGCCAAGGACTCTGATAATACAGGTATCAAGTTCTCTATGAAATAAGACTGTTCCTAAATAATTACATAATTACTTTATAGATGGATTCCAATGAAAGATTACAAACAACTCTTAAGAGAATTACCGTCCAGAACCGTCGTTTTAGCTTGTGGGAGATTTAACCCTCCTACATTAGCCCACGAAATGTTGGTTAAGACAGTCAAAAAACTGGCTGAGTCTAAAAACGCAGACCACGTAATCTATGCATCCAATATAAGCGATGCTAAAAAGAATCCATTAGTAGTAGAAAAGAAACTTCAGTATATTGAACTGGTGTTTCCTAAGACCAACTTTGTAGAGTCTGGGGATAATATCGGCGATGTTATCAAGAAATTGAAGGAGAGTTATAAGAATATTATCGTTGTTACTAGCGGCGACAAAGTTCAATCATTGAAAAAGTATATGGTTGAAACTGTTTCAATTGGTGACAAGGATCCTGATAGCGAAGACTCTGTCAGAAGTCTGGCAGCAAAAGGTTTATACGAAGAGTTTAAGAAGAATCTTCCTACCTCTATCCGTGACCTTGACAGTCGTCGCTTGATGAATGACATTCGTATTGGTTCTGGTTTAGAACCAATCAAAGAACAAATTAACTTGGTGAAAGACGACTTGAGAGAACAATACTTTAGAGGTGAGATCTTCAATGTAGGCGACATCGTTGAGAACGGTGGTGTTGAGTATGAGATCGTAAAGCGTGGGTCAAATCATTTGCTTTTGAAAGACGAAGCAGGTAAACTTGTCTCTAAGTGGATCCAGGAAGTCAAACAAGTAAAAAAGTCTAAGTTTAAATTTAAAGATGGTCAGAAAGCAATTCCAGCTGAGCATGGCACAACGCCTCTTAGTGGTAAACCATTCGATCCATTTTTCAAAGAGTCATTTAAAGAGTGGAGAAACAAGTAATGGATGAATTAGTGACATCTCTTAGAATTGCGCTTGCGAATACATTTGTGATGTATTTCAAAGTGCATCAGTTTCATTGGAACGTAGAAGGTGATGACTTCCCTCAATGGCATGGTTTCTTAGGAGACCTGTATGAAGATGTTTATGGTGCTGTTGACCCACTTGCTGAAAACATTCGTAAGTTGGATGCATATGCTCCACGTAGCTTAGAAGAGATGTGGAATCATAAAACTATCGCCGAATCTACTGGCGATGTTAAAGACATTAAGTCTATTCTAAATGAAATTCAAAAAGCTAACCTAGAAGTTCTTGCAAGTCTCAAGAAGGCTTACGATCTAGGTGAAGAAAATAAAACCTACGGCTTGTGCAATTTCTTGGCAGATCGTATTGATACGCACGAGAAGCACAGCTGGATGTTAAAGGCGTCAATGAAATGAAATCATTTATCGACTTTCTAAAAGAAGAAGCTGAAGCAGAAGGTGCTAAGCTAAAACACATTCACCATGCTGAAGACCGTCCACTGATGCATGGCAAAGAAGGTTTCGAGCATACGCATGGTGCATTGACTCAAGCCCATGAGCACATGAAGGCTGGTAAAAAGTCTAGTGGTCTAACGATGAAGTACGATGGTTCTCCATCTGTAGTTTACGGTCACCACCCAGAAACTAAAAAGTTCTTTGTTGCTTCCAAATCTGCGTTCAATAAGAACCCTAAGTTAAATTACTCCCACGAAGACATCGAAAAGAACCATGGACATGCTCCAGGTCTTGTGACAAAACTAAAAGCTGCATTGGATCACCTGCCTAAAGTTGCACCTAAGAAGGGTGTCTATCAAGGTGATATTATGCACAGTGGTGATGTTGAACATAAAAAAGATGGTGTTTCTTTCAAGCCAAACACTATCACTTATACCGCTAAAGGTGAGCAAGCCAAAGCGCACAAAGAGGCTAAACTAGGTGTTGTTACTCATACAAAGTATGAAGGTAAGAACATGGCTTCTATGAAAGCTACACCACATGTTAGCGACAAAGAGTTTGGTACTCACAAAGATGTAGCGCACCACACTGCCGAGCACGACACTTCTAAGATTCACTATCCAGAAAGTGCTCACAAAGAATTCCAAAGTCATATGGATGCTGCTAAAAAGATCCACGACACCCACGGTAAAGACATGTACAAGGCTACAGAAAAACATCGTGGTGAAAATACTCATATGACTACTTACATCAACAGTACTGTTAGAAATGATGAGAAGCCATCTGCTGAAGGTTTCCAGAAACATATTACAGCGCAAGGTGAGAAAGCTGCGGCTAAAGTCAAGACAGAAAAGTCTCAAGCAGCAAAACGTGCCGAGCACGCTGAACACGTATCTCATGTCGAGGCAAACAAAGAACACTATAATAATTTGTTTGCTATGCATCACCACTTACAACAAGCCAAGAATACTCTAGTTAAACACCTAGAGACTCATGAGGGTGGTTATGAGCATCACATCAATGGTACAAAATCCAAGCCAGAAGGTTTCGTTGTCAATCACAAAGATGAACCAACCAAGTTGGTAAACCGTTCTGAGTTCGCAAAAGCTAACTTACTAAAGGTAAAGAAATGATCTCATTTAAAGAATATATTACAGAAGGTCTAGCTGACGATATCCTAGCAGTAGCAAAGAAAGCTGGTATTAATGCTAAGAAAGCTCCTCCACTAGAGGATCGTAAGAAAGCAACTGCTAAGTTAATCAAGCACCGTGCAAGAGAAGCTAAGAGAAATCCTCCACCACCAAGAGAGATGCCACCACGTAAGACTGGCTTTGGCTCTGGTGCTGAAGACGACACTAAAGGAACTTAAATGAAATCATTTACAGATTACCTAAACGAAGGCGAGCGTGGTTTGTGGGATAACATCCATGCCAAGCGTAAGCGTATTGCTGCTGGATCTGGTGAGCGCATGCGTAAACCTGGAAGCAAAGGTGCGCCAACTGCAGCTGCACTAAAGGCATCACAAAACGAAAGTGTAGTGGAACAAGCTCCAGTCGCTCCTACTTTAGATAAAAAATATATCAAGGGTACGCCAGAGCACAAAGCATATAAAGCAACTAAGAAGCCGATCAATGGTCACCCAACCAATGTTAAAGAAGAGTTATCTGCTGATGAACAATTTGATTTAATAGAACAGATGGCTCAAGAAATCTCTGAAGAACTACAGATGGATCTGGAGCAAGTTTGGGAAGAGTTGGACGAGTTTAACGATAACGAACTTGTAGAAGCCTGCAACTGCTGGACAGGTTACAAGCGTAAGCCTGGAACTAAACCATGTGAAGAAGGTTCTTGTGTAAAAGAAGAGTCTGAACTTGATGAGGGTATGAAACAAAATCTAAGAAAGTATGTTCCTGGATATGCCAAGCGTGAAATTGATAAAAAGATGGATGCTGGAAAATTTGGTAAAGATGATGTAGCCAAGGATGCTAATTACTATCGCTATAAAAACATACAAGACAAGATAAAAAAAGAAGAAGTTGAACTAGACGAAGCCGCAGTTGATGCTAAAGGTTACAAGTCTTCTACTGGTGGCTTGACGCAAAAAGGTCGTGATGCTTACAATCGTAAAGAAGGCTCTAACCTAAAGGCTCCAGTAACTACACCACCTTCTAAATTAAAGAAGGGTAGCAAGGCATACAATCGTCGCAAGTCTTTCTGCGCACGTATGAGTGGCGTAGAAGGTCCAATGCGCAAACCAAATGGTGAACCAACACGCAAGGCGTTGGCACTAAGAAAGTGGAACTGCTAATGTTATCCTTTCTATCATTCCTAAAAGAAGCCAAGGCTGAGAAACATGCAGTCATGGCTTTTGGTCGTATGAACCCTCCGACTGCTGGTCACGAAGAAGTGGTTAAGAAGATGCATGATGTAGCCAAAGAGCATGGCGCCGAGCATCACTTGGTTCTTTCTCATAGCCAAGATGCTAAGAAGAACCCACTTCCAGCTGATAAAAAAGTTGAGCATGCTAAGAATGCATTCCCTGGAACTAATGTTCGTGCAGCATCTAAAGAAAAGCCAACTATCTTACACCATGCAGCAGACTTACACAAAGCTGGTGTGAAACACTTACACGTTGTAGCAGGTTCTGATCGCCATCAGGCAATGCATGAGTTGTTGCATAAATACAATGACGGTAAAGAACACGCTCATGGTTCTTATAAGTTCAAATCTATTACGTTACATTCATCTGGCGAACGTGATCCAGACTCTGAAGGTACTTCTGGTGTTTCTGGAACTAAGATGCGTGAGCATGCTGGTTCTGGTAACAAAGAAGAATTCCATAAGAACTTACCTTCTAAGATGAAGCCTGAGCACAAAGATGCATTATACCACGACTTACGTAAACATATGGGGCACGAATGAAACAAACAAACGAAGGTACTATCCAACCAAATGGAACAGATAAGATCGAGCTTGGTGTTCCCGATGTAGCAACTAAAAAGAAAACGGATAAAGAAATGAAAGATCAACAAAACGAATCTTGGACATTTGACACCGCTGCTATGGCCAAACAAGAACTAGCAGACGCTAAGAACAAACAACACCGTAAGCGTGGTAAGGTTGCTAACCTTCTGCGTAAACTAGGTATGAAAGAAGAGTTCGAAGGAAACCCAATGCAAGAAGAATTAAAAGGTGGTCAAGTTAATCTTGACAAGAACAAAAACGGTAAGTTGGATAAGCAAGACTTCAAACTTCTTCGTAAAAAACTTCAAGAAGCAAAGATGGGCAAACCTGTCGATGTTGATAAGGTTCATGCGGCTGGCGAGAAACCACACGAAGAAAAGTGGGAAGACGCTAAGAAAGTCAAGAAAGAATCCTACACTGCTGAAGAACTTCTACAAGCATTGAAAGAAGGACTATGGCCAGGTACTCCAGAACACACTGCTAAATTTGGCGACAAGTACAAACAGCAACAAGGTGGTGGCGCTGGTATGAAAAAAGGAACTCGTTATGGTGGCTCTGCACAAAAGCCAGAAAAAGAAGATGACAACGATGCTGACGACAAGCCAGCAAAGAAGAATAAATAAGATTACAGCCTAGATCAAGGAGATTAAAATGGCACTATGGGGAAATACAGATAACGCAGAAAGCAAGCCAAAGTTTGTTAGCCAAGATGCTAATGGTACTATTGGTGGCACTGCTGGCGTAGCAATCACTTACGGCGTTGACGCTGTAGAAGAAAACGTAGCTTCTAACAAAGCCAAGGGTATGCAGCACGCAGGATGGGTTCGTCGTGTTACATACACTGATGCACAAGGTAATGTTCGCAACAAGACTGAAACTCTAGTTGCTATGGGTTCTATGACAGGTGACGCAGCAGACGACGCAGTTGTTGCTGACGCTTAATAATTCTGGAGGGCTAGTCCCTCCATTTGATTATGCAAACAAAATTGGATGAAAGTAACTTTTTAGTATATGCAATGCATCACTATGACAACCCGCAGTGTCATAGTATAGCAGAATTCGAAGATGACTTAAAGAAGATCTTATATCTTAAAAAGTTACTGACTCGTTATAAAATTAATGGTGAGTTAAGAGAAAGATTAATTCTTAACCACATCATAGTTCTTTATAACATTTTTGGAGACGCAGCAACTAATATGCTGTTCTACAAAATAGAAGAATCCAATTGGGATGCTTTGATAACATTTTTAGTTTATCTAGAACGAATGCCAGAAGCAATACCACAGTATGGAATAAAACTTTCTGACATTAAGTTAGACGAAAAGATTATAGCTACGTTAAGGGATATCTAATGAGTCGTATTGTAGACAACGCAATGGCACTAAGGATTGTCAGAATGCTTGTCACTAATTTTAGTGACACGGCAGCATTCAAACTTGGTATTATTGATGCACGTGGAAACACTTTAAGACCATCAAGTACCCTTAAGACAACACAAGAAAAAGATGCATTTAGTTATTTGCATCGTCTTGTTTTTAATATGAAGAAACTAATCAACAGACTTCCAGGTGGCGAAAGTAGCCTAAAGAGTCTTGTTGGTGCTCTTTGGTTAGTCAGAGAATACTATGAGAGTGGTTCCAGAACAACTTCTCTTATGGAGTCACGCTACAAAGAAGTTATGCGTATGTTAGATAACAATGTTGTGTTAGCAGAAGAACAACTTGTTGTCCGTAAAGTTCTGGCTGAAGAAGGTGTTGCTGCTATTGGCGGTGCGCCAACAAATAATACTAGCGGTCCAGTTGCTACACAAGAACCAAAGATCGGTAAGAAAAATATCAAGAAGTACCAAGTGATGTCCCGTAGATCTACACCAGTGGAGTGTTGATATGTGGATACTGGATTGGCTACCGTTCTGGGTTTTTCATCTCATCACTTTGATGGGAGTTCTTACATTAATTGCTGCGCAATTTTTTAAGTTCATCCCATTCATCACTCAATATCGCTTACCACTTCAGGTCGGCGGTATTCTTATTTTAGCCTTCGGTCTTTATATGGAAGGTGGTATTGCCACCCAAGAAAAGTGGGAAGCCCGTGTTAAAGAAGTTGAAGCAAAGGTTGCTGAGGCAGAAGCTAAATCTGCTAAGGTGAACACTAAGATTATCGAAAAGGTTAATACCAAAGTAGAAATAGTAAAAGTTCGTGGCGATGAAATCGTTAAATATGTTGACAGAGAAATTGTAAAATATGATGACCAGTGCAAAATTCCTAAGGAGTTTGTGAAGGCACATAACGATGCAGCGGAGCCAACGAAATGATTAAGACTATACTATCATTAACTGTAGCACTACTATTAGCTGGTTGTGCTACACCAGTTCCAGTGACAGCAAAGTTTCCAGAACCTCCAGGTAAACTTTCTACTACAGCATGCCCTAATCTACAAAAATTAAACGACGATGCTAAGCTAAGTGATGTAGCAAAGACAGTGACTGTTAATTATACAGAATACTATATCTGTGCTGTTAAAGTTGATGCTTGGATCGAATGGTACAACGTACAGAAAACAATATTTGAGAACATAAAATGATTGACGCAGAAAGAGTAGCCAAATTGGAAACGCAAGTAGAAGCAATTAAGGATGATGTTGCCGAGCTAAAGGGCGACATGAAAGAAATCCACTCACGCATCACAACTCAAACACGTGAAATCGTTGAGAAAATTGACTCAATGGAAAGACGTCTAGAGACAAAGATGACTGTTGGAGCAGCAGCTGCAACTCAACAACACAATGACATCAAAGATGAGATCCAACTAGATCTTAAAAGAATGGCGGCAAATATGGATAATGATATTCAAAAAGTTACAGATCGTGTAGATACTCTTGAAAGATGGCGTTGGATGATTGTTGGCGGTGCAGTTGTTCTTGGTTACATCTTAGGACACATGGAACTTTTTGCAAAGTTTATAAAATAAATTTTGCTTTGCAACCGTAGGTGGTGTATAATTACATCATCTACGGAGATATTTTGGAATGCTATACATTGATGTGAAGTTCACACAACTCTTGGGTCCACGCCTAAGAAACTTCAAAAAGAAAAAAGATTACAACTGGAACTTTTCGTGTCCATTCTGTGGCGATAGTACAACTAACAAACTAAAGGCACGTGGTTATCTGTACAGAGCCAAGGCTGATCTTTTTTACAAATGTCACAACTGCGGTAAGGGAACTAATCTAGGAAACCTTATCAAGTATGTAGATACCAAACTTTATGATGAGTATGTTCTTGAACGCTACAAAGCTGGCGCAACAAGATACAATGATCACAAAGACATTAGTGATACTAGTGTCATCATAGAAACTCCTAAAGAAGAACTGTTAGAGGATGACATCCTTAGCACCCTGACACGTATGGACAAGTTGCCCAGCAACCATCCAGCGCTAAAGGTTTTGGTTGATCGAAAAATCCCACGTGACAAATGGCATCTGCTGTATTTCGCTCCTAAATTTAAGGCGTTCACCAATTCAGTGACACCTAAGTTTCAAGAGCCAATTGAGGGCGAACACCCAAGACTTATCATTCCGTATTTCACTACAGCTGGCAAGTGTTTTGCTTTTCAGGGTAGAGCATTCGGGGATGAACAACCTAAGTATTACACCATTAAGGTCGATGAGACCGAGGAGAAAATTTATGGACTTGACAGAATTGATTACAGCAAACGAATTTATGTGGTTGAAGGTCCAATCGACTCTTTATTCCTCCCGAATTGCGTGGCTGTTTCAGGAAGCAGTTTTGACACCCCTACTGTTCGTAGGCTCCTTGCTAATGCTACATTAGTGATGGACAATGAGCCACGTTCAAGAGAAATTACCAAACTTTTAGAGAAGAATATCAAGGCAGGTTATTCTGTCTGTATGTTTCCTGAACACATTGAGCAAAAAGATATTAATGATATGATCGTAAAGGGTGGAATGACCCCTGAGGAAATCCTCGAAACGATAAATACAAATACCTTTTCAGGAATTGAAGCGACCTTAAGATTTAGTACATGGAAGAAAATATGAAAGTAAAACTGATTAGTTATAGCAAGCCCTCTCGACAAATGTATGATGAGGGCTTAACTGATGCACAAGAGTTAGTTGCGTTTTGTGCTAGAGTTAGTAATCCAAGCAACCAATTCAACACAGATACAGCAGAGAAGTTAATTCGTTATTTGGTCAAGAACAAACACTGGTCACCACTAGAAATGGTTAGTGCTTGTCTTGAAGTTGAAACTACACGTGATATCGCTCGTCAGATGTTACGTCATCGTTCTTTCTCATTCCAAGAGTTCAGCCAACGATATGCAGATCCAACTAAAGATCTAGATTTTGTTGTCCGTGAAGCACGACTACAAGATACCAAGAATAGACAAAACAGTGTCGAATTGGATCTTGAGACGGACAAAGATCGTCAGATCGCATATCAGTGGGAAAATCTACAACGTGATCTTATTCAGAGAACACGTGAAGTATACGCTTGGGCTATTGAAAAGGGAATTGCCAAAGAACAAGCACGTGCGGTATTGCCTGAGGGACTTACTGTTTCTCGTCTTTATATGAATGGTACGCTGCGTAGCTGGGTTCACTTTATTGAACTCCGCAGTGGAAATGGTACACAAAAAGAACATATGGAAGTCGCACGTGAGTGCGCAAAAGTAATCGCTGAAGTTTTTCCGATGGTGAATGACTTCGTAACAGAATAATAAAAATTTGGAGTATTGTATGGAAGATGTCGTGCATGGCATTAGGGTAGACTACACCCGAGATAGTCTATTCGATGAACTGGGTAAAATTAGACTAAAAGAAAGTTACATGCGAGATGAAGAAGTTTCGCCACAAGAAAGATTCGCTTATGTTAGCAGTAAGTTCGGTAGTAATCCTGAGCATGCTCAACGCTTGTACGACTACTCAAGCAAACACTGGTTGTCATATTCGACTCCAATCCTCTCCTTCGGTCGCAGCAAACGTGGATTGCCGATTAGCTGTTTTCTAAACTACATCGAAGATACTGCGGAGGGTCTAGTTGATAACCTATCTGAAACTAATTGGCTTTCTATGCTTGGTGGTGGCGTTGGAATTGGTTTTGGTATCCGTTCAGCTGACGACAAGTCCACTGGGGTCATGCC